CGTGAGCGCTGTAATCAAACTCCCAGCCGCCTATAAGCGCGTCCGCGAACGTCTCCACGGCGTCACGGTCGAACGTCTCTAAGTCGTTGACTAAACGCGCGGCAATAGCTGCAACTGTGCTATCAGATACCGGCCTACGGCCCTCAAACGCCACTGACAAGGCGCGAACGGCTTGACCGTCCCTAACGGCCTTGAACGTCAAAACATCACAGTGAGCAGCCGCACAAACGGCTAGAACGTGCCCGGCGTTGGTGGACGTGCGAGCGATGCACACAGGGCGAGCGGAACGGGCGAGCAGGCGAACGGTTGACTTTTTCATTTAAAAACTCCTTTGGTTTGTTTTTCCCAACTGACAAGGTTAGTATACACCAGCTAGGGTGTACAACGCAATAGTCAATTTGAAAAAAAGTTGTCCCAAAAGCAAAAAAGTTTCTAGAAAAAAGTCCTTGCATTCGATGCAATGTTCAACTATACTAAAGATGTAATGCAAGAAACGAACCCAAAGGAGTTAGCAATGTTCAAGGATAGCACGATGGCAAAGTGGTACGATGTTGTCGAGGTCGTGGCGTGGATTGTTTACGCCGTCACGTTCGTTTGGTTCCTGCTCACTGACGCGAACGCTGCTGTAAATGCTAATCTGTTAGCGGCAGCGTGGGCGTTTTCAATGCAAATGTACCGCGCCTATTGGGACTTATAAACAAGGGCGGCAATTGCCACCCTGCTATTGTTAAACGTTAGGAGATAAAATGCTTGCTGCTATTAACGCTAATTCACTCGATGGTTATCCGATTGAAACGTGGTTGAGCAACAAATATGATAATGATGATTTTAACTTGTTGCACACTGATTTGGATTTTGACAATGAGAAGTGGGCGATAAACTACCGCATCTTTGAAAATGATGAGCCTAGTTTACTAGAACATTTAGAGTGTGATTTGTGGAGCTTACAAGATACATACTATGAATCTGATACTCTGGACGATGAAGTTTTTCCTTTTTACATCATTGATACAGATACCAAAACCATTCTTGATAAAATAGGGCTTTCATTTGTACGCACTATTAAAACTAAAACAATTGATTAGATTAGGGCGCATTTAGCGCCCTTTTCTTTTCCACCAAAAGTCCATAGTTGGGCAGAAAATTTTATACGATCGCAAAACGTTTGTCAAGCGTAAATCTGAAAAAACACGAAAAAACTTTTTCAAGATTATCGAGCGCTATCGCGTGCAAAGGTGCTATACTTAGGTCGTAGACGATAGCGGCAACGTTGTATTTGTTGCGTTAGCTCATTGATTCTAAGGCGCTTTATAAGCGCCTTTTTATTTGCCGCTTGGTTGTACCTATGCGCGTATGGATTTTACTAAATGGCACCTTATAGGCGATTCTGTTGGATTGCAAGGGCAAAAAATTATGAATTAGTGGTCACAACTTGATAGAGTTGTTTTTTCTATGTATTCGCGTATTCGCGCTCTCATGGTTTGACTTTTCGCTTGACTTATGTTACACTAAAGGATTAGACCAAGAGACTTATGGAGGAATTGTGTGCGGCAAATTGATACTTGCCAAACTAGGACGCTTACCGCATAATAATAGTTGTCCAAAGGCGAGGGCGTAAGAGTAACAAGTAGTTACACGCCCGAGCGGGGACAGGAGGTTACTATGTTGTATCTGGTTTCTGTTAGCGGCATTAGCGCGGGAGACCAACTCGATTATCCCGAGGACTTTATTGTCGAATCCAAGGACGAAAACAGCCTTGCGGGCGCTATCGCCGACTATCGAGACGGTGACTATGCAACAGAATTCAACGATGCTGTTTGGCACGTGCGTGAGTTGGGCGATGAATTCGAGTATCATACTACGCTTACTGGTCAACGTCTTTAATTAGTCAAAGGGTAGGGCGCAAGCCCTACCCACTCTTTGAAAGTGGAATAATGAAAGCAATTGTTTTAGATTTGGATGGCGTGCTTGTTGACTTTTACAACGTCAACGGGTGGTTGCCTATGTTGCAAGCAGAAAATGCCGCGCCTTACTTAATCGCTAAACCGTTAGGCGATTACAAAAAACTAAATGGTTTACTTGCCGCCTTGCAAGGCTACGGTTATGCGGTCGAGGTCGTTAGTTGGTTGGCAAAGGGCGAAACCACGAAACAGTTTGATAGCGCGGTACGCAAGAACAAACTCGCATGGTTGCGCAAATATTACCCGGCTATCAACTTGAAAAATGTTCACGTTGTCAAGCATGGTACTAACAAGTGGCGCGTATCAAACTATAAGGGCGGCATTTTGTTTGACGATGAAAGCGGCAACGTACACGCATGGCAACGCGATACCATGAGCGGCAAGGCGGTACGTATTAAAGATGAAACTACTTTGCTAGACGCGCTAGAATCGCTTATTATCCAAGAGCTAGAATAGAATTAGGGGAGCTAATCGCTCCCCTATGTTTGGCTATCGCCTATGTTTCACGTGAAACGTTTGGGGTACAAATGAAAGTAACAATAAAGACGTACAACGCTATCAAGTGTGCACTTGTTGCAATTGGTTGTATTGGTTTGGTTTTATTGTTTTTAGATATTACAGATTGGGGAGTTGTACTTCTCTTCTTTATGTCCTTTACCTACGCTTTAATTTAAAGGCACCTTTTAGGTGCCTTTTTCCGTTACGCCATAGTTGGCGGCGATTTTACCACAACGCGCAACCAAAAGCAAGATAAAAATTAGAAAAAGTTTTTTATTTTCTAGCTTGCGGCGTATCCTAAAAGTGCTATTATTAAAAGCGTAGAGATTAGCCCCAACATTTAAGGAGTTTCCAATGGCTAATTTTTGTGTTTTGGACTGTGAAACGTGCCCAACCGTCAATCATAAAGACGGCAAGGCACACCCAGAAACGTCTTTGGTTTATGACTTTGGTTACACCATCCGCGACAACGACAATAACGCTATTCGTGAGCGTTCGTTTGTAGTCACGGATACGTTTTATCAAATTGACCTCATGAAAAGCGCTTATTATGCCGACAAAATCCCTACCTATCTTGAGGGAATTAAAACAGGCGAGTGGGTCGAATCGTCTTTTAATGAGGTTTGGCGCACGTTCAAAGCAGATTGTAAAGAGTGCAACGTTAAAAGCGCGTGGGCGTACAATTGCCGTTTTGACGAAATAGCGCTAAACAACACGTTGCGCACGTATTCAAACGGTTTTGCTACGTGGTTTATGCCATTTAAGCTACGACTTAAAGACGTTTGGGACTACGCAAGTAACATTACTAGTTCTAAGCGCTATTTAAAGTATTGCGTGGCAACGGGCGCATTTACACCTAGCGGAAACCCGTCCACTAGCGCGGAAAGCGTTTACCGCTTTATCAACAACGAACACGACTTTACAGAAGACCACACGGCACTTTCAGACGCGCGCATTGAGGCCACTATTTTGCTTGCGGCAAAGGCAAAGCACAAAAAGACGCGCCACGGTTCGCGCGGTCAAGGTTGGCGCGATGCAAGCGCGGCATTTAAAGCGCTTGACCTTTAAAGAACTAGGGGAACGGTTTCGACCGTTCCCTTTTCTTTTGCCATGAGAAAAAGCGATTCTAGCGCCCTAGAGCGTGCGGCAAGCCCTTTATTTAAAATAAACACTTTGGCATAATGGCACCTTAAAACGCATCTCATGGCCGCTATGGCGATATTTTTTTATTTAGGTACCGCATTATCCGGCAAGAAGTTAGCCATGGTTAACCGCGAATCATCATTAGGTACCTAACTAATTAAAGTAGTTAACCAAGGTAAACTATCCAAGACGCCATTTATGGCGCAAAAAATTTTATCACGCCAGAATGGTTTTGTCAAGCATTATTTTCAAATTTTTTTGAAAACATATTTCCTTCACAAATCCTGATTGAAACGCTTCAATTTTTAAAACGCTTTAAAGTTACCCTAGGGTAACGCCGATTGAAACGTTTCAAGTTTTGAAACGCTTTAAATGCACTTGTTTAAACAACCATAGCCCCGAGGTTGGGGCCAAAATTTTACACCCGCCTAATTAGGTTTGTCAAGAAAAATCTTTTGACAATTTTCAGAAAAACACAAACATAACACAACCCGAAACCCAAATTTTTTTATGCACCATTTGCCGCAAATGATCCGATTCTATTCATTTTGCTTTATCTAGCTACAGTGCCTAATTTTTGGGAATCTGAAAAAACTAGCCTATTTACCAGCGGTTTCCATGATTTCTCCATATTTTTTAAAATAGTTCTTGCCAAAAAGTCTATGCAATAGTAAAGTAATAGTTGTCCAAAGGGGACAGAGAAAAAAGAACCGAAAGGCGGTTCGCTCGCGTCTCGGGGACGGATTGGGGTTAGCTCATGGCTACCACTCGCACTAAGTTTCAGTTCACCGACTACCAGATGTTCGCCGCTTTGGTGAACGTGGCTGGCGAAGTCTCGCCCGAGGTCATCAAGTCCGCGCTTGGGGACAACTACGACCCCGAAAAGCACACGCCCGAGAACCTTGCCCGCAAGGTTTCTCACAAGTTCCACGTGCTCAATGAGAACGCGGCTAAGCCCAAGGCGCCGAGCAAGACGGCACAGCTCAACAAGGCGCTTGCCGAAAAGGTTGCTGCCGAGTTCGCCGACGGCGAGCCGTTCACGCTCAACGACGTTATGATTAAGCATCCCGCCGAGGTTAAGACGTTTAGCAAGGCGGGCGTTGTGGTCAACGTCCTGCTTGCCGAGAAACGCGTTCGCAAGGCGGCACCTATCAACAACAAGACCGCTTATGTTATCGTAGCGTAGAGTCTAGGGGAGGGCGCAAGCCCTCCCTACCTTGCACCTATAAAACAGCATAGGGATGGTCACGTTTGGAATCCTACAGACGTAACGCGCTAATTGCAGCATTTGGTGAGCTACCAGACAAAGAGTTACAGCGCCTTGGGCACGGGCTAGAGGCTCACCACGTGAACAGCATGGCAAGCGGAAACGTAGTTTTGCTACCTTGCGAGATTCATAAAGTGGTTCACACGTTAACGCAACTAGGCGGCAACGCCTATGCGAGCGGCGAGATAGAAAACGCCGAAACGCTCACAAAATGCGCACAAATGCTACTAGCGCAATTTACAATAAAATAACACAATTAAATAAATAACCCCACCGGGTAGGTGGGGTTTTCTTTTGCGTTTAATTCCTACTAAACTAGTAGGAAAAAGATCGCCACCTAGCACAAACGCGCGAAAAATGCAAGATTTTTTGAAAAAATTCACAGAAAATCCATAGTTGGGTCGATTTTACACGATTAGGTACCTTATTGTCAAGATTTTTCAAGCAAAAACACAACTTTTACACAAAAAATTGAGCGCCTGAAACGCGTTTTAACGGCCTTGCGGCCGGTTCCCTTGCGTTCCTAGGCACTTTTAGCTATCGCCCGTTCTAGGGCCATTACAAGGCCGCACACGCGAAAAAATATAAGTTAGGTACAGAGCGACCCGAGCAAGTGTTACCCTAAGTTAACTCCGAATCATTGTGAGGTACCTAACTATTATTTGTGGAGATTCCGCGTTGGTTTTGTGAAGAGTCTTGACAGGCTGGAAAATCTATGGTATAATATAATAGAGGAATACTATACAATAATACCATATTTGGGGCTGCCGCCGCCGTTGCGCCTATATGGCGAAAATGTGTAGAAATGGGGCCTGCCAGCCTAGCGCCCACAAAATCCTAAAACGAAAGTCAATCCTAAAATTACACAAAAAAATCCCTCCCCCACCTATATGGCGAGAAGGGACAGAACTAGCACCTACCAATAGAGCGTTCTAAAATTAATTTTAATCATTTTCTTGCGTACAGGGGTACGGCATAAAAAAATAAGTCGATTTATATTGATTCCTGCGGCCAGTAGAAACTCAAAATCAATCGCCAAATAATCTTACACAAACCAAGAGACAGAAGAAAAAGGAGCCTGCGGCACATGCTTTTTGTAAGTGAAAATCAATGCGGAAATGTGACTAATTTAGTTACATTTAAAAAGTGTTTTTTTAATATATGTTTTTACTAAGGTATAAATTACACTTTTTTGCCCAAAAATTTTGGCCGCGTCTACTTCTTCTTAGGCTTACGCTTGCATACCATAGACAACTCATACGTCTTGGAATTGAGAATGAATCGGATTTTGCCGTCATCGCCTACCTCGATACTATGCGGCGCATCCTCCCAGTCACCAATGGTCATGGTAAGCTCTCCCAGTGTGTCAGCAATGGAATTCATAATCAATCGCTTTTCAGACACTTTCTTCTCCTTCTTGTCTGTATCAGGTCGATATGCTGCGTCATATTCGATTCCATTTTCAATCAAATAAAGATTTGCCGCACTTGCCTTGAGTATTGCTTGCTGTCTCTTGGACTCGATATACTCATCAGGAATATCTATGGTATGCTCATTACCCTTCATATCATAATAGGTGTGCCGCATATGCTTACTTCCTTCTATCTCTTGGAATAGGCCGGGAGTCCCGTCAAATGGACTCCACGGCCCTTCTAATTAAAAACTCTAATAAGTAGACCCTACTTATTAAATATTTTACTACAGAGCCTTGTACGTGAAGGTCTTGCTGTTCACCGCAACCTTCTCGGCACGACCGTCCTCAACGAGGAAACGCATATTGGCCGCAACCTTGCGGGAGCTGACATTCTCGCCCATGTGCAGAGCTACAGCCTTGGAGGTAGTAGGCTCGTCAAAGGACTTGAGAGCTGCGTAAATCTCATCAAGGAAAGCCTGCTTCTCAGCGGTCTTCTCAGCGTCCTTAGCACGCTTGCGCTCAATCGCCGACAGCTGCTTATCGCAGAACTCTACAACGTCTGCGTTGTCGGACATAGCGGACTTGATGGTGTTGTAAATCTCAAACTGGGTCATGTTAATCTTCTTCCTCTTGGAACCAACGGGAGGTTTCTTATCCCCTCCCCTTTCTTTAATTATATTATACTATAAGTTTTCACTGGCCGCAAGAACTTTTTCAAGATGAATTTGGTTTTGAAAATGAAAAGCAAATCGAAATTGAAAATCAAAATGAAATTGAAAACCATTTTTATAAACCAATAGGGCGTTGGAACCGAAAATTAATTGGGTTTGGCTAATTTTTTTTCTTGACTTTTGTGCTCTGAACTGGTAAAATGCGCATTTCCCTCCATCAACCCATGTAATCATTTTTAACCTTATATGGGCTTTCTCTCTAACTTTTGGACTCTATTAAAGACCAATACTGCATCATTTTCACTCTATATGGATCAACTTCCTAAATCTACAGTCTTGTCCGTTGGCAATCTTAGATGCTTTATATTTATATTCTATGACACCAATCTCAGCTAGCGTCTCAATAGCTTCGCCAGCTTGCGCATTACGAGAACCATGACTGCTTATTCCAATAGTCTTGCAAATAACCTTATTAGTTATCTCAGGCTCTTTAAAAGAACTATTTATTGCTTTGCAAGCACCATATACTCTCAGCACCATAACCAAATCTTTGCGGCCAATTAAATGGTCATATATCTTATCATACACCTTTTTATCTACTTTGACAAATCTCCACCCTTCATCGAACTTATGCCGCCAATATGTCTTATCTTCTTTCATATCATATTCTAACATATCGAACTTGCCTATGTCAACATCATTTACTTCACTGGGATTGTCCGCATGATTTAATATAGTATCTTCCAACTTACGTACACTGCGGCGAATGTTCCTGTCACTCATACCGACTTCTTTCGCCACGTCCCACGGTATTACTTTCCCATCTACGTAACTGACTGGCTTACCATTCACTTCCATAACAGAGCAGTTGCGCTGAAACCAGAAATCTATGGCATATTCTGAATCACTCCAAGGTCTGTCGAAAAATATCAATCTTTGCGGCATATGGCATCACTCTATACTCCAACGATAATTTTCCATATGCTCTTGGAACTTTTCAAAACGAATACACGAACACGCGCAAGCGTGTTCAATAACAACTATATAACAACTATATAGACAATTATAAAACAACTCTATAACAACTAATATAGGAATCCTCAATTTGTCCGAATTCAATCCCTGATTTGTCCGCTTACCATCCTCAATTTGTCCGCGAACCATCCTCAATTTGTCCGAATTCAATCCCTGATTTGTCCGTTGGACTTGTTTCACTTGCACACTACGTGTTGCCAATAAACTAACCATACAAATCACTTAACGCTTATTAAGCGCCAAACCCGTCAGCTCGAATAACTTACAATAAGGATGCTTTTCGTCTTTATAAGGCTGATACTCAATCAGACAATTGTCCGCAAGCCATTCAACGTACTCTTGGGCAAGTTCACGATTCTTCTTATTATATGGCATATAACACATATCGCACACATTTTTCATAGAGAAGATATAATTACGATGCTTCACATCATGTTGATAATTATACATCTTAGCTAAACAACAATAAGCAGTAGTAATCTGAGTTGCATATTCAATCGTCCACTCAAAAGGAAAACGGTCAAAGAATGAAGCAGTCTGCTCTTCACCTAAAAGAACAAAATAATTATTATTAACACTATAATTATAATTATAGTTATATAACCCATTCTCTTCATCAAACGGAATAATCATTTCATTCTTAATAGCATTTCTTATTAATTCTTTAAATTCTTCCAAATCATTTCCACCACCACAAATGAAATAAATATCATCAAGTGTGAAACCATCACGACCATTCTTGTCAGCCCAATCTGAACAAGACTGAGCCGCAAGCGAGATAAAAGGATTATACTCCTTATCCAGCAGTTTCTTACCTAAATCTACTCTATACATTTCAAACTAACCTTTCTAAATAGAATATTATAATACACTTATAGTATAACATACTTCTTATATTTTGTCAAATAAAAGAAAAGACCCACGGCCATAGGCCGCAGGTCTTTTTACTACACACTATTTATTTCTATCCTTCTTTTGGATACAGATATATTCAGCTTCCCAGTCTTCATCATCAAGAGTACCCGTATGAATCTTTAATGAATGATATTCTTCCGCTTCTCGAAGAGCATCTGTAAATGTTTGATAAGTCAGATAATCGCCAGCAATATAATCTAAATGCTTAAAAGGAATAATGCAAATATCCTTATAGCTGCAAACATAAACATAATGAATATACGAAGCTAATGCTTGTACAACTTTATAATGTCCATTAGCCATTTGAATATTGATTTTATATATATTATCAGTTTCATCAATATCAAACGGCAAACCCCAAGATACTACGATAATAGGCTTTTTATCATCTTTTTGATACCATGTGGCTTCAAAGCCCTTTTTCTGAAAATAGAGAACAACTTCATGACACTCTTGGAGAGTCATATTATCATATGCAGCTCTTGTGACACAATTCTGATTATGCGGCTTATCCAACCTCTTGTATAACTCTTCTGTTATATCATCGACAAGGGTATATATATTATCAGTCCAAATCACTAGGCACTCCATCAATCTCGTCAATACCAGTCAAGATAGTCTTGCCGTCTTTCTCAATAATCATACAACCAAAAGGAATATCGGAAAGATAATTATCAGTAATCAAAGGAAGATTATAGCACTCGCCTTCGTCATTTACCCCAGTAGCTAAAGCGTCATCAATCAGGTCATACATAGTAGGCAACTCAGTATCATTGCACGTATCCTTATTAGCCGCAAGAATATCAACCTGCTTTGCGGCACACTGATAAATATAATAGTTCGCAGATAACACAAAATCTAAAGTCCAATAGATATTATTCTTTTTATACTCTTCATTGCTCAGCAACATATGCGGCACTCCTTAACTTTTATTATGCGCTATTCTTTTTGAATAAGTAGATAATCAAAATCCCAATCTTCAGTACCATACGTACATACAGTTACAGAATAACGAGACTGAAACTCACCAAGAGCATGTCTAAAATCTCTATAACAGAAATTCGCAGAGCACATGCTGGAAATATAGTTCAAATACTCAACAGGCACAATACAAACATCTTTATCATAAGTTTCATAGACAAGTGCGAGGTACTCAATGAAACGCTCTTTAATCGCATCTATATCATTACCAGCAGCTTCAATCAGGTTCTTATAAATGACATTAATAAGGTCGATTTCAGTTGACCAAGGAATATTAAATTGCTTATGACGTTCATCACTCAGCAGCATATGCGCTCCTAATCCCAATCGTTGACAGTCCAATAGACGCTCAAATGACCACCAGCGGTGTCATACTCGTCAGCATCGTGCCAATAGTAATCCTCGACAGAAAGACCAAGATTCTCCAGAGTATCCTTGGCATCAAGCATTTCCTTCTCAGTGCCATTGCAGATAACCCAATAGGCGCAACCAGCATAATAGTCCTTGCGCTCTTCGATAAGCATCTCGGCAGCAATGTTTACCAAAGGAGTAACCTCCTTCCAAGACTTGCGGCCATTGACAACCTCATATGCCGCATCCAGAAGACCGTCAACCTGTGCAAGAATCGTCTCAACCTTAGTCATATTACTTTCTCCTTCTCTTGGAGGACTTTATCTTGTCCTCTCCCTTTTTCTATATATATTATATAATATTATAGAGCAGACTGCAAGAACTTTTTATAGGTCAATTTTATCAAGACAAAGATGAACACAATGCTTACCTTCAGATGCCGCATAGGTCATACAATCCCAAGATGCTTTATAGCCAAAAGACACAAGAATATGATTCAAAGCGGCGATTGAATAAATCACATCTTGCACGCCATTAAGAGGGACATGAATATAGTCGATACTCTCTTTGTTCTCGTACATGCGGCCAATGGTTTTAGCAATATCAGCGAGAATATCCAAATCATCAATGCTATCAAGAAGGTAGCCAAGCGGCATGTTATCATACTTGTTGGTCATTTGAAATCCTTTCCTTGCCTTTCTTTAATAATATTATATAACATTACTAGACAGACTGCAAGAAAAATCTTATGCTGCCAATGGCATTATTTCTTCTTCTCTTGGATTACCTCACGCACAAGAAATACAGTCTCCCTTGCCGCATACAGAATCATACAAATACCTGCGATAAAGCCAATAACACATAGGACAGTGAAAATAAGCAGACTTATAGGAGAACTACCAATCAATGCTGCCAGATTCATTATTGTCTCCCCAGCAGGAGAATACAAAAGATAGGACAGCACATACTCCAACGATTGCAAAAAACAAGACAGATAACTCCTAACACTTCATCAATCATAATCTTCATCGTCCCACACGTCAATCACGTTGCCGAGCCAATCGTAACAAATTTCATCACTGCCACTTTCAATCTTATTAACGTAATCAGCGATATTATCTGTATCATCGGTAGCTTTAAGAGCATCTAAAATATCATCATAGATATAATCCATATAACCTCCAATAGCAAAAAGGAGAATAGATTTCTCTACTCTCCTTATGCGGCAAATCTAGTCTTCAAAATTCATTTCTTTTTTGCTCTTGGCGCTCACAGTTTTTCCGTCCTCAAAACCTTCATCGTAGCCATCTTCACGACCTTCATCATAACCATCCTCACGACCATCTGCATAGCCAGTATCGTAACCATCTTGCCAACTGGTGACTTTATCGTTGTTTACATCGGTACAATATGTTTTCAAAACTTTGTTATATGCGCCAGTAGTCTGGAAATAATGCTTGACTACACAGGCATTGAAACCTGCGGACTCGCTCCACACGTCATTCTCTGCACACTTAGAACGAGTGATATCACCGTCTGCCCACCATACGATAGTCCAAGGCTTGTCATACTTGACACGTTTAATCTTATTAACCTGAAACTCATTGAATTTGTGGCGAATCCTTTCATCTTGCTTTTTCTTCTCTTGGACTAGTTTCTCATGTCCATCCACAAGCGCATCATAAAGGTTCTCAACCAAATCATCAGACAGTTCCATATCAACAATGCGATCATTGCCATCAGTACCATAGTGAAACTTAGCAAGGAACTTAGAATTCAAAGCAGCAAGCTGATGTGCGGCACGTGCAATCTCAGCGGTCTTAACATCTGAATGGGTCACAACATCGCTCCTATAAAATGCAGCATCGGAATTCTTTACCCTCTCAACACCAATCACACTAGTTCTCCTTACCAAAATCCTTTTGGACTTGCTCAAAATACTTATAAAGGTCATCGTTCAGCTCACACAGCATTGCGATACGAATCCACGTAACGAACTTAGTGACACCTTCCTGACCATGACCCATGAACTCATACCAAGGCACCTCGTCACCGTACTGGTCTTCGAGTAGCTCACGAATATCTTCGTCAGCTAACGCACTCGCAATCTTTTCACGGTCAGGTCCATACGTCACAAGGAAACAGTCAGGATGCCCAGCAGACGAAACATTGCCAGTTACATCATAAGAATAATACATATCATCGAAGACTTCATTCCACTCGGTATCGGCATTATATGTGCCGTCCTCGAAGTTAGAAACGATAAATTTCTTTGCATCGTCCTCGACCGCGTGTTTAAAAGAAAAATAAGTCCAACCCGTTTCTAATTCCTATCTTGGATAACTAATATATCAGATTAAAGGTTCTCAATACTGCCGACATAGCCCTCATAGACAATATGATGCTCACGAAGATTCTTAGCAGCAACCTCAGCCATGATGCGGTCAAGCTGCTCAAGGCTCTTGAAGATGCACTCGGTATACTCGATGCCGCAGAAACGACCATCGCCCTCGTAGAACTTGTTGAAGATGATGTTAGCCTTCATGTACTTAGCCATATTGGAAAACCTTTCTTCCTTGCCTTTCTTTAATTATATTATATAATAATAAAAAGCAAACCGCAAGTATTATTTTCTGCTCTATTGGTCTACACTATGAGCGAAACCTTCGTCCCCTTCTTCTAGACCGAAGTAGAAGTTATATTCATCAGCAACGTTCTCAGACATATCAATCGCGTTCTCATGAAGAGCCTTGATAATATCCATAGTGATATGCAATACCATATCATCGACTGCGCCGCATACAATCTCATAAATCTTATCAATGGCATCGTCTTTGAACTTAGGATTGCGGCCTTTGCCAAGCTCATTTACCATATACACGATGTGCTCTTGGTTATAGAACACGTCTCTCATAGCCTTGCTACGAACAAAATCATAATAATCTTGCAGCAAATCATCGGAGTCACACCAACGTTGTTCCATGTTTATCTCCTTAAAGTTTACGTCCACAGATGGGGCAGAAGTTAATATCAATCGAGCTAGCAGCCGACTCGCCATCTTCATCTTCAATGCAAATAAACTTGTGCTGCGGATTCTTAAAGACATCGCAAATAGTGATGGAATAGCCCTCACCCTCGCTATAGCTATCATCAAGCATATTGGCGCCAAACTTAACATTGCCACTATATTCACAATACTTGCACATAAAAGAACTTCTCTCTCTTGGTTTCTTTAATTATATTATATAACAATTTTAGGCAGAGCGCAAGAACTTTTTGAAACTAATATTAATAATGGTAACAAACAGTTAGTTCTATATCATCAGTATCATAACAATGATGTGCAGTGTGAATAACAATACTATATCCAGCTTCGGCATACTTGGCAAGAACTTTAATATCAGCTGCATTAAGTCCCATAAGATAAAGAGTACAATACATAGTATTATCATAGGCGTGGTATTTTAAAGCTGCGTCAATCATAGTCTCAAGACTAGTATTTTGGTATGTAGAAGAAGGATTATTATGAAGGTATTCACGCTTAAACTCTAAAGGTTGAATCACATTTACTCCTTAAAATAATGATAAATAGTCAATGTTATATCATTTTCATCACAGTCATTGCTAATCATAACATCGTATCCAGCATCAATATATTTAAAAAGAGTATTAATGCTGCGAGTGGTAAGACAATGAAGAACAAGATCACAATGCACGCGATTCTTGCCTGAGTCATACCTAAGAGCATCATCAATCTTCACTTCAAGAGTCTGAGAATAGTTCTCAGAGTCGGAATTTTTAAAAGACTTCTTTTTTACTTCGTTTGGTAAAATCATAAATTACTCCTTAATAAGACAAAAGTTCCCAAATGTTGACCAGAAATGCTTCATTCGTATCGACCGCATACAGAAGAACATGACCATCTCCGTAAATCTCTTCAATCTGGCAGATGATAAACTTGTGAGTGTAGGGGTTAAGATACTGTACGTAATCGTTGCGCTTCATATACTTTCCTTTCCCTCTTGGTATACTTATATTATATACTATTATTTCACCATCTGCAAGAAAAATTTTAGACATGCGGCCAAAATTTTAATAGCAACGTAGCAAAGTATCAACTTCATCTACAAAGCCATAGATGTATTGACCAATAGAGTCCCAGTCATTACCACCATGATACGGAATGACGAACTTCGCCGTTGAATTACCCAAATAATGGTTATACTCCCAAATCGAAAAGTCTAGCTTGTGCAGCTTTTTCATATTATAATCAGTAATCACTACGTCATCGACAGACACACAGCCTTTAAGCGATTCATCATCAAGCCAAACAATATCAAAAAGTACCTTGTTAGGATGAATTCTGTCTGCCTCAATACGCGCGGGTTTCCAATCAAAATGACATAAAGGACGCTCGCGGTATGCTTGTTCAACCTTGGAGGCATATTCAGTCAAGCTCTCAATAATTTCATCAGTTAGATAATAACTCATGATTAATCCTTATCAAAATCGCTTGCTGCCAATAGACAGTCAAGAACGTGCGCGGCATCTGAAATACGGTCTAAAAGACCAACGCAAGTTCTAGCGCACTCTCCCTCACCGTCTCGAAAACATAACACAAAATTGTAAGCAGCAGAATCGCTATCGTCCAAATCGCCGTTGGGATAAATATGAATATTACACTCAGCAATCTTATGTGAAATATCAGAAGCGACTCGAATATAAAGCCTATCTTCTTTCTTCTCGGACATATCAAGGATATGCCAAAAGTACTTGGAAACATTATCATACATAAAATCATGGATAAGCTGATTCATAAACTTGTTCATCTTACACTCCCAGCTCTCCGCAAATGGCCGCATAGATATATGCACACTCCATATAACCTGCACTATATACGGTCAATCCCTCAACATCGTCACTGCCGAGTGCGGCAATAGTGAATTGCGGCGCATATTCAAAGCCCTTATAGTTAACATAAGCCGTGACGGTCACATGCTTGTCTCCAAAAGCATAAGTATAAGTCTGCCCATCCATACTTGCAATTGCCACATCTTTGTGGCACATCTGCATCGCATGGTTGACGTTAGCGAAAACCTGATTAATAATTTGCTTGAACTTCTTGCTGCTTTGGGTCATGTTATATCCCTTCCTTGTCTTTCTTTATATATATTATATAATAATATAAGACTGGCCGCAAGTATAAAATTATCGGTAGAGCATATCAATTGCTATATCAATAATATCATTCATATAGATACTACCGACCTCGCATTTATAATCCTCTACATTAAACTCTAACGAATCGCAACCATCGTAAAACAAAAAATGTACACGACCAACAGGATAATCACAATCACATACATACTCCTCAAAACAGCTTAGGGCGCAAGAGCAAAGAAGCTGATTGCCTGCCTTTTGCCGCACATCGAATGATACCACATTATCATACTCTTTAGGCTTACATGCTTTCCAGTTATACATATCACCATTACTGCACTTACCATGAATCGTGTCAAACAAAACCTTAGCGCTCTTCATTTTCTTTCCTCTCTTGGAAAACAAAAACAGGGGCTTGCGCCCCTGTTTACAATTAGTATAGAGACAACTTATTCTCTGGTACGTGAACGGTAGAGCCATTTAGATATTTGACGAGGACTGTTCCATTACTATTGAAGTGCAGAATCTTAACGACACTTACAAGACCAGCAGGACCAGTATAAGTAACGTAATCTCCGACAGACAGCTTAATCATTTTCGTCCTCTTCCTCTTCGTCGTCATCCTCAACCCACTCATGGTCTTTATTGAGGAACCCGGCTTCTTCCAAATCGTATTTCATATAGAACCAAAGATAATCGTTAATATCAGTCTCGGTGCTGGCTTCGCCCTCTCCGTACAACTCAGATTCTTCAATCAGGTCAACGATATAATCGTAAGCCTTTGGATGGTCAATCAGCTCTTTCAACCAAATCTTGCCGCCAGACCATGCTTGAAAACGATTAAGTTCACATTCGACAACGTAACGCATATCTTTCTTCTTCCTCTTGTCTTTCTTTAATAATATTATATAATATTAAAGAACGTAGGTCAACTAGAAAATAGTAAGGATTTTTGATTCTTTTACCATATCACAAAAAAGCATGACTGCGAAGTTCTGAACAGGACTTTCACCCATCACGCCTTTCTCGCCTAGATATGTGCGGCCAATCTTGCTATACGTAACATCCTTCCCGTTTTGATATTCACAATAAATATCAAAGTAGACAGGTACTTGCTTGCGGCCTACTACCGTAAACTTTATACCACGATAATAGAAAGTGCTGCGCGTTTCGCCGTTATACTCACCAATAAGCCAACCTTCATTATATGCGATAGTCTCCAAAGCCGACAAAATGTTAGAGATAAGATTGCAATTCATTAAATCTCCTTAGAGCTTGCGGCCACAGAAAGGACAATACTTAATCTCATGCGAAAAACCTAAACCGCAGACTTCAGTGGCACAATATTCACCCATAAGGAAATACGCTTTATCTACATCTGAATAATGGAGATAAAGTCCAACTTCTTCGTCTGGATTATCGTAATCGTTACAGTTGATGCTCTCTCCCCAGCGGGTGTTCATCTTGAAATTACAATACTTGCACATATAAACTCCTTAGAGATAGTAGACATTTTCACGCTTGGCGGTATGGAACACACCGTCTTCATCAACAATGACAAGACTATCGCAGAATAGAAGAACATCAATGACTACACCATATACATCGCCGTACAGAGCCTTATAAAGAACCATGGAGCCAATCATGTAATTTCCTTTCCCTCTTGGTCTATATATATTATATAATAATATATAGCGAAACGCAAGAACTTTTTATTGCGGTATCAGAAGATGTACGAAGGCACCATAAGGCGATACAAGCCAAGGAATCATAAGCGCAAGGTCTATAACCATAATACCTGCGAAAACTGCACTTAGGCCATAGCAGATATAACTTGCAGCTTCAAGAGCTTCGTACTTATCTCTCATAGAATTTCGTTGATACTTAGTTAGTTTTTCTTGCTCCCAATCAGCATATTCCTCACTTTTAACCATGCAAAATCGAGCTACAACTAAACAGGAAATAGCAAGAATAACAAGGATAATAACTCTACTAGCCTGTGCCGCAATAGCATACGAAGCGTATGCGGGAATCACGTCTTTCGTGACAGCGCTTACAGCAATTCCAAGTTGATTTGCGATTTCTTTAATAACTTCTGTATTCATTGTTCACATTCTTTCCGACTAATTAAAAATATAATTAATAAAAGAACCATAAGGATAATATACCCAAAGAGCAATGGATGAAATTGAACAAAACAAAAGAACGAAAAATACTGTTGCACAAAACCCAGCGATAGCACCAATTATAAAATAAAGACTTGAATCGTAGTCTTGATTTAAATCACCATTTCTTTTTTCAATTATGCCCTTTTTAATAAAAAATATCGTTAAAGTTAAAGTCAAAGCGAATAAACACCCAAATAGAATAGCCCCAAAGATATAATTTGCTGTTTCAAACTGTGCAAAGGCTGGAATCACTTCTTTGGTAACTGCATCAACCGTAATACCAAGTTGGTTCGCAATCTCTTGAATAGCTTCTGCGTCCATTATTCACACTCTCCCATCATTGAACGGCCTAAATCGGTGATAACACGACCACGCGGCTGCTTTTGAATATAACACTTAGATAACAGATAAGGCTCAATCTTCGTCTGTACAGTATCTTTATCCATACCAAGAATAAGACAGATTGTATCTACACCTACAGCACGAGTATTGCTGTTAAGAAAATTCATATAATCCATATCGTCTTGATTAAGACCAAACTTATTGATTCCCATCACATATAGAGCTTCATCTACAATTTCAGGATTGATTACGCCATTATTCATAACCAATGCAAAATCATATACGCGGGCTACATAAGAATTAGCATTACGTGGAATGCCGCGAGTGGTTGCCGCAATCTTATAGATACTCTCTTCATCAATCTTAATTTTCTTCTCTTGGCAAATCTTCTCTACGATAGATGCCATATCACTCTTAGAATATGCGGCCAATTTAATTTGAATAGGAAAACGATTCAAGAGTGCATCATTAAGACCGCCATAAAGATTAGTCGCGGCAATAAGAGTGAAATGCGGCAAACTCACCCTTGTCGCTACTCCGTCTACTGTTACGTCTGCTTGGAACTGTTCCATTGCGAAATATAGAGACTCTTGAAGTTTCTTCGTTAGAGACTGTATCTCGTCGATGAATAGCACGTCATTGTCTTTAAGATTAAGAAGAATCTCGTCAATTACTTTCTTGTCGTTAATCGCAGGACCAGAGAAAGCCTTGAACCCGTAGCCAAGCTCATGAGCAATTACATTGGCTGTCGCTGTCTTGCCACATCCAGACTGGCCTGTGATAATCGTGTGCGGGAAAGATTCGTTCTTAATCTGTGCTGCCTTAATATAGATTCGCAGCATCTTTTGAACTTTCGGCTGTCCTTTCAAATCTTCAATCTTGCACGGACGAAAACCAAACTCAGAAGCCATATAAAATCCTTTCTGCTTCATTTATTAAATATATTATATCATTTTATATGGCTTCACGCAAGAAAAAAAAATAGGGCTATTTCTAGCTCTACCAATATTTAGGAATCCGCCCATTGAACTTGCGCTCGCCGCATTTATTGAATTTATCGCAATCTAAATAAGAACATACAAAGCTATCTTCTTCATCGAAGATACCGTTATCACTATGGAATACATATACATCGTGCGGCTTCTCATACTCTTCCCAAGCGTCCATATTGTAGGCAATGTCATGTGCTAGGAAAAGTGCAATATCTGCATCACTATCTAGAATAGGGATTACCTTCATTCCACGATAGGAATCAACACCATCTTCAAACCAGTCCATCATAACAAAAAACATATTTACCACTCCACTACTAAAACAAAGAATTCAATAAATTCATGATATATTCATCATTAATTTTATTCTTGTCTTTATACGTTATCCTTAATAGATGAATACTGTTATTTTTACAATATTTATCTTTTATATCATCTAATTCTTGTTGATTTTTTAATTTGTTTTCTCCACCAAAATATTTTATAGGTTTAAAATGTTGCTCTCCATCATACTCTATGCAACAATTATAATCAGGTAGGTAAAAATCAAATTTTAATTTATATCCAGTTTTTGGATTTATACAATTATCAAACGACTTTTGTTTTATATAAGAAACATTATTATCATTTAAAATTGTTTCTATTAAGCGCTCATACCGTGAAACAATGCAACCGCAAGAAATAGTCCTTCCTGTAAACAAATTAGAAGTATTTACATTATGATAATTACCGCATTCACATCTACAAGTCCATATAATCGCACCAGTGCTGTCTCTTGTACCAGAGTCTTCTATAACGGTTAATTTACCAAATTTTTGTCCCCTTAAATCTTTTTTATTTTTAGGCTCACGCCCTTTTCTTAAACATCCACAAGACCTTGTTATCCCATGTGTAAGATATAATGACGGAACATAACATATATTTCCGCAGTCGCATTTACATTTATATATAACATAGCCAGCATTATTTCGTTTGTCCGTTCTTGATAACACAAATAATTTACCAAAACGCTTTCCAACGATATGGCTACCACGATTTTCTGACACTTCTTTCTTTAAACATCCACAAGATTTTGTTGTTCCACGAGCAACATCAGATAAGCAGGCTTGAAAGGTTTTACCGCATCGTGGACATTTAAACTGACAAGTATATTGACCATATTTATCTTTATATAGTCTCTTTACTAATTGTACGCCAGTGTCAAAAACATGACCGTCTTTATATTTATATCCACTCATAACAAGCCGTTTCCATATTTATATAAAGTATCATATACCATTGTGCGGGCATCGTTAGCAATCATAAAATACCTTTCTAAATCATCGCGCGGCAAGTTACAACTGGACTACCTTGCCAATCACGTATACAATCTCTATTAAACCAAGTATCACAATGGCGATACTTAGGTTCAAACCAAGGACAATGATGACAAGACGCACGCAATGGTGCAATACTGCCTGTCTGCCGCATCCATGCACGGCATACGTCTCCATGAATACATGCGTCCATTACTCATGCTCCTTACGATAACGCTCGGCATCTGCCGTAGTTGCTAGAAAATATTCATGCTCATGGCCGGGCCAATTATATTCAACGAAGATACCCATTGAGCGTAGAATGGACTGCGCACTGCGAAGCTGCGTTTCATAACGTTCACGGTTCTCAGAGAAAGCCTTTAGTTCACGTTCAGACTTACTCTTTACAGAAGTGCTGATAATACTGCGCTCAATATCTTTTGTCGTGTTGAACCAGCTTAGAACGCTCTCCTGCTGGTCTTTTGTAAGATAATTATAATGTTCTGGATAATCAAATGTACACATATCTACTCTTTCATCACTGTAATTGTAGACTCACTACCGAGTCTATGTCCTATAATTGCATTATACCCAAGTTTCTGCAAGATTATACATATATCTTCACACTCTTTTTGTGGCATTCCATATACACAATATTCAAAGCCAATAGGCAAGTCAGATGTTTCTTGCTCTTGGATAATATCTAAGATACATTTGAGGTCATATATAGTATCTTTTTCCATAATCATAGTTATAGACTCACTATCGAGCCATTAACCTTCACCTCTCAGTTTGCGAATGCGATTACGAATGTCGGTAAATACTCTGCGCGTGCAGTAGCGTGCGCTTTCAAAACAACACTTATCACACGAATAGGTTTTACTGCCAGCATAAGCGCAACATGGAGACGCGCCAGATATTCCGTTGTTCAAGTCCTCTTCCAGCTGCTTCCAGCTATCAGTATAAGGCTGGGTCAGATACATGAGCGAAACAAATCTTTCAACGCCGTTATCATATTCGACTGTCCATCCTTTTGCACCAGTTTCACAGTCATGATGATATATAAATTTCACAATATTGCGCTGATTCCCATACTCGTCATATAGTGTCTCTGTATCTAATGGAACCTCTTTACCTTCGGCATCTTTTGGTAGAATAATTTGAGTTGCCATTTAATCTCCTTCTATACAATCATATACTCGTCTACAAGACCTGCGGCCTTTGCGCGAGCAGGCATATAACGTCCAGCCCACATGCGCTTGATAACATCCTCTGGTACACGCTCGACACCACCGCGCTTGGCATTTTGCTGTAAAGCAATATCAAGACCACGGTTGAAGTATACAAGAATAATATTATCGGCGTTCTTGCCGCAATTCTCAACTGTCTGACGAAGCGACTTCCAAGAGATATGAGTAGCATCTGCAATAACGTTAATATCATGGCAGAGATTGTCGTTAATCTGCTTATAGAAGTCACGAATAACGTCCTTCTCGTACTTAAAATAATCCATAGAAGGAAGAAAATCAGGGTCGTTCGCCATATATTCAAAGCGGATATAATCACGCGAAACAATCTTAGCATCAAGCTCAGCGTAATGCTCATGCGCCCAAAACGACTTGCCGCAACCGGGAATGCCTGCGAGAATATAAAGGTTAGCCATGTCTATCTCCTTCTCTTGGCTTTTCTTTAAATATATTATATCATTTTGAATTGCCGTCTGTCAATAAAAAAAAATAGGGTAACTTCTATAAAAGAAGTTACCCTATTATATTAATTATATTTCCAAATATATCCATAAGCACTTTTACGTTTTCCCTGACAACTTTGGCTAATATGTCCAACAATATGTCTAATTTGAGATTTAATATTTGGATTTTGTTGTTTTAGCCATTCAGCGGCATGAGTTAAACTATCAAATTTTTTAATAACACAAGCATTATTATCTAAGCACAAAACTGATTTTGTCAGGTTTAAAGAAATAGACTCTTGATTTGTTAGTGTTGTAATATTATTAGCAAGACATGCTTTTTTAACTGTTTTTGTATCACAATGAAAAAATGCAGCTACTTTTACAAAAGATTTCATTTCTTCATATTTACTAGCTATTTGCTTGTAGTCGTGTTTAGGCGAACCATCTCCACCGCGAGTAGCGTTGTATCCGTTATTATATGTATCAAGTTTGTTTACCCAGAATTGTTCTCTCTCGCTAGCGCATTCTGACAAACATTCTTCTAATTCTGCAATATGAAAATGTTCAATACCATATTTATTCATAGCATTATATAAAGGACGTTTTTCACATGCGCGTTTTCTAGAATCGCTAATATGTTCTTTAAAACGGTATTCAATGGTACAATCTGTTTTGCCAACATACTGTTTTCCGTTAACATCATTTGTAATTACATAAATAAAAGCCATATCTTCCCCAGTTCCACCTCAATAATAATATTGAGTAAGCAGGCGCTGAGGTTTATTCGCTTTTCCCTATGGTAGCTACTCCAATAAGTAGCTTACTCAATTATATAATATAAAAATTACATTATAGCAATTATATAATTTTGACCAAGATTATGGCGGCTAACCGAAGTGCTGCCCTCCATTCCATCTCTGGAACGCACCGCTTTCTAGGCGGGCCTAGTCGCTGGACTAGTTGATTAGCCAAAGCAGGATGCGTATTCACGGCGCATCCAGAATAGCTGTTTTTGGTGTTTCGGCTCACCTAATACTCCGTGAAAGCACTTGCTTATCTCCTAGCAAGAAGGCTCGCTATCCTCTCGAATAGCTATGCGGCGGCGCTCTGCTTCCTAGTCGTTGCTCATTTCGGTCGCTGCTTGAACACCACTGCCAATATGCGGCGTTGCCTATTCTACCGCAAAAGCTGTTTTCGGCACAACTTCAAAGCCACCGCCAATAGGGGCGTGAAAATACAAGGCGGGATAATTCGGTTCCGACCCGAATACTCTATCAAGAGTACGCTGAGCTTAGCAGGCTCGCCTAACTCCCCGTTAGTTATCTATCCCATAGTAGGGCGTGTTGCCAATTACACTACATGTCTTTTGCAAAATAACATAATCATAAGCACATGGCTGCTTATTTTCCATCTATGCTAAGACAACGTCTGGACTCGAACCAGAATTAGTTAAGCTGTCATCATCCATGAGAATCTAGCTACATCATGACTATGTCCATGCCCCCATTTATTATTTTATCTTATATAAACAGCATCAGACCTCTCTCTCTGTCAAGTTTCGCTATAAAGAAGCGCTGCGAGTTATCATTATTCTGTATCTAATGCTGTTTTAAACAGGTAGGAGCGGCGTAAGAGATTCTAACTCTCACCAAAGGCTTGGAAGGCCTGTATGCTAACATTACACCAACGCCGCATAAGGTGTTCGCTGACAGAATTGAACTGCCGACACGCAGATTTTCAGTCTGCTGCTCTACCTACTGAGCTAAGCGAACATTTAGGCTTCTCTATCATGTCTCGAACATGAACTACCGGAACCAAAATCCGTTGTGCTACCAATTACACCATAGAGAAATTTTAGTGTGCTAAATGAGATTCGAACTCATATCTCAAGAACGTCACCTTGCAATTTTGCCAGTTAAACTACTAACACACTACTCACTAGTGGCAATTATTTTAAGGATAATTGCAAAACCTTTTAGTCTAAAGCTAGCTAGGCTTTAGAAATTGAAAATATAGGGTTAAGCTATTTCCTATATTTTCTATATATCTAGTCAAGCGTAAGGGCCGTATTTAACCAATTAAACTGCCTCTCACTTGCCGTGCGAGAGTGGGAGTCGAACCCACTTCTGCTCTATCCTCGACTTGATAACTATATTATACCATATCTAAGATGCACTTGTCAATAAAAAATTTTTACAAGTTTGATTATATAATTTAGACCAAGATAGTGCAAGATTTTGGACTCGAACCAAAAATTTTCGCTAATCTGGCGATAATACAGTGTATAGGACTGCTGTTTTACCATTAAACTAATCTTGCACTTTCTTGGTCTTTATAAGATTATAGATAAGACTTAATAATCTTCATCAAAATAATAGTCTTCAAGCATAGCTGGAATACCATCATACAATTCATGCTCACCAAGAGTATCTAAAGCAACATCAACCAAATCGGCATCATACATGTCATAAAGCAAATCAATCATTGCGTCACGGTCAGATTTACTAGTCTCCATTGTATTCCTCTTCGTCATACTCTCCATCATTGCACATCCAATCATTGACGCATACTTTATCAGGTTCATCTTCAATCAGATGCTTGCGGCAGATGCCTAGATACCAAAGATCTGTTGACTCATAATATTTGCAATTTCCGCACACATTATTAGCTTCAACCATTTTTTCTTCTTTCTCTTGGTTTCTTTAACTATATTATAGCATATCTTTTAACCAAAAGTCAATAAAAAAATTAAGAATATTTTTGTCTCCAAAGTTCACGTGCGGCCATTCGTGCTTCACGGCATTCGGAAGAAGAATCATTCTTTCCTGTCTGCTGGAAAACATAATCTTCGATAAAATCATAATGATTTATACCATTGATATTCTTAACGAACTTAGAGCAACACGTAGGCCACCAAGCTCCAATGCCGCCAATCCTGTAAAAGCAAGAACCGAATTTCTCATGGCGCTTTCCTTTTGAAGCAACATTGCCTAACCAATGAACGCATTCTCCGCATGTATGGTCAGAATCTACATCACAAAAAAGGAAAGAAGATTCGCCAATAGTATCATGAATCTGGCCTTTGCAGACACAATGAAAATAATCTTTATCGCCCCAGCGTTTCTTACCATACTTATGCTGCGGACAATGGCTTAAACCTTCACATGAGATTTTATATTCATCGTTAGTCATGTTTCTCCAATTTAGGATGAATTATCCATTCGCCGCACCTGTCTCCACTTTGCGGTGAAGGATGAACTGTATAGATATTATAATCTGTTGGGTCAATAATTACATTAGGCGGAAAACGATAGCAACTGCAATTTTTATAAAATCTGCAATTGCCACAGATTCGCTGGACCTTATGTTTGACTTCCATCTTACTCTCCAAGTTCAATCTTCTTCATCTGAACATTAAGCCAAATATCATGGATATTGACAGGAGTAAGGTTATTCGTATCAACACCAACGTGATACGTCCAATCAACAAGGCCTTTAGGAGCCGCGTCATGGACATGACCATACAGAATGACATTGGCGCTGTCTCCACGCATTTCCTCGGGACGCTCATGAATCATAATAAAACTGACATCGTTGTAATCAAGGCAAGATACCTTGTTTTCGATAATCCAACCGAGCTTTTCCATTTCTGCAATGCGCTTCTTGGTATCATGATTGCCGGGAATCACATGAATCTTTCCATTGAGACGAGAACCGTACTCAGCTACAGTCTCAAGGGTTCCCATAAAGCAATCACCAAGATGATAGACAGTATCATCAGGAGATACAACGGTATTCCAATTTTTGACAATAGCTTCATTCATTTCTTCAACAGTATCAAACGGACGCGACTCTGGACAATAGTTACAAATTCGCTCGTGCTGAAAATGAGTATCAGAAATAACAAAAACACTCATTGAATCTCCTTTCGATTTCTTAAATATATTATAACATAATATATAGCCAATAGTCAACAAAAAAAATAGGGACTCAAAAGAGTCCCTATAAAATATCAATGTGTGCGGAAAAAGTTTATTCAGTGTTGGATGGTCATAAAAATTGCTATATGAAGTAACTGAATAATAATCACGCACATTTGCGTCTATATAGCTCGCACACTATATAGGCGAGAAAGGGGTTTACAAATAAAGGCAAGGAAAAAGTGTAAAGAGTGTTGGTGGGGTTGCCTCTTTCTAATGAAAGCTGCTCTTATTTAAACATATGACGAAGTAACTCTTTACTAATCACTTGCCGCACAAGAGAAAGCGATACGGAAATAGGTGTTTCAGGTTGATGAGTAATCAGCTCAGATTGGAGATTTGAAGTATCTGAAACGTTATCACGTATCGCTTACTTTAACAAAATAAATGCGGAAAAAAAGCTAAATCAGAATGTGTACCGACACAGAACAGGAGTCGAACCTGTAAGCGCATTTCTCCAGAACGAAGTAACTGATTTATCATCACGCATTATGCTAATAAATGTGGAAAAGTTAGATTCAGTATTACAATACATAAACCTAAACATACGAAGTAACTGAATCTTAATCACACATTATAATAAATAAAATAAATGCGGAAAAGTTAGATTCAGACTATTTTAATTGCCCTATGAAGTAACTGAATCTTAATCACGCATTTAATAAACATTGGTGCCGCATCTAGGTACCGCCCCTATCCAGTCTAAGACATTGCGTTTACAGCGCAACCCTCGTCTTTAAAGGAATACTGCGGCAATGGTACGCCGGGTCGGATTCGAACCGACATGCGGACTGGGTACACCGCCAAGGTCTTTTGAGGACCCGCTCTCAGGACCAATCGGAGTGCCGGCGCGTCTTTAATTTGTCTGTTTCTGAATCCCAAGCTGGTCAAAAAACTCAGCTGGAATAAACTTGTCCTCCAAAGGCTGATAGTCTTTCCAGATAATCAGAGGATACCAAGTCTTTGACCACTCAGTAAATTCAGCAAATTCATCATTATATCCAAAAGCAACAGCGAAACCAAACCAGCTTGGCTTGACATGCGGGAAAGTCTTTTTAATAATTCCCTCGTTGTCAACAAAATCACCGATACGACCGCAAATAGTACAAACGTTCCTATAAGCATAAGTCCATGTGCCAGCATATTTATCAAAGTAATTGATAACAATACTCTTATCATAAGTGTGCTTATGATTGGCTTTCTTCACTGTCTTTTTCTTTTTACGAGCGGGAGCATTGGCCGCATCATCGGGAATATAAGCATACTTGCGTTCCAAATCCTCGGCTTTGCCATAAGACACAGACATTCAAAGCTCCTTTTCTATTTTAAATATAATAACGAATTACTTAGACAAAAGGACGTTATGAAGATAATCATCAGCTTCTTCAAACGTATCAAAGCTCTTGATAATTTCAAAACGAACAACAGAGCAATCAGTATTGACACGAATTGAATAGATGCCGCAAGTCTTTTCACGACAGATAACGAACTTCTTCATAACTTCCTTCTCTCTCTTGGTTTATATATATTATACTATAATATAAACCAGAAGTCAAGAAAAAATATGCGGAAAAATTGAATTCAGACTATAAGTGCGGCGTACCGCAGTCTTAAAATAAAATGCATATATCTTCATGAAGTAACTGAATTCTCGTCACGCATATTAAATTACTAATTAAGAAAGAATGATACCATGCTTTGCTTTGTTAATCTTGCGGCGAAGTTTGCGCATGATGCCTACATTCTCTGAGTTCTTACCCTTACGATTGATAAGCATCTGATAACGCTGCTCCATCGTCTCAATTGACTGTGCCATACTTTCTTACCTTTCTCTTGGTTTACTACACTAGAAGAAAACAAATGGTCAAACCTAACAGCGTACTGAGCATTACACTCTTGGGTGTTGGCAATAAGCCGCAGGGTCACTGGTTTGTTGACGGTACTGTTGACTATCCTTTTTCCCTTTCCTTCTAGATATATTATATCAAATTATTTAACTGTTTGTCAAATAATTTTTTAACAAAGGAATGGGCAAATTTATATAGCGACTGCCCGAACCGCTTAATTGACTTGGGATTATAGCACAGACGAGTTCAAAGTTCGCTCTACTATAATCACTTGGAGAGTGTCTAAGATTAGCACTCTATGAGAATAATACACATAAGTTGAATCAACCAGCATTGCGGACGTTGAGCAGGTTAGGAATACCAAGATATATTATTCTCATAGAATACTAAAAATATTGGAGCCAACTTAGGGTGCTGCCCCCTATGCTTCGCTTTACAAGAGCGATGTATTACTGTTATACTAAGCTGGCTTTACCAAAAAGAAAAATGAGCCTGCAATACTCTAGAAATCTTGCAGGCTCTAACACCACTATTACAATATAAAAGTTGCGCAACAAAAATTATAACCTTTTGCCCAGAACTTTTATTTTGTAACTAAAAATATTATACCATATTGATATAACGTTTGTCAAGAACTTTTTTTAGTTGTCAAACCAATAGACAACAAGAATATCCTGCGGAGTTAGATAATATGCTCCTTCAATGCTACAATAACGCTTAATATCTTCGATAAAATCACCGACACTATCTTTAAGCTCATTGTTAGAGGAATGACTTCTGAGCATATCATTAACTGCATACTTGTGAGAGTCAATCATATTATAATGGTCAATAATATCAGCAAGCGTGACAACATTATATCCATATGCGCCACTCTCTTCCCAGTCTTCCCACTCTTTGAGAATCTTTCGCGGCACAAGACCATCATACTCAAGATACTTACCGATAGGATGGTCAGCTTCATCTACATATACGCGTCCATTACCGTCCATGAGCCAAGAAAACAGCTCATAATTGCGGCCATAATAAGGGTCTGCATATTCATACGAAACAGCACCGTCGTTGTCATACTTAGTATACAGCTCTACTGGATAATACTTTTCGCATCCATTCTTCTGAGCATACTCGCTCGTCTTGCGAGCAAGATAAACATGAATGTCCTGTCCCATAAAAAGCTCCTTACAGCGTGTCCCTGTCATATACCTGACTGGCACAATTCAAGTCCATAATATTTGAGTAAATATACCCAAGTCGGTTTGCAATATCCGCACGGGTATTACCTTTACAAGAACGACTATTGAGATTTTTAATCTCGTTTTCCAAATCACTCAATTCAGAGTTGATAGCGTGCTGTATCTCGTACAAATCATCGCCAAACAGACCTTCAACACCATGCACATAGTCTGCCGCATGATAGGAAAGCATCACGGACTCTAGTTCATCATAATTGAAGCCGTTCTCTTTCAAGCAAACGTCCAAGTCGCGCTTCGAGTCAATATTGTAATATTTATCTTTGACAAACAAATCCATGATACCTTCCTCTCTCTTTCTTTGATTATATTATATAACTTCTTAAACCTCTTGGCAAGAACTTTTTTAACCAAATAGCTTTAGAAGACGAGCGAAATCTTGGTCAAGAAGAGACTCATAGGAAGGACGGCTTGTGCGGACAGTCTTTGTATCCTTAGTGTCCTTTTCGATTTCCTCAATCTGCTTCTTAATTTTCTCAGCCTGAGACTTTAGGTCAGCGAGCTTAGCCGCACGTTCTTCGCGCTCCTTCTTTAGTTTTTCGGCCTTCTCCTTATCCTTCTTCTGCTTGCGGCCATTGGATACAGCCATAAGCTCGCGCGTAAGAGTACCAGTAAGGTCGTTAATAACCTTCATAGCGTCTTTGCCACTAGCTTTATGGTCTAGGTCAAGACCGTCAGAATCAGTTACATGTACTCCAAGGTCTACAACACCATCCTCATTCGTTGTCATAGCTAGATTAAAGTTTAGACCATAAGATTCTGCCATTTATCATTCTCCTTTTAATTCTTTTGTTCCTTTAACTTCGTTAATATTATAACAAATATTTTTCTAGAAGTCAACTATTTTTTTTAATTTAAAAGATTTAAAATATATTCTTCGTTAATATCGTCGATTTCTTTATATGAAATTCTTATCATACGAATTCCGTGTTGATTACAATATTCATTTTTTATTGAATCTCTATATTTACCGTCTTCAAACGCCTTTATCCCACCAAAATGTTCTATTGGAGTAAAGTGTTGTTTTCCATCGTATTCAACACAAATATTTTTATCCGGCAAATAAAAATCAAATTTGAATTGATAATTAGTATGTGGATTAACGCAATCATCGAAACGTTTTTGTGCTTCATATTGTATATTTAATGAATCAAAAATAAAGCGTAATTTTGATTCTCCATAAGAACTCATGCAACCGCACGATTTAGTCACTCCGCTTGCTAGATTTTTTGATGATACATATATAATATTTCCACAATCACATTGACATTTATAAAAAATACCTTTTCTATTATTATTTTTTATTTTTTCTATAGCAATCAATTTACCGAAACGCTGTCCAGTCAAATTTGCTTCTCGTATACACCCACAAGAAAACACATTGCCGCAAACAAGATTATTAGAACTAACTTCTGTAGTATTCCCGCAATCACATTGACAAGTCCATATAATATGTCCACGACCACTTCTTTTACCAGAATCTTCTATAACAGTTAATTTGCCAAATCTTTTTCCGATTAAATTTTTAGCTTTACTTTTTCCTAGTTGTACCCTGTGGTCATGATTCAAACATCCACACGATTTTGTATCTCCGAATGCTACGTCCCTTAATTTTGCTTCAAAAATCTTATTACATCTAGGACATTTAAAATCGCAAACAAATTGATTATTTTCTGTTTTGTATTTTCTATGTATTAAAATAACACCACTATCAAAAACATAACCGTCATGATATTTTATTTTCGCCATATGTCATTGATTCTCCTTGCTTTTTATTCTGTAGTGCTTTCTGTTTCTTATCTGCACCATACTGTTTCCAGCTATCAAGTCGAGCTTTATATTGCTTTAGTTCTGTAATGGTGTCGCAAACAGATTGCTTCTCCATAATATCTTGAATCTCTAGAATATCATTCTGTTCAAGATAGTCTCCGTAATTTTGAATAATGTATATGACTTCATTAAACTGTGAGTTTTTCATATTACATTTATCCACTAGCCATGTCTGAGCGTTATCATACCCATCTTCCTTATATGGAATCATAGCATCAAGTGTAGTTGTGCGGACTACCGCATTTGTAATTTCGTCATTAACGATAATTGCATTTGCTTCGTGTACACAAAAAGCATTTGTCACGCCAGCGAGTGCCACTACGGATAGGCACATAGCCAATGCTTTCGTTTTGTTTTTAATGAATTTCATTCGGATAATTCCTCTTTCTATTCCTATACGACAAGACGATTGCTTAAAAATATATAAAAAATATGGGCAAAAGATTATAACCATTTGCCCAATTAGTTAATTTGTAAAACGGATTTGCTTTTTCTTTAAGACCTCACCAAGAGACAGAAAATCTTCACACTTATTGCAGTGATTTGATAGACGCTTGCAGCAACGGCGTTCGCAATCAATCTTACTTGCGGTGAAACTTGGATGAATTGCATCGCAATGAAAATCCATATCTACATCTTCATTGATTTCGCTTATTTGACCATGCCAATACTTGTTAATAAACCATGCGCGATATAGGACATCGAACTTCGCCCAATCATACGGCAGGCCGCATTCAAATTCAAAAACATCAAAATATGGATTGATAGTATCCATGTCTTTTGGCATGAAAATTGGAGCCTTTGGGTTAATACCACGGTCAAGTGTCATTGACGGCACCTGATTTAAAATTAGCCGCATTTGAACATTGCTCTCTTGGCAAATGTCATGTACATTCTTTAGATTATAACATAAATCATCAGCAATATATACATCAGATACACCTAGATTGATAAAAGATTCAAGACAAGAATAAGTTGGAACCTTCATATCTTGATTAAAGAAAAACTTATATGAGTTCTCTTTCAGTTCTGCGGCCTTTGTAATGTCTGTTGGTGCTACACGGATATAAATCTTGTCTGATACTTTGTTAATTGACTTGACTGTAGGCATATGGATACCTTCTGGGAATTCAAGATTGATGCGAGTATCCTCATACTCCTGCACAAAGTCAATAAGGTCTTCAATTGAATTGCGAGATTTATAAAAGAGAATGTTAAGCTCTTTGATTTCATCGTTCAATTCGCCATTCAATTGAAATGGAATTGCCAATTTAATCATATATCATCCTTTCATAATAACCTATTTTATATTATATAGCAAAAAAGGGCAATTGTCAAGAGACAATCACCCTAAAAATCATTAAAGATATGCGGCCAAACGATTCCACAACCATTGCGGCAAATCGGAAGTCTCAACCTCATAAGAATCCAAGAGGTCATAGACAATATCGGCAGAAGCATGTCCGTCATATTCAGTTTCAATAGTCTGGATTACAGCATCTACCTTCTGCTCCATCTCTTCCTCAGAAGCAAGAAGCACCATGGGATTGCCCACAGAATTGTCCATGTGCAGCATTGTTAGTCCTCCATCAAAATGTCGGCAATCTTATACATATCTGCGGAAATACGCTCTACGCGCACGCCGTAGATGTTGTGAATCATATCAATTGCACCATCAAGATAATACCCAGAAATATCATCATGATGCTCAAGATAATAGTTTGCAAGGTGCAGAATAGCGGTATTATAAGAAGCCATCATATCTTTTCCTCTCTCTTGGCTATACCATAATTATAGCATATGATATAGCCAATCGTCAAGATTAATTTTCAAACCAGTTACGCAACTCGATTACCGAAGGGCAAGTTCCTCGACCTTGCTCGCGGCACTCTTCCACGAACTCAGGAATTGCATCCATAAGACGAGGTTCAAATGCCAGCTTGGTCTTGATGTTCTTGATAGTCTCAATATCGCGTCCAGTCCAAACCTGCTGCAAAACTCCACGAGCCTGCTTCCAGTTCTTGTACCAAGGGGTCTTATATTTCACCATGAATCCGTCTGCATCCTCGAATACAAAGCCCTCGATGCTAGCACGTGCGGCCCACTTGTCAATGAAGGCTTCAAACTCCTGCCAGTTAGCAATGACTTTGCTAAGAGCCTTGCAATAGAATCCAAAATGTCCAGCAACATCAATCAAAGTGTTATACTCTGCATGGCTGTAGTCAAAATCATTGTACACCAAGTCCAGAAGCACAAGGTGAGGATATGAATACTCAACGATATGCGGGTCATGGATAGGGTCAATGCACTCAAAGACAGCGGTGCAGTCGTTCTTGCGCAGATATTCCGCAAACTCTACCTGCTGCGCAGTGGTCAACGTCTTATCCAAAACATCACGGATATATCCTGCAAAGTCTCCCTCATTAGTGCTCTTGGATGCGATGAACAGCTTGCAGTCCTCGGTCGGGTCAGCAGAAATCATCGCAAGAAATCCGTTAGACTTGACATATGCGCACACAGGGAAAACAAGGTTTTCGCGCAGGCTATCCATTTCAGTCTCAGGACGCTCACCGATGTTGAAGAACTTGTTGTACGAACGTGCAACAACCTTATTGTCTTTCACAAAAAGTCCGCGTGCCTTTACGTTGATGGAGTCCCATGCTTGGTTGAAAAAGCACTTGTTTGAGAAATTAAAAGAAGAGATTCCATTGGCAAGATGCTTCTCGCGCACGAGCGAGCTATTACGCAGCATATCGACTTCGTTCATTTATCTTCCTCTCTCTTGGTTTAATAATATTATATCATATATATAACTGTGCGGCAAATATTTTTTTCTATAAAAAAAGGGAGAGGACTAGTCCTCTCCCTTTGTAGCATTTTCTTCAAATTCCATGCGCTCTAACTTTTCCTTACGTTTTGCTTTATAAGTATCGTCTTTGCGCTGACGAATTAGCTTTGCTTTGTGGGAAAACTTCTCAAAAGTATCATCATCGCTATACTCAAGTTCGTCCCAGTCACGAATTTTCACAATAAATCCTTTCAAAGAAAAATGCTGTCTAATATAAGTCTGACAATCTGTCTGGTGGGCTATACAGAACTTGAATCTGTAACCTAAAGATTAGAAGTCTTTTGCTCTGTCCATTTGAGCTAATAGCCCGTCAAACAGATTGTCTAGGACTTGTCTAATAAGTGATGATATAAACCTTGCGGCTAGTGTCGTGATAAATCTGAGTGGCTTTTGTCAAATTGTCATGTAAGATAGCGTTGCCAACAATCTTCTTAGCTTCATCGTCGCCATATACACGAATAAAATGCGGAACAATTGCGTCATATACATCACGCTCAGGATAACGCTTACCATTTACAAAATCTACAATTGTTGTATATTGCTCGCACCATACAAAAGTAAAGTTTGGATTGAGCTTTGTAATATATAAATTCATTTCCTTGTCAGGAATAATAATACAATTCATTATTTAAATCGCTTTCCATAGTAATATGCGTATACAGAAAAAAGAAAAATAGAAACAATTCCTATAATTACAATAAACATGTTATCACCTTAGTAAAGTTCTTGAAAAGCAAGACCATTGTCATCAGTATAATAGATATGGCGAATTCCTTTGTCTCTCAAAGCGTTAAGACATGCGGCACAAGGAAAACTTCTGCCCATGAGAAGCGGCTTACCGGGTGAAATACGATAAATATAGATGTTTGCCTTGCTATAATTGATATTTATATCAATGCACTTTGGAATGTTTAGCAAACAATCCATTTCAGCGTGCAAATAATCATGGATAGGCTTTCCATTATACCTAAAAGTCCTATATTTGCGATTATACTTTTTCTGCAAAGGATTAGTCTTGCGACTATTATGACCAGTAGCAAGAACACGTCCCTTATATGAGATTACTGCCCCGAGTTTGAAAGGTTCATATGTAGATTCAAGTGCCGCCTTTCGCGCCAAATCAAACATCTTCATATCATGCTTACTAAACTCAGCCATTTATTAAATCCTTTCACATCTTATATTATATATAATATCATAAGATGTATCCAGCGTCAAGAACTTTATTTCACCAAAGTAAAATTAGGATGATAACCAATCGACTTGCCGCATAGTGTAAGCAAGTTTACACAATTAGAGATAATACGCTCATACTCTTTAGTGCTCTTGGCATTCTCCAATAGAGAGATAGAAGCGGCCATAGAAGTTTTTGCAAACTCTACAGGGCTTAACTCAATATAGATTTTTGCTTCTGGTGATAAATCATTCCAATTCATATGACCGCATCCTTTCTTAAACTAAATATATTATAGAATAAAATAATTCAAAAGTCAATAATTATTTTTCATCGTATGCGGCAAAAGCATTTAACATTTTAGTGATAAGAGCGTGCCTTACAACATCTGCTTCTGTCATGCGGATAACGCCAATACCAGATACATCTTTCAGACTATTGGCAAGATATTCAAGACCGCTTTCGCCTTTGGAATCTTGCTGAACCAAATCGCCGCATAGAACAATCTTAGAATCTTCGCCTAGACGTGTGACTGCGAGCTTTCCTAGAATAGGATTCATGTTCTCTGCTTCATCCACGAGAAGAAAAGTCTTATATAATGAGCATCCGCGCATATATCCTAGCGGCAGCATTTTAATTTTACCTTTTTCAATATATGAATCAAGTTTCTCACGACCGAGGACTCGTTCAAATACATCCATCATAGGAAGTGCATATAGTGAAAACTTTTCATCGGCAGTTCCGGGAAGTGCTCCTAAATCAGCTTCACCTTTAGCTGAAACCATTGGACGAGAAATGACAATTGTATCTACATTCTTGCTAATCAGCTGAGATAAGGCATAACATACAGCTGTGTAGGTCTTCGAGGTCCCGGCTGCCCCGATACAAATAGTGATAGCATTGTGTCTCATACTATTAAGGTATTCAAGTTGACCTTCTGTGCGTACTTTGATTTCTTTCTTGCCATATTTTAGAATCGTAGTAGAAGAATCAGAGTTATCAAAGATGCCGCCATCTGCACTCTGCTTAGCAAGAAGTCGCACTTCATCTGTGCTGATTTCGTCTTTTGAACATGCAATTTCAATCAGCTTTTCAAATACCTCTTGGGCTTGATATACAGATTTCTCTTTGCCAAAAATTACAATATTATTTTCTTCCTTAGAACGTCCAAGATTAACACGCAGCGTATCGTCAATTTGCTCTTTAATGGCTTTTACATATTTATCAGATGGGCCTAATACATTGACTGCATCAATACCACGAGGAATAGATACACTAGCTTGAACACTGTTATTCAATAAAATCCCACCTTTAATCTAATACTAGTTCCGTATTCTTCTTATATCGCTCATAATCCTCTTGCGGCACATCGAAGACAGTTAAGATACCAGTTTTAATATATACTCCACCCATATTTCCATCACGTTTGATGCGGCTAAGAAGGTCTTTCCAACCTTCCTCAATTACTTCAACGCGCTGCTGGTCTGGCTTGACGATACAGGCAGATGAATATTTACATCCTTCGTCTCCAGTTGTTTCAGCACTCATATAGAGATATTGTGGAGTCTTGCTAATATCTTCTTTGTACGAACGATAGATAGAAACCATGTTATCCATGAGGTTGCCAAGGACATAGATTTGAAGCACAGGCCGCACATGCTTGTAATCACAGATAACAGTTGAAAGCCAGTCGTTCAAAGACATGTCCTCGCACTTAAACTCTGCACCAAAATCGTCCATCAACATAATTTCAAAGTCAAGTTCTACTTCATCATCTTCGATGTTAAAGTCAATAGCTTGAGAGATATAATAGTCAATTTCATCATACGAGATTAGATTGTCGAACTGTCCATAGAAAGTATATGGAACGTTATTTACAGTAGTTTTAATTTTGCAATAGCGCATATTAACCTTTCATCCTATAACGTCGAGAGTATTCCATCATACAACATGCGGCCGCTTGTGCAACATTTAATGAACGAATGCTGCCATCTTGACGAATATAAATCATTTCATCACACTTGTCAATAATTTCCTGCGGCAAACCATCGCACTCACTGCCATAGACAAACGCTGACTTCATCGGAATGTCTGCATCGAAAATACTCTTAGGATTATATTCAGGAATATTATCTACAGCAAAGATACTATATCCAAGAGGATGAAGAATCTCAAGGACTTCATCAAAATTATCCGCATGATATACACGCTCTACATGAGTGCTACCCACAGCTCCCCTTCTATCAAAGCGCTTGCGGCCAACGACATAAGTTTCCTTTGCAAGAAAACAATTAGATGCACGGATGATTGAACCTACATTGAAACCGTGGTCGAGATTGATACAGATATTCACTAGCGGCATACGGTTAGGTTGAAGTGCCGCACGAATTTCCTCAGCAGACCACTTCTTATAAATGTCAATTACATTGTTACTTGGCTTTGCTTCGGTATTGATACCATGCGAATATTGAGTAATCATAATATCCTTTACATACAAATAAAGATAGTGAACATTAAATAACCATAATTCCTTTCTGTCTTAATACCAAAGTTAACTACTTCTGCCTGTAAGATTTCCTGGTGTTTTTCCGTGAGCCAATCCTTTAAATAAATTGACCCTGTTTTCAGTTCTGGAACATCATACAGCGCAAACTCAACATATACATTTTCTTTTAGTTCGTCTGTCATAGACGATAATAGACTATTTACATCCATATTACCACTCAATCAATGAAAGCTGGTCAGTAAGGCGCTGGGACAGTTCATCATCTTCAATATAGAAAATATCTTCATTATCATTTACAAGATAGTTAGAGATAATCTGTCCAAAACGCTGGTCAGGATATTGCTCCCATAGGTCTTGGAATTTTACAAGAATATCATAGATTCGATTTACATCACGCATAATACAATCCCTAAGCTAGAATCTGAATCATATCAAGAAATGCCTTATAGATTTCAAAACGAAACTTCTCAAATCGTGCGGCAAATGCAACATATGAATAGCCGCATACAAAAAGTACATATAGTACAAATAGACAATCTGCCATTACTACTCCCTAGAATTAAACATTAGACATGCTACAGTATATCCGAAAAAGAAACCAATAGCAAAACAAATCATTATTTCTTCTTCCAAATATTATCACATGTGTACGGAACGTTGTCAATATTTTTCTGTTGCGGACTTGCATTTGCGCGAATTTTTCTAGTCTCTAGCGCTATATACTCCATATAGCATTTTCCAGCAATTGCCGCAATCACAAGAACAGTGATGCAAATAACTGTAACAGACCCAATATCCATTATTCTTCTTTCTCTTGGATTTTATTTAAATCTATTATATAGCAAAAAAGTCCCAAAGTCAATAGAAACTTTGGGACTGATTTATATTATTTTGTATTTACTACTGGTGTTGACCCTTGCGGCACAACTACAGTGTTGCCATTCTTTGACATTTCCTTTAGAGCATCAATGTACTCTTGGGTTAGAACATTATCAGTCAGAGATTCATTGAGAACACGGTTTGCTTCTGCTTCTTTAGTGGCTTCAATAACCTTAGTTTCACCCTTAATCTTTGCAGTCTCCTGCTGGTTCTGAGCCTTAGCTTTCTCTACTTCTGCGGCCTGAGAATCAGCATACGCATCAGTAATAGACTTGGCATAAGAAATATCCTGAACGCTTACCTGCTCAACAGTAAGACCAATCTTAGACCACTTCTTTTCAAGAGCCTTTTGGACAGCCTTTGTATACTGCGCACGGTCAGTTAGCATTGTAATGGTATCGAATTGACCAGAAACTTCACGTGCAACAGAACGTAGGTCATTAGCTGCGTAATTCTTGGTGAAATTCTCTTGTGTACCGTATTCAGTATAAAGATACTCGGCAGTCTTTGGATCAAGACTATAATTAACAGAAACATCGAGCGAAGCTTTAGAGCCGCTATGGTCGTTGATTGTAACTGCTGGACCTTCGGCAGAACCACCATCATAAGAATATTCTGTGTCTTTACCGTAAAAGTTGATTAGGTTATTGCGCGTATCAAATGTAATTACATCGTTCCAAGGTGCGGTAAAATGAAAGCCTGCATCTGTAGTAGACCCAGCTAGATTACCGCCAATAGAACGAAGAACAACTACCTCACCTACGTCTTGAGAATAAATGCTGCTAAGACCAATAGCTACTAGACCAAGTACGATAACTACAGCTCGTAGTCCTAGAGGAACACGCTCTTCGTGTTTATTTTCTTTGAAGAAAGATAGACATGCGGCAATTCCACCAATTGTAATGATAATACCGATAATAAAAATAAGAATTTTAAACATTATAACCTTTCATCGTAGTTGATTTCAATATTCAATTGTAAATTAAATTGCTTTTAGTTGGTCAATGATTGGCAAGATTTGCATATTGCTTGTGCCGATAGCGTAGTTTTGCTGCTCTGAAATAAATACAATTTTGTCAAAAGGTTCATCATCTTGCGGTGAGACTTTGTACATATACATTTCATCAATTTCTTTTTCGCTGATACGGTGGTATTTATCACGATTCTTATTGCGTTCAACTGCTACATTTTTTGGAGTCTCTACCCAAACACAAACAATTTCGCAACCATTGCAATTTACATTGTTGAAAAACTTATCGCGCTCTTCACGATTGATATTGCGGTCATTAGCCACAACATAGCGATGTGATTTCAAAGCAATATTTACTGCACCATAGAAACGCTTGTCAACTGTATCAGCATTTTCTGAATTATACATGCGGCAATTATCTCTCTTGATTGTCATACAGTCTTCATGTGAATCTTGAATTGCCTTTGCAAATACAGACTTGCCGCTCTGTGTTACGCCGCACATTAAAATTAGCGTATGCTTCATTTTAGCCTACCAATAGATAGAATACTTACTAATAGTAATATCAATGCGGTCAATTCCGGCACGGAAAAACGTAGCTTGGTAATTTGAAATACATACTACCTTATATCCAAGAGATTCTTCAATTGCAGCAAAGACTTCTTTCTGCTGGTAGGTAAAGTCCTTTTCGTTTGCTTGAACGATTTTACCACTTTGAATAATTTCATCATAAAAATCAGACTCATGCGGGAAGAAGTCTACACTATTCTTACCATCATTGGCGGCGGCTTCAATAGCTTCCATTACAACTGTAAAATAGTCATATGTTTGAGCTTTATTGAACCGCTCTTCCCTTTTCTTCTTTAGAGCGACATAACGCATGTCACGTGCTTTTTCTGCTGTAATTGGTTCCATGTAATATCCTTTCTTTTATGCGTTGGCTATATTATAAACTATAGCTATAGCGCCTGTCAATACTTTTTTAGAAAGAATTTTAATTAAAAATTGTTCTTGACAAAAGATTTGAAAATCATTATACTTTTAACTGGGTTGTTAAGGGGTTTACCCCTTAAATATATATAATATAATTTATATTAGTTTATAATGTAATTAAATTAGTTTATATTAGTTTATATGTATATATTGATTTTTATATATATAAGAGATATTATATAATTGTTTTATATATAAGATTTTATTATAAAGAAATTCCTGTGCTACGCACAGTAATTTCTATTAAAAGAAGAGAAAAAGGATTAAAGAAAAATAAACTACTTTGCTACGCAAAGTAGTAAAAAGAAACAGGAAAAAGAGAAGAAAAAAGTTCTTGCGTGTTGCCAAAAATTTGTGTATAATGTAATTACGAAAGGAAACAAAATGAAAACTATAAAGGAACAAATTATTGATTATGTAGAACAACATCCTAATTGCACTACATTTGAGTGTCAAGAATCCATTGGTTGTACGATTAATTACGTTAGAATTGTCTTTAAAAAAATTGGTTATAAAGCTCCAATAGTTCAACCAAAAAGAATTAAATACGTTGAAGGAAATGTTATAGGCGATAATAACGTATTTTTTAAACAACGTTTAGATAGTGAAAACGGAATCTTTATATGTCCTCTTTGTGGAAAAGAATTTGCTGGAAGTATTAGTGGCGTTGGTAAAGGACTTATTAAATCTTGTGGTTGTTTACATGATGCAGCTGCCAGAAATAATACATTTAAAGATTTAACTGGACAAAAATTTGGAAAACTTACTGTTCAATATTGTCTTCCTTATAGTACTTCTGAAAATAGAGCGATTTGGCATTGTGTTTGTGAATGTGGTGGAGAAAAAGATGTGGTTGGTAAGTCTTTAAGACAAGGTCATACTATATCATGTGGATGCTCTAATTCAAAAGGAGAAGTAAAATTAAAACAGATATTAACTTTGTTAAAAATAAAATTTGAAGAACAAAAAACTTTTGAAGATTTTATTACTGAACATAATCGTTATTATAGATTTGATTTTTATTTACCTGAATATAATACTTGTATAGAATATGATGGCAAACAACATTATAAAGTTACTGGTTGGCAAACAGAAGAAAAATTAGCTGATACAAAATACAAAGACTCTATTAAGAATAGTTATTGTATTGAAAATAATATAACACTTATTAGAATTCCATATACATATTATGATGATATAAATGAAGAAACTATTTCAAATTTATTGAAAGGAGTAAAAGATGGCACACTTCAACAAGTATGTACATTTGGAGAGGTCTACTAGGCAGGAAGTCCAAAATTTCGTTGGAAGAGACGTAATTTTACAAGTTAAATTAGATGGTACGTCAGCTTCCATCTGGGTAGATGATAACGGAAATATCGCTTGCGGTAGCCGCACTCGTGAGATTTCTATTGAGAAGGATAATGCTGGCTTTGCTGATTATATCACCAACACTGACGATGCCGAGGTTAAGGCACTAAGGGATTGGTTGCTTGACCATCCTACCTATATCATTTATGGCGAGTGGCTTGGCGGTGTTGATGGCCGCAAGTTCACTGGTACTATCAAGACTTATCTTGAGGGCGGTTTCTTCATCTTTGATATTCTCAATACTGAGGATGGTGAGTATATTAATTATGATGTATGGTATCCAGTAGTCAGCAAGTTCTATCATCGTTGCGTTCCTGTCATTTGCCGCATTAGCAACATGACTTGGGACGATGTGAACAAGCACGTTGACGAGTGTACTTATAATCTTCCGAAGGGAACCATCGGAGAGGGCATTGTAATCAAGGCTTATCCTTGCGTGCGCGACCCGTGGGGTAATGTTCAGATTGCCAAGATTGTCCGTGACGAGTGGCATCAGGATAAGTCTAAGAAGAAGCCTGTCTACACGGGCACTGACTCTTTGGAGAAGGAGTTTGTAGAGAAGTATGGCACCGATGCCTTTGTCGAGAAGGAGGTCAATAAGGTTCTTATCGCTCTTGATATGGATAAAATTGATTGTAAGAACGGCAAGTTCTTTGGTATGGCTATCAATAAGGTTCTTGATGAACTTATGGAAGAGAACTTCTGGGATTTCTTCAAGAAGAAGAAAGCTGCTTCTGTCAAACTGGCCGCAATCAAGGGTCTTGCTCAGGAACGAGTGCGCGAGTATATTCTTAAAAACTAAATAAAATTTTAAGTGGCTGTCAAAATTTTTCTTGACGGCTCACTTTTTATATGTTATAATTATACCAAAAGAAAGGATAATTTTATGCGTATTATCAATATCAACTTAGAGGATGAATATCCTGAAAACTATGACAATCTATACGAAGCTAAAAAACGTGAGATTGAAAAATATATGAACGATGAACAGGAAACTGCTAATCGTCATTATGAAAAGCATATCACCGCCGAGAACGAAGAAGAGCGAGAGTCTTATCTTGACCTATATCGTCACGTTCAAGATGTTCTTATCGGTTCAAAAAATGCTTTTTCTATTATGCAAATCAAAGTCGAATACAATTGGAAAGATGACGGTAAGTGGCATCTAGCTACACGCGCTGATTACCAAGAGTACAATGGATTAACTGATAATTGCAATTGTGACCATGCGACAAAAGTAGAACCGTATAGTCAGTGGCCAACTCCAAAAGGTGGCCGCAAGATTCAAGATACAGACCAACTTCTCTAGGGAGATTTAATGACACTCGAAGATGCAATCATTCAAGGCCGACCTGAGTACAAGACTTTTGATTTGTTCGGTTTGGTAAATCAAGGTGGATATACGCATTTTGTATGGCTTGGAAATGTTGACCAAGTATATGATTACTATCAAGACCAAGAGATAGAAGCAATTAACAATTTCACTAAAGAAATTCGTTTAAAACATATCATAGAAGAATTGGAGTATTAAATTATGTGGATGATTTACGGAAAGCGCACTAAAGAACCTTACGTTGATAAGCAGTTCCGTATGCTTACAGCAAAAGGTATGCGCACAACTGATTCAAGCAAGGCAATGATGTTTGTCGAGAAGAAGGATGCCGAAGCATTCCTTGAGAAAGTCAAATCTGGCAAGACTTATTATGACCCTATTTTTGAAATCCGCAAGGCTCGCTAATGTATACATATATTGGTGAAGACTGGGTATATAAAAATCTTGTGCCGCCAATGAATGTTGAATTGAAACATGGACAGCAATATGATATTCATATTGAATCTGATTCACAGATGATATATGTAAACGGAGTTCCTATAGTCACAGAGTCAGTAGAAGTAAGAGTAGTTCTGCCACCAGATTATCAAGCATGGATTCCATACAATCCAGCTAGATTTGTAAAAGACTGGCAACCAAGTGGATGATTATACAATCGTTAGCCTATATTGCCATGAGTGCGATAATGATTCATGCCCATTGTGCCGCATAGGTGAATACGTTCCAGAAGAATCTAGGCAAGGATGCACTAGAAAATTAGACGATGATACGTATGCAGAATATGAGCATATAAACAATGAGATTCTGCCCTTTCTTTCTCTTGGTATGTATAAAAATGAGATTGAAAAGGTAGATGAATTTTTAAAATATGTCTATAAAAGATGTCCTATCGGTACAGTTTTAGATGAAAAAGGCAAGGCCATCGGCACTAAAAAGAAAATAATTGACAAATGCAACTCTGAAATGATATAATATAGTGGAACAAAGAAAGGAAACTATATGAATAAATCAGAGATGCTTAATTTTCTTGACAATAGGTTTCGCAATTGTAATCCTGAGTTTTTGAAACTATCTCAGGTATATTTTGAAAATGAAGATGGTTACACATTTCGCACTTTTATCAAACAGATTGGTAAGACTATTGGTGCAGACTGGGTTGAAGGTGGCTGCTCTAAATCTGTATTTCATTTTAAGGAATTTAAAGACTATGTGTTCAAAATTCCTTATATTGGTGCTGCATTTATAGAAGATGAAGATTTGGTACATTATGAGATTTGTGCAGCAGAGAATAGAATCCCAATGTATTTTTGTTTCGATGATGTTACTCTATATAAAAATGCGAATAATAATGGCTTCTATCCAGTGGATGCAAACGATTATTGTGCGGCAGAAGAGTACATCTATCGAGTTGCCCGCAAGTATAAAGTTAATAAAATGCTTGCCAAGACTACATTCCTTGGTTTCGTATGCGGTATTCCGGTGTATGTCTCTTCTTGTGCAGGAACGACTTATAGTCCCAAAAAAATAGATAATGAAACTAGTAAGATTGCAAATGCAATGATTGACAAAAGTCGCAAAGAGCACAAAGATAGCTATAGTGAATTTTGTACTACAGAGTGTGGCGTTTTCATTGAAACGTATGGTCGCAGGGCAACTCAACGTTTCATTGATTTTTTTTATAAAGAAAAGATTTCAGACTTGCATACTGGCAACTATGGTTATGATGCTTTTGGCAATTTGAAAATCATTGACTATTCTGGTTTTCATGACCTAGATGTTTTCTAAAAATTTTACTTGACAAGTCATATAAACAGATGTTATAATATAGGAAAGTTTTCCTTCCAAGAGAAAGTGATAAAATATGTCTAAGTTTAATGAAAAGGTTAAGCCCGAGCGTTCTATGTCCTATGAGGGTGGTAAGAATTACAAGAAGGATGTTCTTGAGGATTGGATGAACTTCCTATTCTCTAGCAAGATGGACGATGGTTTCTACGAGAATGCCGCAACGCAGCAAACTCGTTTCATCGAGCTTACCAATCTTGTAATTGATAAGTATGGCGCTGAGTTTGCTGGTAAGTGTGCTATGTTCACGCGAAATGCTCTAGGGCAGCGTAGCACTGCTCAGCTTGTTGCGGCTATGCTGAATGGTCAGAGCTTTGAACGCAAGCGTGATTTCTACAAGGCTTTTTGTCATCGTCCTGATGATATGTCTGAGATTTTCGCTGCTGTTGACATGCTTGGTGGAAAGCGTTCTCATGCTATGATTCGTGGTTTTGCAGATTATATGTCTTGTCTTTCTGAGTACAATCTTATGAAGTATCAGATGAAGGGCAAGCGTTATAACATGTATGACCTTATCAATATCATTCACCCCAAGAGTGAGATTGTTGATGATTACATGAATGGTAAGCTAGAAGCTGCTGATACTTGGGAAGTCAATATCTCCACTGGCAAGGACAGTTGGAAGAATATGGTCGAAGGTAATCGTCTCGGTTATCTCGCTCTTATCCGCAATCTCAACAACATTCTCGCAGAGAATGTTGATGATGAATGGATTAAGCGTAATCTTGTAGACCAACTTATTAACGAGGTTTCTATCAAGAAGTCTCTTGTATTCCCTTATCAGATTTATACCGCTTATCGCAATCTTAATGTTCAGAACTTTGCGGTCATCACAGCACTTGATACTGCTTTCCGTATTGCTTGCGGCAACATGCCCAAGCTGGAAGGTAACTCCGTTATCATGCTTGATGTTTCCGGTTCGATGGAAGACCGCTATGGTAACAAGTCAAATCTTACCATCAAGGAAGTAGGAGCTTGCTACGCTGCGGCTCTTTACATTAACGGTAATTGCGACTTTGTAAAGTTCGGCAATCGTGCTAAATCTGCAACTTTCAAGAAGGCTTGCGGTCCGTTCCAAGTCATTCGTGAAATGTGTGAGAATGATAATTGTGGTTATGGAACTGATATTGCTCCTGCTTTCGGTCTTATCAGTGACAAGAAGTACGACCGCATCTTCGTTGTCTCTGATATGCAGGTTATGGAGCGTGTTTCATGGTGGGGAAGTGCTAACGATATGAGCAGCTATAATAGCTACTGTGCCAACAATGGCCGCACGATTCTTTATAGTTTTGACCTTGGAAACTATTCTAGCCAGATTGCCAATCCTAACAATCCTGATGTTCACTTCATGACAGCTCTGAACGATAACGTCTTCAAGATGCTTGAATACGTAGAGAATGGCGGCAAGTTATACGACTACATCAATGATAACTACCACTTCTAATTTTCTTTCTTTTGGTAAAGGCACCCTCGTGGGTGCCTTTTTTTGTATTGACACTGGTAAATAAATCTGTTATAATACATATATAGAGAAAGGAAATAGAAATGGCAGAAAATGTAAATAAGATTCAGAATAGGGTTGAAGAGCATCTTGGCGCTATCATTGATACAGGCAAGTATTCACAGTATCCATATCTTGTATGTGCCGCCAATGGTTCCATGAATTATAATCTATGGGACGAAGCATCTGATGTTGATACCAAGTTGCTTATGATTCCAACAGCATATGATTTGTTCTTGGATAAGAAGCATCTTAATAAAGTTGAGATTATGGATAATGGTGAACATTGTACAGTTAAAGATTTTCGAGATTATTTTAAGATTCTTCATAAGGCAAATATTAACTTCTTGGAGATTCTTTGCACTGAATATTATGTTGTTAATCCTCAGTATAAGATTTACTGGGAATATCTCCGCAAACATTGTGATGATATCGCTAACCTTAATCCTCAGAAGCTAATCTTTTCTTCTCTTGGAATGGCTATGGAAAAGGCAAAGAAGATTTGCCATGATTCTCCTGCCAACCATGAGCTGATTGAAAAGTACGGATATGTGGCGAAGGAATTACAGCATATTATGCGACTGTATCTATTTGTCAAGCGTTATCTTATTGATGGAGCGCCATTTTCTCAGGCTATATGGATTGATGGATATGATTCTTTTGGTAAAGAGAATCTATATCGTGATGAAATGATGGCTATTAAACGTTATGGTATTATCTATTCGTCAGAAGATGCAAAGGCAAAGGCAGAACACTATGTAATGAAAATGGACGAGCTTATTGAGAATAATTCTAAGTTTATTCCTGACCCGTCTAAAGATGCGGTAGATGCGCTTGAATCAACTCAGTTTGGTATCATGAATGCTTATATGTCCGCAGCCTATAATAAACGATAAGGAGAAAATAAATGGCGCATTGTCAGCTTACAGATTGCTATTGGAATGAGGAAACTAAGGTAGCATCGGTTACTATTACTTCACAGTGGGGTAAGTTTACTGAATATGCTAAGCCGCATGATGAAGATATGGACGTTGCTAATAAGTGGATTGGTTGGAGCATTGCCGAATACAAATGCCGCATGAAGTTACAGCAGAAGCGTGCTGCGGCTATGCGTGAACGCTATTATGGTATTGTGGCTTATGAGGACCATCTTTGGTATTCATTCAAGTACAATGACGCGCTGCGTTATGCTAAAAAGGATTGGTATGATGCTCGTGACAAGTATCATGCTTTAAAGAATAATTTCCATGCATTCTGCAAAGACCAAGTGGAAAGCCGTAGGAAGTTCCTAGAAGATTTAGAAAAAAAGGGATTGTAGTTTATAATGGGTGTCGATTGCTATAATCGGCATCCATTTTTTTTGTTGACAATTGAAAATGAAAATGATATAATATCTATAAATAGAAAGGAGGACTCTTGAGTAAAATTAAAACTGCAAAAGGTTCTTATATAGAAGATATTACTGGTCAAACTTTTAATAGGTTAACAGTTCTTGAATTAACAGATAAAAAAAATAATGACAATCGTTGGCTTTTGAAGTGTCAATGTTCTTGTGGTAATATTGTTTACGTTTCAATGCATCAGCTAAGAGCGAAAAAATATGGAACAAAATCTTGTGGTTGTTTGCAGCGAGAATGGGCAGTAAAGAAAAATAAAATGGGAACTATTGACTTGACTGGTCAACGTTATGGTATGCTAACAGTAATTAGAGATTTAGGAACAATAAATAAAATTCATTACTGGGAATGTAAATGTGATTGTGGTAATATAACAAGAGTTTCTGTAAATGATTTGAGACGTGATTTATATGGAGATAAAACACGACACGGTACATATAGTTGTGGATGCTTATCTAAATCTGTTGGTGAGAAAAAAGTAAAAACACAATTAGAATTATTACAAATAAAATTTAAAAGAGAAAAGACATTTAAAGATTGTATAAATCCAAAAACAGGGCGTAAATTGCGTTTTGATTTTTATTTACCAGATTATAATTGCTGTATAGAGTACGATGGATTTACTCATTTCGTTGCAAGTGGCGGATGGAATACAGAAGAAAATTTAGCTGGAATTCAATATCGAGATAATATAAAAAATACATTTTGTAAAGATAATAATATTAGATTGGTTAGAATTCCTTATACAGATTTTAATGAAATTGATACAGATTATATTTTGAGTAGGATTGGAGATAAGATTGAGCAATAAATATACAGAAGATTCTATTCAAAAAATGGACCCATTGACTTTTACTCGCCATAGGCCAGATAGTTATTTAGGTTCAAATGAAGATTCTACGCAACTTTTACGTGAAATTATTTCAAATTCTTCTGATGAATTTTTAATTGGAAATTGTTCTGAAATTACAATTGAATATGATAAAGAAAAAAATATTGCGAAAGTTTTTGACAATGGCCAAGGTATTTTCCCTAATGTAATAAAAGATGGTAAGTCTGTTCTTGAATTGGTGTATGGAGATATTAATTCAAGTGGTAAGTATGACAAGTCAGAAGATGCTGTATATAAGATTTCCACTGGCGCGTTTGGCATAGGAGCGGCCATTACTTGCTTTCTTTCTCATTGGCTTATTGCTACTACAAAGCGTGACGGTCAATTTGAAACAGTTTACTTTGAAGAAGGTAAATTTTCTAAACGCAAATCTGGTAAATGTGATAAGACAGAGCATGGTGTTTCTGTAGAATTCAATCCAAGCGAAGAATTTTTTAGAGATGCACATCCTAATATTTCTAAATTGAAAAAAGAATTATTCAATCTTTCGTGTGTTTGCAAGGGTCTAAAGATTATTTTCAATGGAGAAGAATTTTATCATCCAGAAGGTCTTGAAGAAATTGTTAAAGATTGTATTAATAATAGTGTTGAAATTGTAAAAACACATTGCTGCTTTGAGCAAAAACAATCTGATACGCAAATTTTTGATTTTTGTATGTCTGCTACATCCAAAAGTAATTGTGAAATTATTCCATTTTGTAACTATGCTTTGATTGAAAATGGCACTCCTGTTTCAGCAGTAAAATCAACTATTACTCGTTGCTTCAATAATTGGGCAAGAGAAAATGGAATTATCAAAAAGAAAGAAAAGAATCTTGATGGTTCTTCTATTCAAGAAGGACTAGTTATTGCTTTCAATTTAGTATCTCAAAATATTAGGTATGATAGTCAAACTAAAGTGAGAGCCACTTCAACAGAAGATAATCCATTTATCTCTTCTGTTCTTGGAGAACAATTAGAGGTATGGCTAGACAGCAATCCAGAAGATGCAAAGGCTATTCTTGAAAAAGCTATCCTTGCGCGAAAAGCAGCAGAAGCAGCTAAACGCGCGCGTGCGGCAGTTAAGAATAATAAAAAGCGTGGTAATAAGGTTAAGATTCTTAATCCAGACAAGCTCAAAGATGCCGAATTCCTAGGTCAAGATTCTACTCTTCTCGTTGTAGAAGGACTGTCAGCTGGAGCTTCGATGTGTGTTGCACGAGAAATTGACAAATATGGAATTTTAATGTTGCGCGGCAAGCTCATCAATGCACTAGCAAATAAAGACGATAGACTATTAAAGAACGAAGAGATTCAATTACTTTTTAAGGCATTAGGTATTAGACCATATGAAGACTATGAAGAGACAAGTTTAAGATACGGTAGGATTGGCATCTGTGTCGATAGCGACAGTGATGGTTTTCACATCGGATTGCTTATTGCATCAGCTCTAGAACACTTTTGTCCTAAGTTCATCCGAGAAAATAGACTATGTTGGTTACGTTCTCCTCTATATATCGTCAAGTATAAAGACAAGGAACAGTATTACTTTACAGAACAAGAAATGAATGCAGCTAGACCAAATCTTCCCGCAGGAGTAGAGGTACAGCGTTGTAAGGGATTGGGTTCCCTCTCGGCAAGCCAAGCACGTAATTCTATGTTTGGTGAGAATCAGCATATGGACGTTCTTATCCCAACAGATAAAACAAAGAATAAACTTGTAACTCTTATGGGTTCAAATGCAGATGGCCGCAAAGATTTTATTTTCAATAAGATTGACTTTAGCGAGGTGAAAGAGTAATTGGATTTTGAAGTAAGTTTAGACGATGTTATTGATAACAGTTTTGGACAATACGCTGGAGCAGTTATTCAATCACGTGCGCTAGTAGACGTTCGAGACTGCGTAAAGCCATCTACTAGACAAGTCCTTTACTGTATGTTCACAGACAAATTCACTCACGACAAGCCGTTTAAAAAGACGCTGAAAGCGATAGGCAGTTGCATGAGGCTATACATTCATGGAGACGCATCTTGCGAAGGTATTGTAATGCGTAGTGGACAGCCTTTCTCCATGAGGTATCCACTAATAGAAGTGGAAGGCTCATACGGGACTTTAACAGAGACAGGCAACTGGGCCGCACCACGATACACAGCATCGCGTCTATCTCAGCTGTCTGATTATCTTCTTAAAGAAACAGATAAATATACTGTAGATGAATGGGTAGATAACTATGACGATACTGAAAAGTATCCTAGAATTCTTTCTTCTCTTGGATTCTATAATATCGTCAATGGTACAAGTGGCATTGCGTCTGGTCTGGCCAGCTCCGTTCCACAGTTTAATCTTAAAGAAGTAAATGCGGCAATGGTATATATGCTAGAGCATAAAGATGCAACGTTTGATGATATTTTATGTTATCCTGATTTTGCTACTGGCGGCACAATCCTTAACAAAGATGAAGTGCGTGAAAGTCTTAAAACTGGTAAAGGTAAAGGTTGCATCATTCGCGCAAAACTAGAATATGATAAAAAAGATAATTGTATTATCGTTCGTGAACTTCCTTATAGTGTTTACACTAATACTATTTGTAATGAAATTGAAAAGATTACAAATGATGAAGAAACTAATCCCGGCATTGTTAATATCAATGACCTTACAGGCGAAAACGTCTGCATTAAGATTTATCTTTCTAAATCTGCCAATCCAAAAGAAGTAGCAACTTATCTGTTTGAAAACACTTCTCTACAGAAGACTTATGGTATCAACATGACTATGCTTGAGAATGGTCGCTATCCTAAAGTCTTTGGTTGGCAAGAAGCATTGACCGCACACTTAAAACATGAGAAGCAAGTGTATATCAATATGTATAAGCATCAACTTGATGTTCTCAATTACAAATTGAAAATTACAAATGGTATTATTGCGGCAATTAATAAGATTGATGAAACAGTTGAGACAATTAAAAATTCTTCTTCGACCAAAGAAGCTAATGAAAAGCTACAATCTTTCTTAGGTATTGATGAAGACCAAGCCAAGGCAATTCTAGAGATTAAACTTGTTCGTCTTGCAAAACTAGAAGTAAACAAACTGCTTAAAGATAAAGAAAATCTTGAGTCTGAGATTGAACGAATTAGTTCTATTCTAAATTCAAATAAACTTCTAAAGCAAGAAATGATTAAACGTTTTAATGAAGTATCTGAAAAGTTTGGAGATGAACGCCGAACTAAGGTAGTACAAAAAGAAATTACAAAGACGAAAAAGGCAAAGTCTTCTGCGCCAAAAGAAAATAGGAACTTTGTCATTGCTTTTAATCCTCTTGGTTATCTACAGAAAGTATCACCTTCTAAGTACAAGAGTGACGGTAGCCTTGCATTTACTGTATCTGAGGATAAGAAAGTAGCTCTATTCTCGAACAAGGGACGATTCTTTAGGATTGCTCTTTCAGATATTAAAGAATGCGGCCCAAAGGGCAAGGGAACAGCTATCGGTGCAATCATCAATCTTGATAATGATGAAAAGATTATCACAATTCACAACGATGTATTTGTAGATAAGCCTTATATGTTCTTTGTTACAGAGGACGGTAAGGTTAAGAAATGCGAAGGCAAACAATTCGCTGGCGGCACACGTAACGTCAAAGGTTCTGTGGCATTTAAGACTGACAGCAAAATCATTAGCATCCAAGAGACAAATGGATGTGTTGTAACATTAACGTCAACCAAGAGACAGATTAGTTTCATGGCTGATAGTGTGCGGGCAAGCAGTATTCGTTCTGGCGGTATGTGCGGCATTAAGCTAGACGATGATGATAAAATTGTATCTATGACAATCACTGAGCCGCAAAACTTCACAGGTAAAATTGCAAACAAGGGTGGACGAGGGACAATTCTTTAGTCTACCCTTTCCTTTCTATTGGAGGAATATGTCTCTAAATATTTACACCCCAATGTTGGTTGGTAAAGCCCCTAAGAATTATGAAGATATGTTTAAGAATACTCCTATTATCGGCACAGTCAAGAAGGACGGATATTGGAGCCAATTAGTCAAAGATGAAAATGAAGTTCATCTTTATAGCCGCACAATCTCTAAGAAGACTGGCTATTATAGCGATAATATTGAGAAAGTGCCGCATATTAAAGATTGGGCTATGAATGAGCTTCCTAATGGCACATGTATCATCGGTGAAGTTTATTATCCTAATGGTACCTCTAAGAATGTAACATCGGTTTTAGGTGCTTTACCAGAGAAAGCTATTGAACGTCAGAAAGGCGAGTACGGCAAAATTCATTTCTATATGCACGATATTCTTGCATATAATGGCGAAGATTATGTTATGAATAATATAACATATGATTATCGTTATAGTAATCTTTGCGGACATATTGATATTGCTACTCCTTTAATTCCAGAACTTGAAGTAGCTCGATGCTACGATAACGCTTATCTAGACCTAGATAAAGTCACAACTGATAAACTTGCCGCAGGCGAAGAAGGTATGGTATTTCGTGTTGAGAATGGTCTATATGCACCGGGTAAGCGACAGCCAAAAGTAATGTTCAAAATCAAGCAGGCACAAAATGATATTGATTTTGTGATTACAGAAGTTCTGCCGCCAGAGTATCTTTATACTGGTAAAGAATCTGAGACTTGGCAGTATAAAGACAAAGAAGGAAATCTAATTACAAAGGCCGCATATTATGGTTGGGCTGGTGCTTTGCGTCTTGGCGCATATGATAATGCGGGAAATCTTGTGTCTGTTGGTCGTGTGTCTTCTGGTCTTACAGATAATCTTAAAGCTGACCTTGCGGCAAATCCTGATAAGTATATTGGAACGGTCGTAGAGGTAAACTGCATGAGTCTTGATAAGGAAAATAAAACCATGAGACATTGTTACCTATCTAGACTCCGCGCCGACAAACCAGCGCAAGATTGCAAGCTAGAAGAAATTTTTAGCTAATGCTTGACTTCTAGAATATTTTATGTTATTATATATGTGTGAAATATAAAATGAAAGTAAAGGAGTTATATGATTACAATTACTAAGCCAGTATTTTCAGACAATGCTAAAAAGGTTCTAAAGCATCTACAGGAGAATCAGGGCAAAGATGAAACCTTTAAAGACATTGCAAAAGCTGTTCATCTAACTGATAAGGTTACCAATTGCATTATCACTTCTTCACTTGTTCGTAAGGGCTATGCGGTTCGTGAGCTACAGCCTGATGGCGGCACTAACTTTATTCGTCTTACCGATGAAGGTATGAAAGTTGACCCTGAAATCACTGTAACATACACCAAGTAATATGGTTCTAGAATTTATTATAGCAGTCGTCTGTGCAATTACATTTATCATATGCGGCTATAGTGTTGGTGTTATAGCTGGTAGAAAAGAAACATGTGATATAGTTAAAGAGAACAACAAAGAAGTTCTTATGGCGCGAGAGCATATTGAATATCAAATTCAAAATGAAAAAGCGCATTTAAAATCTCTCCAAGAGAATGTGGAACAGCAGAAGCAGAGCTTTGAAGATTTTAAAAAATCTGAAAAAGAGAATATTATGAATAATCTTCGTGATTTTCAAGCTCAAGTTGATAAAGATAAAGCTGAATATATTGAACAGATTCAGATTCTTCAAAGCTCGCTTGATAAGCTACAGCGCCAGAAGGCTGCGACAATTGAAGCGTTTCAGCGTGAACAGGCAGTTCAAGATTCTAAAGATGATTATCGTATCATTATCGAAGATAGCGACAAAGCAGATATTGATATTCTTAATTCTTTTAAGAACCGCCTTTCCAATCCAGAGATTCTTTCAAAACTAATCTGGTCAACATATTTCCAAAAGAAAGCAAAGGCTTTATTTGTTAATATTGTTGGTACTGAAAAGGTATGCGGCATTTATAAGATTACAGATATAAATGATATGAAGTGTTATATAGGTCAGTCTGTAGATATTGCAAATCGCTTTACGCAACATTGTCGTTGCGGATGCGGCATAAAGACTCCTAAAGATAATAAGCTGTATGCGGCGATGCTTAAAGAAGGTTTAGACCAATTCACATTTGAGGTTGTAGAACTTTGTCCGCAAGAAGAATTAAATGAAAAAGAAAAATATTATATTGATGTATATAATTCAGTTAATTATGGTTTCAATTCACAGGATGGTGTAAATGGGAAAAGTAACGATAATGCCTGAGACAATTAAGAATCCTTATACGTTCATTGGCGCATGTTCAGGTGTTGCTTATGATTCTGATGTGACAGATGATAAGAAGAATTATAGACGCGGTAAGCAATGTGTAGCAGACGGGCATGGACGTGTACTAGAATTTGTAGACGTATATATGGTTATTGAAGGATACTCGACCAGATGTATGCGTGAAATTATGCGTCACGTCGGAGACGGCTTAACAGTCGTGCAGAGGTCTACTAGGTATTGCAATGAAGATGGATTTGAATACTATACTCCACCTTCAATTGACAAAAACGAGACAGCTCTAAAGACTTATCAAGACGCTATGGCCGCAATTGAAAAGAGTTATAATGACCTTATTAGTGCTGGTATTCCTAAAGAAGATGCGGCAAACCTACTTCCTCTTGGAATTAACACGAAACTTTCGATGAAGAAGAATGCTCGTTGTCTCATGGATATGAGCCGCGTGCGCCTATGCAATCGTGCGCTTAAAGAAGCACGTGATTTTATGAATGACGTTGTAAATGCTCTAAAGGATTATTCACCAGAATGGAATGAGCTGGCTAACCAGATTTTTATGCCTAAGTGTGAAGCTCTTGGTTTTTGTAATGAAAAATTTAGTTGTGGAAAATACCCTAAAAAAAGTTATTGACTAATATTTAAAAAGATGTTATAATATATGATGTATATTGAAAGAAAAATTAGAAAGGATTTACATGTTTAAAACAAATAATTCGTGCCACGTCGAGGGATATGTATTTTCAACTGACCGCCTTGCTCAGCGTGTTTCTAAAAAGACAGGAACTCCATTTATTAATGGAACAGTAAACATTGCAACTGATGACAAGGGTCTTAACGTTGTCCCTGTGTTTTTCCGTTATGTTACTGAGACTTTCAAGAGTGGTAAGCCTAATCCTACATGGGAAATTCTAACTGCCCTTATTGACCATGATGGTTCAGATACTTTTGAAGCTTTTGGTACTTCTGCTCTTAAAGTTCGTATTGATGGTTCTGTCGGCACAAATGATTTTGTATCTCGTGATGGTGAAGTTGTTTCTCCTAAGCGTGTCGAGGGTCAGTTTATGCACGTTATGACCAACGAGATTTCTGAGAATCCTGCGACATTCGATGTCGATATGCTGATTGCAAATGCGGCTGAGCAGGAAGTAGAAGATGGCGATGATTTCGTCAAGCTACGTGGTTATGTTTTTGATTATCGTGGAGACGCTCTTCCCGTTGATGTTAACGTTCGTTCCAAGGGCGGCATGGATTACTTCATTGACCAAGACATTTCCAATAAGAATCCTCTTCTAACTCATATTAAGGGTTCTATTGTATCTCAGGCTATCACCACTGAGAAAACTGAGGAATCTGCATTTGGTGACCCTGTAGTTCATAAGGTTGTTCGTCATGTTCGCTCTTGGGATGTTACTTGGGCTGCTGTTGAACCTTATGAGTGGGATGATGAATCTACCATTACCAAGAAGGAATTCAAGCAGAAGCTAGACGAGCGTGAAGAGCGTATGGCAGAACTTAAGCGTAATCATGACGAGTATCAGGCTAGTCGTAACGGTGGTCAGAATTTTGCGGCTGTTAAAGAATCTCCAAAGCCTGCGCCTAAGACCGAAGTACAGACAGATACAGACGAAGATGACGACGAGGATTGGCCTTTCTAGTCCAGTAATAGACAATTAAATAGATAGGGGAGAGATTAAGTTCTCTCCCTTATAAGATAGAAAAGGATTTAAAATGGAATTTAACTTTACGACATGTGCGGCTCCTGCCGATAACACTTTCGGCAAGACTGTTTCAAAGTATGCTGAGCCAGTAAAGGCTTTCTATGAGTCTGGCGATGAACATCAGTGTATGACATGTGCTGATGCAGATGAAGCAAAGCGCATCTATAAGGGTCTTTATTCATATGTTCATGGAAATAGCTGTGAGTATAAGGATAAAGTTAGTACTTGCCGCCGAGACAATGTTATTTATCTAAATCGTATTTAATAGCAGATAGCAAAAGATTAAACCAAGAGAGAAAGAGAAAGTAATATATGGCAATTGATATTTTTAATGTAGAACCTCACAAAGTCAGCCGTTCACTAGAGGGCTACACAGTCATGTTTTACGGTGAGCCTAAGTTTTGGGCATTTAACTAAAATAGTTATCTAAATTGTAGTAAAAAACTGGAAGCCTAAACCTTAAATATAAGGCATGGTAATCAGAGCGGAAGTCATTGTTTAAAAGCATTGACACGCGCAACGCATAGGAATATTAAACATTTATTTAGAAAGGTTGTCTGGATGGAGAACCGCGAAAATCTAATTATTGAATTATATCAAAGTGGATGCAGTCAAGCTGAATGTGCAAGAAAAGAGCATACAAATGTTAGAACCGTAAAGAAAGTTTTAAACAAAAATAATATTCATATTAGGACTTCATCAGAAGCATCACGATTAGCTTATAGTTCTGGAAAGAAACAAAAAGGCCCAACTCCATATACTCAAGAGCAGGAGCAGATTGTTTTAGACTGCTATGTAAATCAAAAACGTGGATTAAATTATTGTAAATCACAAGCAAAAGTTTCTCTTGCTACTTTAAATCAAATTTTAAAAGATAACGGTATTAAAAAACGAACTTATGCAGAAGCAGCAGTTGAAAGTAATCAAAATAGAGCTTTGCATAAGAATAAAGAATATTTTAATATTCAGTCTAGTAACATGGCGTGGATTATTGGATTCTTAGCAGCAGATGGAAATGTGTCTAAAAGAGGAAACGAAATTAGTATTGGATTATCTTCTGTTGATAGAGAAATTCTAGAACGAATAAAAGCAGAAATTGAAATTGAAAATCCAATTCGTGATTTTACTTCTAGGGCAGGATTTGATTATTCAGAGTTAGTATGGACTTGTAAAGAGCATAGAGAAGAGTTAAAAAAATATTCTATTGTGCCGCAAAAGACTTTTATCTTAGAACCGCCAATTAATCTTGATAAAAAATATTGGCTTGATTACGTTCGTGGATATTTTGATGGAGACGGTAGCGTTAATTTTATTGAAGTTAATGGAAAGAAACATTATACTGCATTAAGATGGCAAGTATGTTCTGCTACGCCATGTGTATTAGAGTTCATTCTAAATGTATTAGAATCATATGGTATTAAAAAGGTTAGTATTCAAAAGCAAAAGAGAGAAACAAGCGATTTATACTGTATTCAGTATAGCACAAATGCCACTAAAGAGATTTATAAAATTTTATATTCAACAGATAGCACGCTTTATTTAGCAAGAAAAAAGAAACACTTTGAAGAAATTATTCAAAAAATTGACAATAAATAAATGAAATAGATTCCCACGAGACTACACTTGCCGAGAGCGGTGAGAAAAGATATGCTGAACTTATAGGAAACTATAAGAAGTAGAGGATAAAAAGCCTTTACGATAACACATTTGAAAACCGGAAAAACATCTACCGCCGCAAAATTTCCCAAGGCGCTTCTATTAGGCTTTGAAGTTGGTTATCTGACTATTGGCGGTATTAAAGCTATTCCTATTAATAAGTGGTCTGAGTTTAAGCAGATTCTAAAGCAGCTTAAAGACCCCAAAGCCCATGAAATGTATAGTAACATCATTGTCGATACTGCGGATATTGCTTACGACCTTTGTGAAAAGTATATCTGCAATCAAGCTGGAGTCTCGGCTGTAAACGAGCTACCTTATGGTCAGGGATGGTCTAAGACTAGTAAAGAGTTCGATGAATGTCTTCGTTCAATTCCTCAGATGGGCTATGGTCTAGTAATGATTTCACATAGTCAAGATAAGACTTTTACTGATGAAAATGGTAGTGAATATAACCAAATTGTTCCCACTCTTGGTAATCGTCCGCGTCTAATCGTTGACCGAATGAGTGACGTTATCGGTTACGCCCATCCAGTAGAAGAGGAAGATGGCCGCACTCATACTGTTCTGTATATGCGCGGAACCCCTCGATTCGTAGCTGGTTCTCGATTTAAGTATACTCCTGATTCTATTGACTTCACCTATGACAATCTTGTCAAGGCTATTGGTGATGCAATTGATAAGCAGGCAGAGGAAGATGCTGGAAAATTCGTGACTGATGCACGCACTACTGCTTATGACATTAATGATGGACCTGACTTTGAAGCTATGAAGAATGAGTTCAAGGAACTAACTGTAAAGATTCAGCACAGCGTTTCTAAGGATGAATTCAAGAAGTCTTGGGCGCCTAAGATTATCGAAATTACAGATAAGTATCTTGGTGTCGGCAAGAAGGTTAATGACTGTACTGCCAAGCAAGCTGAACAGCTTTCACTTATCCTCGATGACCTTAAAGACTTACTGTCTAATGGAATTGATGTAGCTTAATTTTGAAGACCGTCCATAATTGGGCGGTCTTTTTTGTTGACAAAATCTCCTGAATATGCTATAATTATATTATAAAGTTAGGAGAAAATATGGTAAAGCAAAAACCTGTTAAATGCCCATATTGTGGTCAAATGATTGACCGTGATTATGAGTTTGATTGGAAAAAGATTGGCAACCGATATTGGCATGATGAATGTTATACCAAAAGCCAAGAGGAAAAAGAAAAAAATAAAGATAAACTAAAAAAGCAACGAGAAGCGGTTATGAAAATGGCAGGCAAATATCTCGGTGCATATGTAGATTATCAGAAGGTTGCCTTAAATATGGGACAACTGATTAAGGCTGGCGTTACATATGAGCAGATGGCTAAATCTTTAAAATATTGGTATGAAATAAAGCATAATGATCCGAGTAGGTCGAATGGCGGCATATGGATTGTCAAATCAATTTATATCGAAGCAGAAAACTATTTCAATCGATTGGAACAGATTAGAACTCTACAGAGCGAAGAAAAAGTGAATACAGATATTACAGATGAACATCGTGTATTTGTGCGGCCAAGGGATGTAAATATCTATAGAAAAAAGCCACGTTTCAACTTGGAATAGAAGGGAGGATATTTGATTAGTAAATACTATGATTCTGTCGCGGCATTACAGGTAATTGGATGTTGTATGCGGAAACCCGAATACTTAGCGGCAGATGGACAATACTTCTTTTCAGAACACGATTTTTGCAATGATTTACATAAGGTAGTATTTGGTGCGTTATATAGTCTATATAACGCAGGTGTAACCGACCATCTTGCACGAGAAATTGAAAATTATCTTAAAGATAAGCCGAAAGCATATGCAATCTATAAAGCAAACAAAGGTAGAGAGTGGATGTTTGAAACTCATGCAAATGCCCACTTAGATGCTTTTGAGTATTATTATAATCGTCTAAAGAAAATGTCTCTACTTCGCGCATATGATGATGTTGGTGTAGATGTATCTGATATTTATGACCCTGATAATATTTTAGATTCTGCAAAGAAGCAAGCGCAAGACGAGTATCTTGACGGTACAACATTAGAGCAATTAGCAGATGATGTAGAAGGTAAGTTTTATTTTATTAGGGATTTATATGTAGACAATAACGATAATGACTCTGTTGCTATTGGTGATAATGTCCAAAAGATTGTAGATGAATTGGCACAGCATCCTGCGCGTGGTTGGGCGATGTATGATTTATATGAAGATGCAATCGCTATGGGCGCACGACCTGGCCGCTTTTATTTAAGAAGTGCAGCTACGGGCGTGGGCAAAAGCCGAACTGGTGTTGCCGATGCTTGCTTTTTTTCATGTTCTGAATATTATTCAGATGAAGGTAAATGGGAGCGTTTATATAATCGAGTACCTACTTTATATATTTCAGTAGAGCTAGATATTGAAGAGCTTACAACTATGGCGTTGGCTTTTATCGGTAATATTCCAGAAGACCATATCGTTGAAATGGATTTACTTACTTTTGAAGAAGAAGAGAGATTAAAAAGAGCTGTAAAGATTCTAGAAGAAGCGCCACTTCGTATGGAATATCTTCCTAACTATGGCATGAAAGATGTTGAGAATTGTATCAAGCGCAATATGCGTAAATACAAATATCCACGAGTAGATGAACAAGGCAATACAGATTACCTAACTTTTCAATGTGTTGTCTTTGACTATCTAACTTCATCCATTAAGATGATTGAAGAAATCTCACATGGAACTGGTGTAAAAATTCGTGAGGACCAGATTCTATTCCTTATGTCGTCTAAACTTAAAGAAATAGCTGTTGAAAATAATATCTTTCTCTTGTCAAGTACGCAAATCAATAATAATTTTAAACAAGAGAAGATTCTAGACCAAAGTATGCTGGCTGGTGCAAAATCAATCGCAAACCGAATCGACTACGGTGAAATCATGGTCGATTGCACAGATGAAGATATTCAAGATATTGAAGGCGTTTTGGCGCAGCATCCCGGCATGTGTCCACCAAATGTAAAAAGAAGTGTATATAAGAATCGACGAGGTAAATTCAATCGTGTTATTTGTTGGATGCGCGCAAACAAAGGCACTTGTCGATATAAGACTTTATTTGTAACTGACTTCTCTTTTAAACCAATAGACAAAGATGAAATCTTCCAGAAGAAGAAAGAATAGGAGGTGCGGGAATTGGGATACGATAAAGCAAAAGTAAAAGAATCAATTGAACCAGAAAACGTATATGATATTCTAGAATACTTTGGCGCAGAACCAGAAATGTATTCTGATTATATTATTTCCCGCACGATTTGTCACAATGGCATTGGTGAAGGTTCAAAGAAACTATATTATTATTTTGAAAATAGTATGTTTAATTGCTATACTGAGTGCGGCGCATTTGATATTTTTGAACTTGTTGAGAAAGTTAAGAATGTAGATTTAAATTCCGCAATCTATTTCGTGGTTAATTTCTTAAATCTTCAAATTGATTTAGATAACGATATTGATTTAAAAGATAGTCAGGAAGACTGGAAAATATTCAATAGATATAAAGAGCAAAAAGATGTAACTGTAAATGATAATACCATTGAGTTGCCAGAATATGATATCTCTATTATTCAGCATTATCCTCAACCTATTATTTCCTCTTGGTCTAATATCTCAAAAGAGGTATGCGATTTTGCTCAAATTCATTATGACCCTCTTGGCGGCAATATCCTTATCCCACATTTTGACCAGAATGATAGGTGTATAGGTATTCGACAGAGAACTATTATCCAAGAGCAAGAGAAAAAAGGAAAATACAAACCTTGGCGAGTTCATGGTCAACTTTATAATCATGCTCTTGGCTTTAACTTGTACGGTCTGAACTGGGCTAAGGAAAGAATCGGAGAAATACAGACTGCTATTGTGACTGAATCAGAGAAGTCTGTTCTGGCATACATGTCCTATTATGGTACAGGCAACAACATCTGTGTCGCAACGTGCGGCAGCTCCTTGTCTAAATATCAATTCAAACTTCTTAAAGATGCTGGATGTAAAGAAATTGTTATCGCATTTGACCATGACTTTGATGAATATGGTTCAGATGAAAGTCTAAAGGTTGAAGAAAAGATTGCCAAGATTGGTAACAAATATAAACCATATATGAATATGTCTGTGGTCTTTGACAGAGAGAATATCTTAGGATATAAGGCAAGTCCATTAGACCAAGGTAAAGATGTATTTATGTATCTATTTAAGAATAGGATTATGTTGTAATGGAATGGATTGTATGGCTATTTCTCATATTTGTTTCTCCACTTTTCTTTGTTGGATTTTTACGAATAACGTGGGTCCTTATAGATATTTGGATAGATATTATATTCACACCTTTAGAGTTTCTTTATAATAAAATCAATAACTATTTAAAGCAAAAAGAATTAGAAAATGACCCGCATTATACTGAAAGTATTAACGATGCAGTCTGGTGGGAGGAAGACGATGATTAAAAATGAAATTCCATTGATAATGTGTTTAACTCACTGTTGGGATAATTGTAATAATGCTCAAAGCTATTTAGATATTATTGACCCAGAACATAAAAAAATTAGCCCACCTCCTTGGGAAGAACTTCTATATTGCTGTAAAAGTATTGAAAAATGTTATCCGCATCTTTATGAAAAAATTCAACGCAACAGTAATCTAGATAGCTCTTGGAAAGAAAATTTGCTATCACCAGATGAATTTATAAAAGTAAATAGCCAAGAGGAAGATGTGCAAAGAGTTTGGAGTTGATGAAAATAGATTATAAATTATATAAGCCAACATTGGATAATTTGACACCTCAACAACAAATTTTGTATAATAGAGATATTCCAGTAGAAGAACAAAGTAATTGGCTTAATGCCTATTGGAATGACGTAAATGATTTTCATTTGTTAAAGAACATTAAAGACGCGGCTGTAATGATTATCAATCACTGTATGTGGACAAGCTCAAAGATTACTATTCTTCAGGACTCAGACCCGGATGGCCTTGGCTCTACTTCTATTATGGCTAACTATATTCATCGTATTTGTAGCAAGGAGCCGACTATTCTAATCCACGAAGGGAAAGCTCACGGACTTACAGACATTGATTTAGACAATATTATAGACACTACAAATCTTCTTATTATCCCAGATGCGGCAAGTAATGATTATGAGCAGCTTAAATATTTACATGACAATGGCGTAGATATTGTAATCGCCGATCACCATCATGCTGAGAAATATTCTGAGGATGCTATTGTAGTAAATAACCAATTAGACGATTATCCAAATAAGAACTTCTGCGGTGCAGGTATTACATGGCAACTTTGCCGCCAGATGGATGAACTTCTTCATTTTGATTACGCAAATGATTTAATTGATTTATGTGCGCTGTCTTTATGCGCGGATATGATGGATTATCGTGAAAAAGAAGTGAGAGCGCTTGTCAACATAGGTTACGCGAACGTCAAGAATAAATTCTTTAAAGCGTTCGTAGACAAGCAAGAGTTTTCTTTAAATAAGATGAACGGTCTTAACTATCTTAGCTCTAGCTTTTACGTGGTTCCTTATCTGAATAGCTGCTGTCGAACTGGTGAAATGGTAGAGAAACGTCTTCTTATTAATGCTCTATTGGATTACAAATGTGATACAATGATTCCATCATCCAAGAGAGGTGAAAAGGGTAAAGAAGTTCCTATCTGGAAAGAAGCCATTACTGTTATTGAACGAGTAAAACGCAGACAGACTAAGCTACAAGATGAAGCTATGGAATTCTTTGAATATCAAATTCAATCCAAAAAGCTAACAGATAATGCTATCATTACTTGCGTATGCGGCAAAGATGATGCTGAACCAGGTATTCTCGGATTGGTGGCGAATCGTATCCAAGCTAAATATCAGCATCCCACACTAGTCTTGCAGGAAGTTGAAGAGGAAGACGTGGTGCATCTAAAAGGGTCTGCTCGTAATTACTCTTATTGTCCTATTGAAGATATGCGTAGTCTTTGTGAAGATACTGGTGTTGTCGATTATGCTTCTGGGCACGGGTCTGCATTTGGTCTGTCCTTGCCTTTAGAGAACTTTTATGAGTTCTTAGACAAGACCAATGAGCAATACAAAGGTGTCGATTTTAAACCTGTCTATCTCGTTGATTACGTTTGGAATTACGATAGAGTCAATCCAAAATATGTTCTTGATATTGCAGAACTTAATATTTATGGTCAGGGTATTCCAGAGTCTAAAGTTGTGGTAGAAGATATTGCATTAGACAATGTTAATGTACAGCTTCTAGGTGAAGCAAAAGGGCATCCTACTATTAAGATTTCTTTACCGTCTGGCGTTGATATTATGAAATTCAAATCTTCTAGAGAAGAATTTGAAGAATGGACAAGTGGTGAAAAGAAGCTAACCATTGTAGGAACGTGTTCCAAAAATTCTTGGATGGGAAACATTACGCCGCAAATTCTAATTGATGATTTTGAATTAGAAGATTATGAAGAGGAATGGGTATTTTAAATGAAACTTCAAATTGAAGAAGCAGAGCTGCGAAATCTTGCGTATAAGGCATCACGTTATGATATTATCATTGATGCTCTTATTCGTGAGAAATTCGATAAGATTGACATTTATAGCGATTGGGAAATGACTGAAAACTATATGCAAGACATTATCAATCAGCAGCAAAGTGATATTAAGCCTGCAAACGAAGATAAGATTAAAGCAGACCGAGAGTGGATGGATAAGCATCCTGACTTTGGTATAATGTAATTAAAAGCCCTCTAGTTTTTTGTTTGACTAGAGGGTTTTTTTATGTTATAATATATTTATAAAGAAAATCCAGTAGAAAGGAGTAGCATAGATTATGCGAATGGCGAAATGTCCTCTGTGCGGAAAGACGGCACCTAACAATTTTAAAAAAGGAAATAAGTGGTATTCTAAGTGTTACAATAAGGAGTGCGGATATACTACCGAGGTTGGTATGCCAACACGTAAAATGAGTCGTTTTAATTGGAATCTAAACTATGAGCGTTTAACTGGCGAGACTCTTCCTGATGAAATGACTGGTCGGCAGAAGGGTGCTTATATGAAAAAGGAAATTCGTTGCGGCGTGCCTGAATTAGTTCAGTGTTTCACTCAAGAAGACTTTGAAAACTGGGAAGAAAAGTACGACTACAAAGACATCAACTGGGTTGCGCCAAAAGGCAAGAAACAGCGTGCGGCATATAGGAAGCGTAAACAAAAAGAACGTGCGGAAAATGAACAGAAATGCTAAATATAACATTTTATGTATAACTAAGGCTAAGGACGGTGATGCCAATGACAGTGCCGCGATTTGATATTCACAATCATACGCACTATTCTTAACCAACTTACGACTTATTGACTCAACTGTCAAACCAAAAGAACTAATTGATAGAGCTATAGAATTAGGTCTTGCGGGAATCGCAATCACCGACCATGAAGCGTTAGGCGGACACGTAGAGATTGACCGCATCCAAGAGGAATATAAAGATAAATATCCTGATTTTAAAATCGTTCGCGGCAATGAGATTTATCTTACAGACACACGAGATTATGGTCAATATTACTATCACTTTGTTCTCTTGGCTTTAGATGCTATTGGGCATAAGATGCTACGTGAGCTATCTTCTACTGCTTGGATTAATAGCTATTTTGACCGAGGAATGGAACGTGTACCTACTCTAAAGTCAGACCTTGCGGCAATTGTTGAAAAGTATGGAAAAGGTCACCTGCATGGTAGCTGCGCCTGCTTAGCGGGAGAAGTCAATCATAACCTTAGTCTTATGATTAAAGCTGAAAAACAAGGAAATGCCGCACAAGTTAAAGTATATCATAAGAATATTGTTAACTTTATCAAGTGGTGTATATCAATCTTTGGCAAAGATTATTTTTCTTTAGAGGTTGCTCCCGGTCGCAATGAAGAACAATTCGCTGTCAACTCTAGAATGAATTCTTTATCTAAAGTATTCAATCTTCCAATTGTTATTGGATGTGATACACACTATCTTAAAAAGGAAGATAGATACGTACACAAGGCTTTCCTTAATTCTAAAGGTGGAGAGCGTGAAGTAGATTCGTTTTATGAGTATTGCTATTTACAATCTGAACAAGAGATTATAAAAAATCTTGAAGGCACAGGTCTTGATTATGAAGAACTATGCGCCAATTCAATGAATATTCTTGATAAGTGCCAGTATTATACTTTATATCATAAACAGCAAGTGCCGCAAGTGGAAGTTCCTTCTTATCCAAAAGAGGAAAAGAATCATCACTTCTATGATGTAGATAAATATCCTACACTAGATTATCTTATGCACTCAGATAATCCGCAAGAACGTTATTGGATAAACTATTGCCAAAACGAGCTGAATAAAAAGGGATTAAATAACGAAACCTATCTTGCAAGATTAGAGGAAGAAGCTGATATTAACAAGGTTATTGGCGATAAACTTGATACTTGTATGTTTGCTTATCCTATTTTTCTACAGCATTACATCAATCTTTTTTGGGAATGCGGCTCAACGGTCGGTGCTGGTCGAGGGTCAGCTTGTTCTGGTCTTAACCACTGGCTTTTAGGTGTTACACAGCTAGACCCAGTTGTCAATGACTTGCCTTATTGGAGGTACTCGAATAAGGAACGTATCGAGCTAGGCGATATTGATATAGATTTAGCCCCGTCTAAACGCGAACTAGTCTTTGAGAAAATTAGGGAAGAACGTGGTCAATTAGGATGTGTGCAAGTCTGTACATATGGTACGGTTACATCTAAGGCAGCAGTAAAAATTGCTTGTCGAGGATATCGCTCAGATAAATATCCAAATGGAATTGAGCTAGATGAAGCAGAATACCTTTCTTCTTTAATTCCTTCTGAACGTGGTTTTGTCTGGCCTTTATCTGATTGCTTTTTTGGCAACGAAGAGAAGAAACGCAAGCCTAATAAAACTTTTGTCCAAGAGGTAAACAAATTCCCTCGTCTACAAGAAATCTTATTGAATATCTGCGGACTTGTTACGCAACGAGCTATTCATGCTTCTGGTGTTAACTTTTATGGAGAAGACCCATACCAGACTGCTTGCTTTATGAAAGCTAAAAATGGAGCTATAATTACACAGTATTCTCTAGCGAATGCAGAGTACTGCGGTGATGTGAAGCTCGATTTCCTTGTGACGGAAGTGCAGGATGTAATTACTCAATGCCTTAATCTCTTACAGGAGAATGGTAAGATTGAATCTGGTCTAACACTTCGTCAAATGTATGATAAGTACCTACATCCTACAGTGTTACCGTTACATGATGAAAAACTGTGGAAAGCAGCTGTTTCTGGAAAGGTCTTAAAATTTTTCCAATTTGACACACAGGTCGGCGGTCAGACAATTAAGCTCTTAAAGCCGCACACACCTCTTGAAATGGCGAACTGCAATTCCATTATGCGTCTCATGGCTAGTGAACAAGGTGATGAAACACCAACAGAACGATACAAGCGCATGAAAGATGATATGTCGCAATGGTATGCGGAAATGGATAGATGGGGTCTTTCAAAGGAAGAACAAAAGAGTCTAGAGAAGTATTATCTGCCAACGTATGCGGCGCCTGCTCAGCAAGAAGATATGATGATAATCCTAATGGAAGTCTGCGGCTTTTCTTTATCTGAGTCGAATTTTGCAAGAAAAGTTTGCGCAAAAAAGAAGATGGACAAGATTCCTGAGCTGAGAAAAATGGTATTACAAGGTGCTCCAAACGAAAATCTTGGTAAATACATTTGGGAGACTGCTATCAAACCACAGATGGGCTACTCATTTTCTCGAATCCATTCTCTGGCTTATTCCTATATCGGTCTACAAACGGTCTATTTAGCTACCTATTTTCCTGTCGTATATTGGAATACAGCTTGTCTTCGAGTCGATGCTGGTCTTGATGAAGATGCCGCATCTAACTATGGCAAGATTGCAAAGGCAATTGGTAATATGATTAACAATGGCGTTACAGTAAAGCCAGTTAATATCAATAAGTCTGGTTATCTATTTGAACCAGATGAGGAAGACAATGCTATCTTATATGGCATGAAATCGTTAAATGGAGTTGGCGGCGAAGTAGTTTCAAGAATTATTGCCAATCGTCCATATGATTCATTCCAAGATTTCTTAGATAAAAACAATGAAAATAAGACTACAGTATTAGCTCTTATCAAAGGCGGCGCTTTTGATTCTTTCGATAGCCGCAAGAATATTATGAAACAATATATTGAGATTGTAAGTAATCCCAAAAAGCGTATCACAATGCAAAACTTTAAATCTTTAATTGATTATAAGCTCATTCCAAAAGAACTAAAGTTCCAAAAGCAAGTGTTTAATTTCGACAAAACAATGAAAAAACAATGCAAATATACAGCAGAAGAATTTGATTTAAGCAAATCAGATATACATTATAAGTTTTATAATAAATACTTTGATACTGATAATCTATATATTAAAAATAATTCTATATGTCTAAATAAAACGACTTGGAAGAAAGAATATGATAAAGTAATGCTTGCCGCAAAAGATTACATCCAAGAGAACAAAGAAGTTTTATTACAGAAGCTAAATAGGAAACTGTTCTTAGAGCAATGGAATACATATGCGACAGGTACATATTCAACTTGGGAAATGGATGCTCTTGGATATTATTATCATAAACATGAATTGTCAAATGTTGACGAATCTATTTATGATATAGTATCATATAATAGTTTACCGACAACGCCACCTACCGATTATGTATTTAAACGTGGCGATAAAGAGATTAAAATTCCTAAGACTTGCAGAATTATTGGTACAGTGGTCGGCAAGAATAATACAAAAGGACAAGTTGATATTCTTACAACTGATTCTGGCGTTGTAACTGTTAAGTTTGCATTAGATTATTTTGCAAAATATAATCGCCGTGTAAGTGAAAATGTAAATGGTGAAAATAAGGTTATGGAACAAGGATGGTTTCAAAAAGGAACACTGATTGTAGTTAATGGCTATCGAAACGGTGATATGTTTAGAGCAAAGAAATATAAGAAAACCAACTCGCATCAATTATATAAAATTACGAAAGTAAATAAAGACGGCACTATAGAAATGACCAATAACCGCTATGGCGAAAATGTTGACAATTAAATAAAGTTATGTTATAATATAGGAGTAAACAAAAGGAAAGGTTTACTCCTATATTTTTTGGAGGTTTGATGTATCCAATAGTAATTGGCATTTGCGGTAAGTCGAGTGCTGGCAAAGATTTTGTTGCCACTCGATTGGTTGAAGAGTATAAGAAAATTGGTATCCCAGCAAAAAAGGTAATCAGTTATACAACTCGTCCTCCAAGAGAGGGAGAAGTTGACGGTGTTGATTATCATTTCGTTGATTTGGAAACTTTTATTGAAATGCAATATGATAATAAGTTTATTGAGCATACTGAGTTTCGCGGTTGGCGATATGGCACTGCAATCAATTCATTCGATGATGATTGTGTAAATATCTGCGTTCTTAATCCTACTGGTATGTACTCTTTACATAAATACTATCGTCATACTCGTTCAATTGCGGCATGTGAATTATTTTATCTTAAAGTGCCGTTCTTTACGCGACTTAAACGTTCTATCAAACGTGAACATACTTTTAAATGGGAGTTTATCAGACGAGCGTTCGCGGACAATCATGACTTCCTAGATTATGATGAATACTTTGGACATATGGAACATGAACATCTTCTGCCCTATTGTCATGGTCGCATAGATTTTGTATCCAAAATTATGAATAATGATAGACTGATTTATGAAATTTCAAAGCTAAAACGTAAACATTTATCCAAATAAACGTATGGACATAAGTTTAGAAAGTTTATTAACCAATTTTTATATAAGAGAAAGAGGATAAAATGATTTTTCAAGTACGGCAAGGAGTGTTTGAAACTAATTCAAGCTCAACACATACGCTAACTATCTGCTCAAAAGATGATTTTGACAAGTGGAAAAATGGCGAAGTATTTTGGCTTGACAATGATTGGCATAAATTAGATACAGATAAGAATTTTGTTACCCCAGAAGAGCTAAAAGAGCTTGCGGAAAAGTACAATGAAGAACAACAGAAGCGCATTGACGCAGGAGATAAGTACGCTAAACTGCTTGATATTGACAAAGTTCTCAATGAGCGTCCAGATTACGATAGTTGGGACGATAGCTATTGGGACACTGAGCGTAGTGCGCTGGAAGCATATACAACAGATGATTTTTATGTACGTAACGATGAACTTGAAACTTATAGTGAAACTTTTACTTCTCCTTCTGGTGACGAAATGGTAGCGTTTGGAGCGTTTGGATATGATGACTAAAGATTGGAATATGACAGCCAAAGGTTTTGACCCTCGCCCTTCCAATTGTGTTTCTTACAATAACGGTAACTATACAGTTACGTTATCTCTTGCAGACGGGACTATGATTCGATACAGTAAAGACGACAAATTGGTCCCGTCTTTTCCTGACTCTATGGATATTAAAATTACCAACTGCTGTTCGCTGAATTGCCGTTATTGTCACGAGAAATCGATAAAGGACGGACAGCATGGAGACATCTTATCAGACAGCTTTATTGACAAGCTACATCCTTACACTCAACTAGCTTGCTTAGCGGGAGATACAACCGTTCATACTGAATACGGTGCAAAAAATATTTCTGAGCTTAAAGTTGGTGACAAGATTTACGATTCTGAATATAAATTACGAACTGTAATTTCTATTCAAACAAAACAAGACTCTTATCTAACAATTAAAGGTAATAGAGGTTTTAATGTTCAATGTTCAAAAGACCATCCATTCTATAGCAATAATGTTAAGACATTAGCTGAAAATATAAAAGCAAAAACTCAAATTGATGTTATTTCTTCTTTTGAAGATACAACTTTTACAAAAAATGAAAAGCCAATCATCTGTTATATGAACAAGTATATTCACCATTACACAAATCCAAGATATAAAAATACACATAGCGGCTACATAACAGATGATAACAAAGTTGTTCTGTGTCCTAATACTCCAGCAATTCCTCAGCGCATCGTTCTTAATGAAGATTTAATGTGGTTATATGGATTATATGTGGCCGAAGGGTCTTCAAAGAGTTTTGTTTTGCATGAAAAAGAAACTGACTTTGCAAATAGAATTAAACAAATATGGAAAGACAATTTTAAATTAGATTGTGCTATTTACTATCATCCAGAAAGACACAGCCAAGCGATAGAGCCACAATCAAAATCTATTATGGATGCTTTCTTTGTAAAATATTTACAGGCAGGTCATGGTGCTAGAAATAAAACTCTTAGCTTCTTATATAAAGTAAACAATAAAGAGTTTATTAGAAGTGCTTTGCGTGGGTTATATGATGGTGACGGTTGTATTAGAACAAGAAAAAGAGGCGATTCTGTTTTCTATTCTTTAAGTTTAAAAACAACCAGTAAAACCTTAGCTTATGACGTAGCTTTTCTGATTGCAAAATGGTTTGGTATTTATGCTTCTGTTTTTCACGGCATCAGTCCAGAAAGAGAAATTGAGGGTAGAACTTTACAATCATCAGATTATTATATGGTTGATATTTATGGATTGGAATCTTGCAAGAAACTTTTTCCAGATTATATTGAATGGCAAGAACTAAAAGTAATACAACATCGTAGACAGCCTATTCTAAAAGCAAAAGAAATCGTAGAAAGCTTAGACGAACAGACTCTTTATGATATTACGTTAGACGGCGGTACGCATATTTTTCCAATAAATGGATACGTATTAACACATAATTGCGGTGGGGGCAATGTTCTAGAGCATCCCGACCTTGTACCTTTTCTAAAGAAGTGTAAGGAACTAAAGTTAGTCCCATCTATAACAGTGAACCAGATTCATTTTATGCAACAGCATAAGTTTCTCAAGCAGTTGACAGATGAAAAGCTAATCTATGGTCTTGGTATCTCTTTCCATCACCCTGATAAGAACTTCCTGCTTATGCTCCGCAGCTTTCCTAATGCGGTCATTCATACAATCGCAGGTATCACCAAGGAAAGAAATTATGAGTTCCTTGCCGACAACGGTTTAAAGATTCTTATTCTTGGATATAAGAAATTCGGTCGTGGAATTCAAGCCTACCAAGAGTCTCATCAGCATATTGATTACAGTATCATGAATCTCAAACACCTTTTGCCGTATATGGTCAAAGAAAAGTGGTTTGACAGCATTTCATTTGATAATCTTGCGCTAGAGCAGCTTGACGTAAAGAACCTTATGCCGCAAGATAAGTGGGATATGTTCTATATGGGCGATGAAGGTAGTTCCACGATGTATGTTGATATGGTCAATCGAGAGTTTGCGGCGAATTCTACGTCTGAAACTCGTTATCCTCTTTTGGACAATGTAGAAGATATGTTGAATGTAATTCACCAAGAGAAGAAGGGAAAAGATATTGACTAAATATATTACAAAACGAAATGGAAATAAAGTAGAATTCGATATTTCTAAGATTGAAAATGCGGTATTTCGTGCGGCATGTGATGTTTCTGGTACTCTTGGATGGACACTGACGTTTTGCCATGAGGTTGCGAAAGATATTGCACATGACTTTGAAAAAGCTGAATATTATCATGACGGCATGACAGTCGAAGAAATTCAGGACGCTGTTGAAGAACTGCTCATGGGCGATTTTCCGCATGTTGCAAAATCATATATGATTTATCGTTATGAACATCAGATTGCACGTCAAGAAAATTTTGAAGACGAATTACAGAAAATTGTAAATAATGATACTTCGAGTGCATATGCTTACGAAAATAGCAATAAAGATTTTACATCTGTGGCTATTCAGAGAGATTATATCGCTGGTATGATGTCAACAAAACTAGCTTTGAAATACGTTTTTCCAGATGACGTTGTGCAAGCTCATAAAGAGGGCTATTTATATATTCATGATTTAGATTATTCATTCCAGCACACTTTAAATAATTGCGGATTATTAAATCTTGAAGATATGCTAAACAATGGTACTGTAATTAGTGGAGTTAAAATTGAAAAACCACACTCTCTTTTAACTGCTACCACTATTGCAACTCAAATTATGATGCAAGTAGCAAATTTTCAGTTTGGCGGCCAAACAATTAATTTGGGTCATTTAGCTCCATTTGTAAGAGTCTCTTATGAAAAGTATTTAAAGAAATACAAAGATTATGGTTTAGATGAAAATCAAGCAAAATCTTTTGCAGAAAAGGATACCAAGAAAGAGATTAAAGATAGTATCCAATGTCTTAATTATCAACTAAGTACATTGTTCAGCGCTGGGTCAGGTCAAACTCCATTCGCCTCCGTGTTCATTTACCTGAACGATAATCCTGAATATACAAAAGAGCTTATTGCACTAACAGAAGAGTTACTTGAACAGAGACTTCTTGGTATGCCTAATGAAGATGGTGTGCGCATAACTCAGGCATTCCCCAAGATTCTGTATTGTTTAGATGAAGATAATTATAAGCCTGGTACAAAATATTGGTGGCTTACAGCAAAAGCAGCCAACTGTTCTATTCATCGCCTTGTCCCAGATTTTATTTCAGTAAAAAAGAGCAAGGAGCTAAAAGAAGGCTATGTTGTACCTAATATGGGTTGTCGTTCATTCCTCGCTCCTTGGTACGATGAAAACGGTAAAGCAAAATTCTGGGGACGTTGGAATCTTGGCGTTTGTTCACTAAACCCACTTCTAATGGCTTACGATAGTAACAAGGACGAAGATAAGTTTTTTGAGATTTTAAGGGATAAAGCAGAATTAGCGAAGAAAAGTCTTGAAGTACGAGCAAAACGTCTAGCCAATACAAAATCAGATGTAGCTCCTATCCTTTGGCAACATGGAGTCTATGCGCGTTTAAAGCCAGGCGAGACATTAAAAGAAATGGTTTACAATGGTTATTGCTCTGCTTCTTTAGGCTTTATCGGCTTAGCAGAGGTAACACAATATATGAAAGGCGTTAGTATTGCAACGCCAGAAGGCGAAGCATTTGCAACAAAAATTATGAGTTTCTTGAGTGATTTATGCGCCAAATGGAAAGAAGAAACCGGCATCGGATTTTCACTTTACTCAACTCCCTCAGAAAATTACTGTGGTAAGGCTTGTCATGCTGTAAAGGCCAAATATGCAGAACAATTTAAATCTGATTTTGGGGAAACAAAAGATTATTTAGAGAACTCTTATCATATTCCTTCGTGTGAAGAAATTGACCCGTTCTCAAAAATTACCATTGAAGGAAGGCTACAGGCACATAGTCTAGGCGGTTGCCTAAGCTATATTAACTGCGCAGATATTACAGCAAATCCATCTGCTATTTATAAGGTGCTTGAATGTATCTATAATAATTGTCTATATTGTGAAATCAATGTTATTACTTCCTATTGCCATACGTGCGGACAAAAACAAACAATTCATGTCCATGAGAACGAAGATGGCAGCACTTGGTGGGAATGCGATAACTGTGGCGAAACAGACCAAAATAAAATGGATGTTGCAGCGCGTACGTGCGGTTATATCGGAACTAATTGGTGGAACAGCTCTAAGACTCAAGAAATTGCTAGAAGGTATTACAATTTAGATAATCATAAAATATAATAGAGGAAGATATGAAAAGAGCAATTCAGTATACTTACGGTCAAGAAATTGGTCCGTATCATAATAAATATATCAAAGAAGCTGAACCAGATAAAGACCCAAAGCATCCCAATAGGAAAATTAGAAAAGCAGAATTTGAATGCGGAAATTGTGGCAAGCATTTTGTAGCAAGAATTGGTAATGTTAAGAATGGGCATACTAAATCATGTGGTTGCAAGAACTTGGAAAGTTGTATTAAAACAATTAAAGAATACAACGCTTTAAAATTACCTCCTTGGAATCGAAAAGAATATATAAAAGGTCAAGCCATTGGAGATAATGGTGTTATATATATTCAAGAAAAAGAATCTAAGAGGCATGGTCAGCAACAAGGGATGACACGGTATGCTGAATTTAAATGCCCTATTTGCGGTAATCATTTTATTAGTATGATTGAAAACGTCAGTTTAAATAAAGTTAAATCCTGCGGACAACATTCTTCACTAGGAGAAAATAAAATCGCAACGCTTTTACAAACAATGGGCATTTATTTTGAATCTCAAAAGTCTTTTGAAGGACTAGGTAAATATAGTAATCAGAGAAATAGATTCTTTTATTTTCCTTTCGATTTTTATATTCCAAACTTAAATCTATGTATAGAATATGATGGAATTCAACATTTCTCGTATCATGAAAATTCAGAAGATAGTTGGAATAATAAAGAGAATTTTCAAGAGACAAGAGAACATGATGAAATTAAAAATAAATACTGTAAAGACAATGATATTTACTTAGTTCGTATTCCATATATTGATTTTAATAAAATTGATGAAAAATACATTGAAAATATTCTATCCAATTATAGATTATACGATTATAATTATGATAATAAACGTGATATATATCAACAACTATACAAATAAAATAAGGAGTATTTTTAATGAGATATTTTCAAATAAGGTCAATGGACATTAGCAACGGCATGGGCATTGGCGCCAGTGTCTTTCTATCTGGTTGTCATTTCCATTGTAAGAATTGTCACAACCAAGAGTTATGGGATTTTAATAGTGGCAATGAATATACCAATGATGCTAAGAATAAAATCTTAAAGACTATCCAACCAAAATGGGTAGAAAGATTTTCAATTCTAGGTGGAGAACCATTAGAGACAATTAACTTAAAAGAGCTATTAGCTCTTATCGAAAACATTAAGGTCTTACGTCCTGATATTAAAATTTGGATTTATACTGGATACACCTATGAACAGCTCCAAGAGAGAATTAAAAAGAATAAAGACGATTATTATCTAGAACCTATTTTGCGATTCGCTGATGTTCTAGTAGATGGCCCATTTATCCAAGAGAAGAAAGATTTAACGCTTGCTTTTAAAGGCAGCTCTAATCAACGAGTAATTGACCTTCAAAAGACACATGCGGCAAATGATATTGTGCTTTTGGATATTTAAGTATGAGGGATAGATTTTGTTCTATCCCTCATTTTTTTATTGACTTTTGTAGAGCATTATGATATAATATAATTACAAATAAAGAAGAAAGGAAAATATATGGATACAGCAGTAATTGATAATTATGCTCTAAACAAACAAATGTACGCCAAGATTACGCCACCTTCACAGGATGAAGTAAATGCAATGTTTGTCAATGTAGGTGCATGGCTTTCAACGCATCATAAAAAACATTACTATATGCTACTTAATAATGAGCTTCATTATTATACTACCTTCAATCTTAAAAATCCAAATTACGATAAGATGATTCAAGAACTCAAAGAGTGCCTTGCGTTCCGTGGCCGTGTTCTTGATATTGAATATCAGCACGCAGAAGATACTTATCAGATTTGGATTAAAGAATATAAGACCGATAATGTCTATATGTTTATGCTATTTGAAGCAGAAGATTTTGTGATTGAGGTGGAATAATGAATAAGTTAATTATTGCTGCTTTTCCCGCAGCAGCTATTAAGTTTATGGTACAAGGTGATACAGAGCAAGTCGATTCACAGAAGATGTGCTGGTTTCCTGAATTCGAGGAAAACTTCACGCCATACCTAGAGAAAGAATATGCTATTCAAGAAATTTATGTTCTTGGACCTAAGAGTTATATTCCAGAAGTAGTAAGTAAAATCAAGGGTCTTACGACTCTACCAGTTATCGAGGAAGGTATTTAATTATGCGCCATTACGTTATCAAGAACACTGCCGAGTATCGTGTTGAAACGATTGAAGATGTAGTAGCTTTTCGTGAAGAGCTACAGAAGCAGGCCGCACAGGATGGTTATTCTCTATCTGCCTTTAGCTATTCTGAGAAGCTAGTTAAGGAAAGGGGTATTGTGCTAGATTCGTTCTATGTTGTCAAAGCAGTCTTTACGGTCAATGATGTTAAGGAACCTACTCTTCCTATCTTTGATGTAGAGCTACCTTATGCGGCAGAGTCTATGCGTTCTACTAATAACGATGATAGTGAGGATGATATTTTTGAGTAATTCAGAGACTATTAAGATTCAGTATTGGCCCGGTATGCCGCGTCTAGAGGTTAATCCCAATGGCTCTTGGATTGACCTTTATACACGAGAGGATGTTACTCTTCAAGCAGGAGAATTTGCTATCATTCCTCTTGGGGTTGCAATGAAGCTCCCAGAAGGGTATGAAGCCAATTTCGTTCCTCGTTCTTCTACCTTTAAGCGCTATAAGGTACTACAAACGAACGCTTTTTCCGTGATAGACCCAACGTATTGCGGACCCGGCGATGAATGGGGCTATCCAGTGTATGCTACTTTTCCAGTAGTCATTCCTAAAGGCACTCGTCTTTGTCAGTTCCGTATTAACAAAGTTCAACCGCATATTATTTTTGATGAAGTTGCTTCACTTGCCGCAGAAAATCGCGGCGGCTTCGGTACGAGCAATACTGATTAAGGAGCGGATATGGATAAGATAATTGAATCTACTATTAAAAAGCTAGAGACAGTTGCCATTGACCCGCATCTCACACTTAATCCTACTCTTGGTGTTATCTATCGAGCGGATGATGCAGCCGCAGGCTCGTATCTCCGCTCCATTACGCGCAATGCTGAGAAATATAAATCAACTACAATTTCAGCTCAATGCGATACAATTCAAGACGCAAGTCTACAAATTCGCAGATGGACACAAGACCCTAGTATCAATGGAATTATTCTTATCTCAGATTATGGTGAAGCGACTCAATCATTATATAATCTGATTCCAATGCGACTTGATATTGATGGTCTTTCCAATAAATCTGCGGCGCATCTATATGGTAGTAAAGACCCTATCGCATATCGTAAGGCTCCATGCACTGCCGTTGCATGTCTAAAAATTATTCAAACGCTTTACAATAATGACCTTGCAGGTCTTAATGTCGCCGTTGTTGGTCGGTCTATGCGAGTTGGGCGACCGCTTGCAGAGCTGCTTTTACAACAAGATTGCACCGTAACACTTTATCATACCAAGAGTAAGAAAACCAATTTCAGCGATAAAGACATACTTGTTTCTGCTATTGGACAGTCTAACTATTTTTCTTCTTCAAACGTTGATGCGAAAGATTTGAATATCATTGACGTTGGAATCAACCATGATGAACAAGGACATATTTGCGGCGATGTTGATTATGATAGTGTTAAATACTTGGCTGACTATATCACGCCAGTTCCCAATGGCGTAGGTGCTGTTACGAATACTGTGCTATTTGCCAAGCTATATGCAAACAAACTTGACTTCACAGGGATTGATGTTTAATGCGTCTCTTGGCATTAGACCAAGCTAGTAGAGTTACAGGAGTTGCTATTTTTGATGATGATAAGTTAGTCAAATACGGCACTTTTGAAATTAAGTCAAACCAAGAGCTAGGTAAAAGATTAACACAGTTTCTTGAGAATCTAGATAAGCTATCTGCGGCATATCATTTTGATGCTGTTGCCTATGAAGATATTCAATTACAAATGGGCAATGTTGAGACGTACAAGAAATTAGCATATATTCAAGCTATGATTCTCTTTTGGTGTGAGAAACATGAAAAGAATCTATATTGTCTTTCTCCATCGCATTGGCGAAAAATCTTAAAAGATAAGTATGGTATGTCATTGGGTAGAAAGAGAGCAGAACAAAAACAAACTGCAATTGATTTTATCCAAGAGCACTACAAAAAAGAAGTAGATAGCGATACTGCTGACGCTATTTGTATCGGGTGTGCGGCCAATATTGAAATCAACAAAAACGAATCGGCTTTCTAAAGCCATAAAAAAAAAGAGGGGTATTCTCAATTAAGAGAATACCCCTTATTTTATTTAATTAAAAAGGATTAGCATCAGAAATACAGACTTGTAGACGGTCAAGAGCTTCGCCATACATACCAGCGAAATCATCACCACCGTATGTAGAGCCATCATCGCATACAGAGTTTAGCCAACCTTCACGGGCAACTGTCTGTGAACGATAGTATACTTGCTTATATTCTTCACCTTTGGGTGTAATATAATACATGCGTACACCGTCAATCGCATGACCACCAATACCAGCACAGCCGTTAACTAGGTCATTTTTATTACCCTGAGATATATAGTCTAGCCAGCCATCCTGCTGAGTGTGAACCTGATACTTGAGAGTACCACGGTCAGCCCAAGCGCATAGATAATCGTGCTTGCCGCAAGGCACACCAGCAAAGCCGTTTGAATCAGAATTATTAAAGTTAGTTACTGTATCATTCCAGCCGCCATTAAGATTGCGCAGAGCATAGTGAACATTAACAAGAGCTTTACCCTGCGGAGCCTTATTAGTAGGTGCAGGTGCAGGAATAGGTTTATTTGTAGAAGGAGCAGGAGCAGCTTCGGCGCCGTTCTTCATTGCATCATACCAAGCCTGCGCTCGACTCATATATTCAGCGTTTTGACTACCAGCTAGTTCGCCCGGACACGCCGTAGACGACCAATAGCGATGTGGGAAGACATTAACTAGCCACTGAGGACGACCAAGATTGTAATAGAGACATAGAGCAGCGACTAGATGCGCACCAGACTCTAAAGCAGCAGGGAAGACAGTCCAAGGATTGCTGTTGTTGTTAGCGTGCTCAATAGAGATAGTATGAGTATTTGCATACCAATTACCGCAAGCCCAAGCGGTATCCCAGTCATTGACCATCTGACCGATTTTACCATCAGCCTGAACCGCATAGTGAGCAGAAGTCTGCGAATGGCTCCATAGATTATAGCACTGGTCGATAGAAAGATTACCAGCCATATGATGAATAGTAATACCAGTAATGTTAGCACCTTCACGACCTGCGGTATAGTCACAAGGTAGAATCTTTGTTACATCAGCTTGAATATTTTTCCAATCCATAATTTTCCTTTCTATTGGAAATAAAAAAAGAGCCGCAAATGCGGCTCTTTTTATTTAACTATTTAGTCTTGCCGCTCATAAGATTCTTAAATTGTTCGTAGACGGCTGTGCTCGCAAGACCGCTCACAAGACTCCCAACGACAAGTTCAAGAGTAACTGGAGTACCAGTAGTAACAGCAGAGACAACACCTGCGACAAGACCGACAACACCTACGATTAGAGGAATGAAACGGTTAACAGAATCATTAGGAATAAGATTCTTGACAATGTAGCCGACACAAAGACCAAGAACAAGAATTGTTGGCATCAGCATTGTAGAGATAGTTGATAAATCAAACATTTGTTAAATCTCCTATTCAGATTTGTAATTCTTAAATTCTTCAAGAATTTCATCAGCCTGAGCCTGAGATAGCTTAGGATAACTATTTAAAATATCATCAAGAGTTTCGCCACGTTCAAGACGAATTTGTACTGCACTTTTAACGATTTTAAAAGCCATTTTAGATACTGCCATTATTCATCACTTCCTGCAACGATTTCAGCTAACATGATAGTTAAATTACCGATAGATGTAGCATTGGATTCAAGCTGGTCAGGACCATTTTCCATAAAAGCAGTTTGCTTTGCTTGCTTTTCTTCCATTTCCTTACGCTCTTTAAGTTCGGCTTCGGTATATAGAACGTAACGCTGAATATCTTCATATTCATCATATGCGTCTTTATGTTCTACATGCTCTTGGTCAATTACAGATTTGATTTCTGCGCCATGATACACATTGCCTTCTCCCCTATCTACATATTCAAAGACACCTGCTTGGTCATCAATAACTTTGACGTGCGGGTCTTCGTTGCTTTCAATAAGCATTTGCGAGCCATCTTCAAAAGCAAATCGAATTACCTCATAATGCTTTTTTTCAGGAATTTCAGCCTGTTCCTCATGGTGTGCAACAAATTTCTTGTCAGACTTTAGATAGCCTTTTGTAGTATCAACGTCAGATTCTTTAATCTCAACGTCTTCCTCGTTTAAAATTTTCATTTATACTCCTTTTATTTCCTAGGGTCTCTATCCCTTATTGATATATATAGCTTTAATTTTAGCTCCATCTGGAATATTTACATAACAGATAGGCTGTGGATGCACCGCAATCTTTACCGCATTTGACCAACCAGAAGCGATTGAATTATCATAATTATATATCCTAGCACGAACATAACAATTATTATTATTCTTCATACCCATAATAAAAGAGTTAAGCGAAGAATCAGATGAACTTACAGATATAACGTTACCAGATGCGGTATGTGTTGTAGACCAAGAAGACCCGCCATTAGTTGAATATTGCCATTCAACTTTATCAGAAGGATATAACGTACTAGAGTTATTCACGGAAAAATTAAAACTGCCCGCAGAAGGGAAAATAACGCCAGCAGGATTGACAACCGTTGGAGCTACAGGTGCCGTATAAATTGTATTCGTGCTTTGATTGGCAGATTGACCAGCAGAGTTATATGAATTAACTCTAAACTCATATTTATGGTTTGCGGAGACAGAATATGTTGTGCTAGTAGCTTTAGTATTTAAAATATTTTTCCAATCACTATCATCAACTCTTACATCAACATGATTGCCTGTAGGATTGCTTGTGCCAGAACCATTATTCGTCCAAGAGATGGTTACAGTTGAACCAGACAATACCGCCTTTTGATTAGTTACTACAGGAGGCGTTGTAACAGACGGAGGTGTAGCAGGGACACTAACAGTTGTGCTTGCAGAGCTATTGTCAAAATTGCTCCAACTTGGCCCACCAGCGCTAACTGAATACGAGCGCACACTTGTACTGTTTCCAACATTATATGAATGAGTCCAAGAAAAACTAGCACCATAAGGAATAGTACGATACATATATTGTCGCGTACCATTACATTCAGTCCAAAAGGTTTCGGTAATACCACTATATGTATAGCCATTGTTTGTAAATGTACCTGTTACATTTACAGTATTCTGATTTGCGCTAGCAGAAACAGAATATCTACTTCCCATTCAGTTCCTCCTTCCATTTTTAAATTATATTTTACTAATTATACATAAAAAATGGGCAGAACTATTTACATAATTCTGCCCAAAAATTTTAAGCTACTTGTACATATCAATTAATGTCTTGACATGTGCCGCACCGTCAATTAGTTTTTTGTTTTGCCAATCAAATAGATTCTGCACTATATCAGTTTGTTCTCCAAGAGATTCATAAACCTTGAGTAAATGTGAATGTAATATCTGTATGTGAGAATACTCTTGTTTAGACAAATCATTATACATATTAGATAGTTGCGGCGAATCGTTTTTCAATGATAGCGCTAGCTCCGCATATTCCTTTGCGCCGCATATTTCATCATCAACTTGGTCAAGTAGCGTTTTAAAAATTTCCATTACGCAATCTTTACTACAATAATATTGGCAATACGGACACTCGTAGCACTTAACGCCTTAACGTTAATTGTTGCTTGCGGAGCATTGCAAGGAACCGTGACAAGTGCGGAAAACGCCTGAGACACAAGATTACCTGCTGCGGCACCTGTGTCAATAGCATGTGCCGCAGGAAGAGCGTTGCCGTTGCGATACATTTGTGTTTCTATTGGTCCTTCTGCTGTTGCGGCAAATGTGAAATTCGCCATAATCTGATAAAGACCGCTATTGTTAATAGTGATGTTCTTGCCATCGCACGAGACGCACTTATTGGATACTGTGGAGCTAGGTACTGGAATGGTGTCACCAGCAGCTAGTGTAAGCGCAGTAGCGCTGTCATAAGTGAATCTTCCTACTGTTTTGATGCCCATAATAAACTCCTAAAGATAGATAGGATTAAAAAGTAGCTCCGTTGCAGCCACAGCCACAAGGAGTAGCGAAATTAGGCACTACGCCATAGCCATAAGGGGAAATACGAGGTACTCCGCAGAACATATTCTGGGTTTTAAGCTCGGAAACTTGAGCCTGTAGAGACTTAATCTTATCCTGTGCAAGAGCATCTAGAATCTTTTGGGTCTGTGCGGTGGTGTTCTCATTAATAGCAGCTGTGTTCATTGCAGCACTGTATTTAATGTCAGAAGATGCTAAGCGATTCTCGCAGCAACAATTCGCTAGCTGGCTAGAAAGCGCATAATTACCATCTTTGATCGCATCCTGAGTAGATGCGAAGTTGCGTAGATTCTCATAGCCAACAGATGCTAAACCTTGTGAAGTCTGCATGAACTGTGTCTGCATTAGGTCAGACAGACGGCCAACGCTATTTTCGAGGTTATTGAAATTCATAGCGTTGCAAAGACCTGCTTCGGTAACAGGCTGTTCAGCGGTGTTGCGATTCCAGCCATTACCATACATGAATAGGAAAAGAACAATAATCCAAATCCAGCCACCAGCACCGCCCCAATTGTCGTTGTCTTTGGTGACTGCCGCAATATCGGATAGAGACATATTTTCCATAATAATCTTCTTTCTATCGTGGTGCATAGAAATATTTTATCCTGTGCGCACAAGTGGATAAACTAATTGAAGAATTTGGCTATATTCATAGCTTGTTGCTTTAGTGTCTCAAATTGCTGTTGAGACATTTGCCCAGAAGAGATAAGAGACTGAACCTTCTCTTGGGCTTGCTGAGGTGTGATGTTACTACTTTTAATGAAGTCCAACAACTCGGTCATTGGGTTGTTTTGCGGCATTTGTGTTTGCTGCAATGTTTGAAATAATTGATTCATACTGCTCCTTCCATTTGTTGAATTCATCTTTTGTTATATAGTTATCCGCAGTTTGCGGCTCAACTTTTTGGAAGGAGTATTCTGAAATGGTAGATATACCATTCATATCAGTTTCTTTCAAATAAAAAATATCCTTATTTGAGTCCATAAGCAACGCTTTCGTTCCGCGAGGAACGGCACAGTTTTCCGCTTCTTGACGATTAGACACAAATCTAACGCCTTGAATTTGATTTGCGGGTGTGTAGGCGCTATTCTGCATAGGCATATATGGCGCATATGGATTGAAATAAGGATATTCGTTCATGGTGTTCTCCTTAGTGATATGTAGTAATACATATATATAAAAGAAGATATGGTAAGAGTTAATCTATTTTATTGCATGGAATCTGATTTAACTTCATTACCATATCTTCGTAGTGTCTTTAAGATTTTTCTCTCTATTGTACCTAAAAATTAGAGGGTAAAAATTATAATACTTTGCCCAATAATTTTAAATTTTTATCCACAACTTACATCTTGAATCTGTTGGCTGAGTAGATGAAACTTGAACTGAATATTCAGTGTTTGCACTTCCAGCAGTAGTGGCATATTTAACTGATTGAGAACCAATATCAGCTGATGTAATACATTGGCCGTAATATGAATCGTCTGAGTTATATAGAGAAACATTCGGAGTACCATTTAAACCTTTGACGCAAAAGGCACCACTCTTATTATGGTCACCAATAGCAGCATCATCGCCAACGACATACCAAGTATTGTTTGCGAAATACGGTTCTAGCTTAGAAGGAAAATCACTGATTTGAGACTTTGTATGTGTATGACTAGAAGGCGTATATGTATTTGGCTTTCCAGATATATTATTCCAAGCGACAGCATTCGCAGTGGCGGCTGTAGTCGCTGTTGTGGCACTTCCTGCTGAATCAGCATATCCCGCAGACATTTTATACCAAGCACTAGAATTTAGCGCTCTTTTGTATAAATAAGATGATGCTCCGTCTGGAATAGCAATTTGAAATGGAGTGCCAATATCTGCATCGGTGAACACACTTGCCCATGTGCCAACGGGAGAAGATGCGTTGCCACCAGTTGACGGCACTCCCCTGACAACATAATAACCAGTTTTGGTATGATTATCTAGATTCGTATCAGTTGTTACTGTTTCTGTCAACAGCGGTATTTTAGAAAATTTACTACCATCAGAAAGATAAAGTTCAGCCATTTAAATCAATTAAACTAGTTAATGTGGGCTTAAAGCCCCCCCCCCAAGAAGTGTAAGTTTGCATAAAAATTCCTTTCAATCTTAAATTTTAATCCATATCTTACATGTATTGCTAGTAGGCTTTGTGCTAGATATGGTTACAATGTCGCTCGCTGCCTTGGCATTGAGCTTTGTGTTCATTTCACTTTCAGTATAGTAGCGGTCATCGTGAGTGTGGCTAGAGTTGGCTTTGCCGTTTAATTTAGTATTGATTTCGCTTTCAGTGTAATATCTATCATCGTGAGTGTGACTTGACGGAGCATACGTAGAAGGTTTGCCATTAACATTCCCCCATGACACACTATTGGCAGAACCAGCACTGCTGGCATATGCAACTTTACCAACATCATAACCAGTAGCTTGTGCAGTATATGCTCTTGTGTCCATTGCAGCTCGGGGTTCATCGTTCATTAACTGCCAAGAAGAGCCATTACCACCACGGGTGCTGTTTGCTAAAATTCGGATATTACACGAATTATATGTGCCAGTAGCATGAAAATATAAATCAGCATATCCAACAGTTGATTTAGCAGAATGTATTTTTAAAATAAATTGGTCTGGTTCATATCCATATCTACAAAGCCATTGAACGTTTCCATGAGTAGCCACAGCGCTTTCAGATACATTATCATTGCGGAAACGGACTGCTAGAATGCCAAATCCACCACTTTCGTAACCAGAATCTACACACAATACAACGCTACCATCGAAAGAATTAGTTTTTGATTCAAGCTTTAAACAACGCCAATATGGTTTAGCAGCACTGCTTTGAGTAACATATCGGACAGTACCATTTAAATAATTAGCGATATTAGCTGTACCAGAAATATTACATGATACAACATTTCCTACTGGATTATATTTAAAATTATCGCTATGAACTCTTTGATTATCTGCACTATTATTTGAAAACCAAACATGTCTTGCAGCATTGTCCGAAGCGGTACCATAACTTTTTACTTCTTTCGCGGCACCTCCTGCGGAATCTGCACCCGCATAATTATGGCTATGACTAGCAGCTGCTGCTCCCACCATATCTGGCGTCCACTCTTTAAAAGACCCGCCACTGGGATAATACGCTTTAGCCAATTAAATCATTGGCTACTGATGCCCCCCCCAGCAGACCTCACTAAAGGTGCGCTGTGTTAAAATATTCTTCATATTATCACTATACCTTAATCCATAATTTACAAGTACTCGCGTTGGGCTGCGAAGAAGAAACGATAACTTCTTCTGGCCGCCAAGTGTTAGTGTCATTATCAGTAAGCGCAATAGTCGCATTGCCAGACTGGTTCAAAGTAAACGTACCCTTTGTAGCGCCGTTCTGCGTAATTGTAATAGTACCATTGCCGACAGAAGGAATTGACGGTCTGTTAGAGATTTCAGACCAAGAATAGGAAGGTTTGCTTGAAGCCTTAGCCCAAGCATACACATCACTTGCTGGCATACTGGTAGGGAAATCTGTAATCTGGGACTTTGAATGAGTGTGTGAAGAAGCGGCGGCACCGATACTAGAAGCTGTGATATTAATATTCTTGACTGCACTACCATCATATGCACCTTGAGAAGTACCATTTAAAGAAATGGTAAGCGCATTAGGATTCTTTAAAGAACTTGGAACAGTAGGAATAGTAGGCTTATTGGAAAGGTCATTATATGAGCCGCTTGTCGCAACGGTAGCAAAAGATGGCTTGCCAGATACCTGTGACCAAGTAGGAGTATGATTGGAATCAAAATAATGCGCCCAAGCGCTCCAAGCGTTAACATTAAACTGGCGAATCCAAGTTTTCATAGCATTGGTATTGCCCTCAGTTAAAACTTGAACTAGATAACTGCCAGCTGTTCTTTTGACTTCAAGACCGAAAGCGTCTACGCCAGTGGGCTTATTCTTGACACTATTTGAACCACCCGCAAAATAAAGGCCAACTGTTTTAGTATCATCAAGATTTTGTGTAGTAAGTTCTGTTACCTTTAGTGCGTTTGCGGTTGCAGCAGTAGTCGCACTGCCAGCACTAGCCGCATACTTTACACTCTTGGCAGAGTCAGCGGTATTATCAACATTACCTAGACCGACTTCTGCCTTAGAATATGAAGGTTTTGTGGCTGCTTTCGCCCATGCAGAAACATCTGATGCTGGCATTGAAGTCGGAAAATCTGTAATATCGGCTTTAACATGTTTGTGACCAGTATCAGACTTACCGTCAAGAGCAGATTTAACAACCTTACTCTGAACTGGATTGGTAGAATTAGTAACGAACGATGTATCTACAACTGTCTTGTTCGCGCCAGTAGCAACACCGTCAAGTTTAGCCTTATCTGCGGCAGACATAAGACCTGCGGCACTGGTAGTAGCATTGCCGTATACAGTATTTGAATCGGTAACATTAAATGTACTACCATCGCTACCCTTGAGGGTAATTGTATTGCCATTTTTGGTTAGATTATAAGTTGTATTTGTATTGATATTATCTTTAATCTGAATCAGAGAGGATGAAGAAATACCCATCCACAAAGTGCCGGTATCGGTGGCAACATACAATGCACCGTCCAATACTTTATTTTCGGCAGTGAGTGCTTTGATATTAGGTTCTTTATCTCTGATAAATTTTACTCTTGCTATCTTGCTCACATCCTTTCTGATAGACTATTTAATAGAAGACCAAGTTAAATCATCTGGCGTAGCAAAATCAGAAGCATCATGATATGCGGCAGATTTTAAACCATATACTGCCACAGATTTATCTTTAACTTTGATTGTACCATTTGTAGTGCCAGTAGTAATAGATGTAACTGTCAAAACATCAGATGGCAAAATGCCGCTTGCAACGGTATCGACATATGCTTTAGTGGCAATGTCATTATCGTCATTGATGGCTTGACCAGCCGCGTATTTAATTTTACCAGATAAAGTACCACCAGTAAGAGGAAGATATTTCGCTTTCTCTTGGTCGGTATATGCCTTTGCATCTTTAAGGGCTTTATCTGCCCTTACTTGTGCGTCTGTTGAAGACGCACCAGATGCAGTCTTAATTGCTGAATTCATCTCACTCTTGGTTGGATAGTTCGATAGGTCGGTCTTAGAACCACCTAGCTTTTCAAACTTACCATTAACCCAAAAATATTCAGTATATTCATTGCTGGATTCAGTCAAATCTGGCAACATATAAATTGTATTTTCTTCGCCAGTAGAAGGAAGAGTTGACCCTTTTGCAAGCACAACACGTTTAAGATGCGGCGCACCTGCCACTGCATTGGCAATAGCTGTGTTCATAGCATCCTTTTTAACATATTCTGCTGGAATTTTGTTACTTGGAATGTTAATATCCCAATTAATATCAGAAGCATCTACGAGTTTGAAAGTGCCGTTATTCTTTTGTTTGATTTTATCAATAAGTTGAACAGGCATTATTTCACCTCCACCGTAGTTGCACCTAATCCTGCATTAGTTGACCTATAGATATTATAAGAAGCGGTATAGCCACTTGCATTTGTGAAATCAAAAGTCTTTACTTTGTTGAAGCCACCCTCGAAACCTCCAACATAAAATGCGGGAGTTCCAAAAGAAGCAGGAATAGCAAAATAAATATGCTGCTCAGCATTAGCTGTGACGCTCCATGAACCAGTGCGGCCAGACACTAGATTTTTAGTAAGCCCTTTGACAAATGTCGCATCCATCCTAGAAGTATCTGTTATATTGCTCACGCCATAGTATTTACCATTTAAAAAGTAAATTGTAGTCTGCTTAGTAGATGTGGCTTTGCGAGCATCAGTAGCGGTCAAAGTAAATGCGGTCGTTGCGGTAAGAGGTGCCGCAAATGTAATTGCCGCATTCCCAGATTGTGTCTTATTGATTTCAAATGATTGGCTACCTGTTGTAATTGTCAGTTTAGAAGGTTGTTTGTTCAAATTCCAAGAGAAGTTGGAAGATGGAAGACGAGAACCTATTTCAAGTGTGCCGCTATTGTTAGAAAAACTATTAACGGACATCGCTTTATAAATTGAAAGTGTGCCGTCAGAGGTAATATCAAAATCTCCGCTTGGCTTGATAATACCTGCAGCAGAACCCGTGGCAATTTTAATATCGCCACAGCTATATTTGATATTATTTTTCATGATACTCGTGGTATCTGAAAGAAAATAGATGCCGTTGGGGTCTATTTTGGTAGACCCCAACGCATCATACTCTGATTGCACGCCTGTGTAAAATCTAATATCAGCAGACATACAATCTCCTTAATCTAATTTAAATTAGAGCGTCTGCCATTCAATTAGGCTGTTAGCATATTCCTTCGCAGATTTAAGAGCGTTGTTAGCCTTGGTAGTAGCATCTGCGGCAGCAGCGTCAATAGCTTCGCTCTTCTTTGTGTCAGCATAAGTCTTAGCTTCAGAAAGAGCGCCAGCAGCGGAACCAGAAGCATCAAAAGCACCACTGTTCTGATAGGCAGCAGAACCAAGACCCTTAACGGCAACGTCTGTACCCTTGACAGAGATTGTACCGTTAGCGGTACCAGAAATAACGTCAGCAGCCTGTAGAGCAGTATCGGCCTTTGTACCCTGAGCAGAGGTAGCGAAAGCACCAGTGGCGGCATACGCGGCAGTACCTAGGCCATGAACCTTGACGGGAGCGCCCTTAACGGAGATAGCACCGTTAACAGTACCCTCAACAACATCAGCAGCCTGTAGAGCAGAATCAGCTTTATCACCTTGGTCGGCAGTAGCATAATTCTTGGCTAGACCATCAGAATAAGCCTTAGCATCTTCAAGAGCCTTATCAGCCTTTTTACCAGCTTCGGTGATAGCAGCAGCTTGAGCAGCGTTAGCCTTTGTGGTGGCATCGGTTGCGGCAGCAGCAATGGCAGCATTCTTAGCAGCATCGGCCTTAGTCTGAGCATCGGCAGCAGCTACGCCCTTAGCGGTAGTAATAGCACTAGTTACTTGGTCTTTAGTGAAGTAATTGCTAAGGTCTGTATCAGAAGTACCAATGCGTTCAAAGGCACCATTGATAAGCATATACTCAGTGTATACAGACTTATTAGAACCTGCGGCATCAGCGCTGCCAGAATCAGGAACCATATAAATTGTATCTTCATTGGCAGCAGAAACCTCGGGGAGCTGAGCAACGATTTCACGCTTTAGGTGATGTGCGTTAGCTACAGCAGAAGTGATATGGCTATCAACTTCGGTCTTTGTATAAGCATCTCCGATACCATAGCCAGCAAGAGTAGTAGCCTTGTTAGCTTTTTTATCAATTTCAGCCTGTAGAGCAGTCTTTGCGGCACCAACCTGACGGGTTGTCTCAGCAGCAGCAGCTTCGATAGCTTCTGTTTTCTTGGTAGCAGAATCAGCCTTGGCATCCTCTAGAGCCTTATTGGCTTTAGTAGTAGCGTCTGCGGCAGCGGCTCCAATAGCAGCCTGCTTAGCATCAGCAGCAGCTTTCTTGATAGAGCCTTCGCCCTCACCGTTAATAACGCCAATAGCAGCTTCATTAGCATTAGCTTTGCCCTCAACAGCGGTAACGCGGTCAGCTAGAGCACCTGTATTAAGATTAGCAATAGTATCCTTAACATAATCGGCAACAGACTTAGCAGTAGCAAGCTCAGCGGCAGTGCTAGCATCAGAAATAGTAGTAGCCTTGGGAAGAACTACGGTCTGAAAAGCAGAGCCATCATAAAAACGAACTTCACCAGTAGTCTTATGGACATAGAGGACATTCTGCTTAGCCGTATCGGTTGCAGGGAAAGCATCAACAGTCTTGTAAACGCCACCAGAGAAGCACTGGTCACCCTTGAAGATTTGGTTGACACCGTTACCGATAAAGTACAGAGTATTGGGGTCTTTTACAGCAAGAGAGTTATACTTTGCAAGGTCGGTAGCAATAAATTTTACTTGTGCCATGTAACATCCTTTCTTTTACATCTTGCAATACATATATATTATAAGCGCATTTGCGCATATAACCAATTAAGATTCCAACTGATTCCATTCAGTTAGATTTGAAACCATAATATATTCTTTTGTGGCCGCAGACCATTTATAAGTAGCTTTGTCGGCAACATATAGTGTCTTTGGATTCCCTTCTTTTGGAAAATCTAGAACGCTTGTGGCAAACACGATAGGCTCTAGATTGTCTGGAGTCATTTGCTGCCAAGAGCCATTTGAAAAATTCCACATGACGTTCGTAGAAGTGACGTAATAATATCCTTCAATGACAGCAGTATATTTAATTCTGTCTTCTTCTGTGGCAAATGTCTGAATTGTCTTGAATGGATAGCGACCGCCATTGAAATCTAGACAAACTGTGCCGCCGTCAGTTACAAAAATAATATTGCCGTCACGCACTGGGAGCTTTGAGAGGTTCTTCGCGCTAACAGTGTAGAGGTTAGTATAAGTCATTTAATCACCCTCCCCTACAAGTTTATCGAAGTCTATCATTTCAAGGTGCGGAGTTTGAATATTTCTATCAATATATTCTTTAATTGTAGAAATATCATCTGTAAACGTAATGCCGCATTTATCAGCATCTAGTTTTGAATCAATGCGGGCATCGACAATCGCCAAAGATTTCTTAGCTTCTTCCAGAGCTGCATCGGCTTTATTGCCAATTTGCTCAACACGTTCCATAGCTTCGGTAGCCTTTTTTGCCGCATCGTCTGCCTTACTAGCAGCCGCATTAGCTGTATCTACTGCTTCTTTTGCATCGACCTTTACCTTGCTAAACTCAAGCAGCATGTCTTCAAATTCAATTTTCTGAGCAACCATCTGCTTTTTCATTTGGTCACCGATACAATTTAGACGAATAACTGCATTCTGGAATAGCGTGAAATCATCAGAAACTACAAAAGAAGAGCCGTCATTTGGGTCTGATAAAACGTGTACGATGAAGTTTGTAGACTGAGCAATAGAAACGCTGTCTACTAATTCAATGCAGCATAGAACATCGCCTTCGAGCAACATAGCTTGCGGCCATTTGATTTCCCAGATAATTGGGTCATCATTCGTCTGCGTGAAGACATTATATCCCTTAATCTTCTTTTGGCGATGGAACCAACTCAGATATACTTTAGTCTCAGGAGTAATTTGAGCAGCAGCTTCTTGGTCAAAAATAATCCTAAAAGTACGACCGTTCGCATCCGCGCCACCAGCTACAATAGGGTCTTTAATATCTTGGTCAAGAGACTTTAAATTGACTGTAACTGTTTTCAATTCCTGACTCATTTATTCACTCCTTTCATTGTTCTTTTGGCTTACAATAAATTGTGGATTGGAAAGATTGATTCTCGGTAGTTCGCGTATCTCTTCCATTAAGCCATCAATGAATGAGTTGCCGCCTGCCGCTTTATAATATAAATATCTACGCTCTAGAGATTCTAGGTTAAGGTCATCAATAGCCTTGATTTCATAGCAAAAATAGTGATGCTTGTCAATGATATAACTGCGAGAATTTTCCTGCAATCTTTCAAGAGTAAGTTTTTCATGCTCTTGGAGTGTTTTAATATCATTCGATTGGTTGCTAATTTCTTGGCTAAGATTTTTAACGTCTGCTTGCAACGAAGCAATACTTTCCACAATCTCAGAGTGCTTTATATCTTTAATTGTCTGATAGTTGAAATACTTTTTTAATTTATCATAACAATATTCCAATAGCTCACTTAAAAATTTAAAAGCGACAGCTAAAGTCACAACTAGCATAACGATAGCCCCAAAAGAGTATTGCGATACCAGTTGCGATAAAGCATCCATTCTCGGCAATATCCCTTCTTCTCTACATAATCTATATAATATGAAAATAATTTGTATTTGATTTTAGGAATTTGCCCATAAAAAAACGAGGGAAACATAAAGTTTCCCTCGAATTAATAAACTATGTCTAGGAGATTAACAAAATTTGATATTATGCTGCACCTCCTATCATATAACTAGGCTGTGCGGAAATAGATATTAAAAGCCCTGTACTTTGGGCGGTTGTCAAAAGGTTGATTACCGCCTGTATTTTCCATCGAATCGTTTGGTGGATTCCAGCTTCTAGAACCGTTAAGAGCAGCTTTAAAATAGTTTTGTGAATTGCCAGTAAGCCATTCACCGAATCCAGCAAGCACGTGGTTATGTGATGGCATTTGGTTAATTGTAAGTTTAATAGAGTTTGTGCCACCTGTTGTATTTGGCGTGCCGCAACAAATGAACGTGTCATTATCGAGCTTTGTCCATGTTCCGCCAATGGAATCTGCTGGCGAGACTGAATTGTTTGAAATAAAGACTGACCCAACTGGGTAGACAATATCCATGAGGTTAACGTAGTTAGACATACGCCACCTCGCTCAGATTTAAGCTGTACGATACCAGATAAAGCAAGTTGTATAGGGCGGCAGATTGTTGTGTGCTTGCCCCCCCCCAGTATTCTTTGCAGCATTATTCCAATCTGGATTACCATCATTCCACGCAGGAGAATTAGTTGCAAAAAGTGTACGATATGTTGTTGCATTTCCACCGTTAACAACAGCAACAACAATGCCATGTCCATGAGACGGCATTTCATCAATTGTTAACGTATGCTTTGCTTCTCCGCCTGTTTGATTTGCGGTATTAGCTCCATAGAGGAAAGTCTTAATTTTCGTCCATGTACCACCAATAGAATCAGCAGGTGATGTTGCACTCATGCTCTGATAGATTGAGCCTACTGGATATACGATATCCAATAGATTTACAAAATTACTCATTTATATCCTTTCTAATTTAATAGAAAGAATATTATAAAATCTTCTTAGGCTGTTCTCTTATATACATTTAAAGAATAATGATAAGGAATATGCTTCTGCTGCTCGACTAATTGCCCATTTGAGTCTATTCGCCAAATGTCTTTAGTCCACAAATTCCAACCAGTATCACCACCATCTTTACCACCAACTGACAATAATTGCCATAGATTACCAGCGGCAGCATTAGTATTCCAAAAACCAATACCCGAATATTGTTCCCTGTCATGATGCCAACCCACAACATTGTGCTGATGGTCTGGTATGGCTAGCTGAGAAATTATATTGCTACCAGAAAAACGTCCAGCTACGTTATAGGTATCACCACTTGCCGCAAGCAAACAATTTTCAATTTGTGTCCACGTACCACCAATAGAATCAGCAGGAGAAGTAGCATTTGTACTAATATAGATACTTCCTACTGGATAAATAATATCAAGAAGATTTACAAAATTAGACATGATAAATCACCATGCCTAGAACAGCCATTGAAGAAGAAGCTACATTACTGTAGCCTCCCCCCCCCAATGACTGTGATTAGTCATTAAGTTTTTCATAATATCCTTTCGTTTAGATATTATGATTTTAGACTTTAAGCAGTTCGCACCCAAACTTTGCAAGCATATGAATAAGGATAATAATCCTGTCCACCACCAGCATCACCAGTATTACACCCTTGAGGATAGTTTTGTGCGCCAGCACTGCCTGAATCTTCACTATAGTCTTTACGAACAATATTAGGATTACCGTAATTTGCTGTAACATATTGAGCGTGTGCGTGAACTGGCATCTGTTTAACGCTAATAGTCTTACTACCAGTATAACCTACAATATCATCATATGCGGCCAAACATGCGCCATCTTTAATTTGAGTCCATGTACCGCCAATAGATGATGCAGGTGAAATACCGCTAGCAGTGATATATATACTGTTTACAGGATAGATAATATCTAGAAGGTTTACGAAATTGCTCATTATTCAACCTCCTTATTTGGGAGGTTATCTAAAATCATAATATCAAATTGATTTATAGATTCTAAGCTACCGCAGTAGCCCCCTAGAGAGGTCAATTCATTAAACTTATTCACATAAAACTCCTTTTCTTTCTCAGAATTATATTCTATATCTATATGAAAAAAGGGCAAAACCCCTAATAGGATTTTGCCCAAAACTATATTAGATTTTAATCCACAATTTACAAGTAGAGGATGTAGGCTGAGAAGATGATACAGTGATAACATCATTTGCCGCATAATTGGAAGAAGAAGTATATGCGGCGCTACCAAGACCTAACCATTTCCTATATTCACCTTGTGATACGTCTTTAATTTTTCGTTCATCGTTCATACCAAGAGCATACTTAAAATCGGCAGATGTAAATCCATCACCAGCATAACCGATTTTAATACCTTGATTAGTATTATTATAATCCGCTATCTCAATAGCTTTATCTGCTGAACCTGCACTTGTAGCTTTACCAGTAAGATTGCCTTTAAAATTATTAGCTTCAATCGTTGAATACGCAGTATTCGATGTATAATTACAAAACTTATATGTAATACCAGTAGTCCCACCATCTGATGCATCAGAGTCGGCATTTCTATAATTAAAATAACAAGTAGGTTGCTTACCACCAGAAAAGTTAATTTCATTTTGATGAGTATAAATTACATTTATACACTTATTAGCGGTACCAGCTGAATTAGCATAATTTACTGACTTACTAGAATCTGCTGTATTATTGACGTTATTGATACCTAGATATTGCTTTGCCGCATCTAGATTTACATCTTTAATATGATTGCCAGTTGAACTATATCCTGCAAGACAACCTAAATTCTTTTCAGCATCTTCTTGATTTAATCTTAAAGATTCTGCTGCAAATCCTATTTTAATTGTTCTACCGGTAGGTGCATTATAATCTCGCACACCATCGGCTTTAGAAGGGACAAATTCAGAAAAATTCGTCCCATCGCTCACCATAAAATCAGCCACATCTATCAGCTAAGTTATCTAGCGGGGCAGATGCCCCCCCCCAGAAACGTATTATTCATATCTACATCCTTAAATTTGTACCCACAGTTTAACATGTTCTTCTGTTGGCTTACTCACGCCAACATAAACAGTACCAACATCATCTGCAAGTTTACCATTGGTCACAGCTTTGCTTGCAATTTTGCCTGATGAAACAGCTCCATCGGCAATCTTAGCCGCAGTCACTTTGCCATTACCAATAGTCGTAGCCATTGTAATAGGACTTGCCGTATTAAAACTTGTAGCAGATGTTGTAATATCTCCGTTCAGTGCGACAGTATTATTAAACTTGTTCGCAGATTGAGCATTTGTAGCGCTAGTTGCATTACCTTCTACATTGCCAGTAAGAGTACCAACAATCTTATTAGCATAAATATAATTCCACTTTGCACTAGAGGAACCAAGAGAATAAGAATTTGTAGCGCTAGGAACGATATTCTGACCAGTTAGAGAACCTGTCAGCGTGCCGCCAGATAGTTTTAAATAACTCGCATCGTGATTATGGTTAGCGGTTGCAGCGCCGATATTAGCACAAGTAAGATTGACATTGCCTGTGCGGTAATTGCTTTCCGCATTACCCTTAACGCCAGTGACCTCGCCAGCAACTTGCCATGTACCGTCTCCACGAAGGAATTTGTTCTGACTTCCAACCGTAGGAGCAGGAACAAGACCAGAGTGACCAGCTGCATTGGCAGTGGCAGCTTTCATGACTTCTGGTTTAGTTGTATCTATATCAAATGAAATATCAGCAGAACCATTGAAGCTAAATGTCTGTCTACGCGAAGCTGATGTAGTCCCATATGTCACTCCAACACTTAAACTATGACCAACTTTACCAGCAGTGGTCGCATTAGTAGCGTTATCGGCGTTTGCCGCATGACTTGCATTAAGTGCCGTACCAGCTTTGTACTCTTGGTATCCTGCATCAGAATTTAACCTAGCGTCATCAACGACAATATACATGATGCCAGTATCGTCTTGAATAACGCTATCGCCAGTCTGCACTTGCGTATTAGTTAATTGGAAACGTGCAGTTTTATTTGCAACATGGACTAATCGTTCTAATGCACCATGTGGAATTGTGTTTAAAGGTAACACTCCAGTGACACTTGCGGCATCAATTGATGGAATTGTAATAGAGATATTTCCAGAACCATCAAAATTAGCACTACCAGTACCACCATTATTACCACCCTTAACACTGATTGAACGTGCATTCTTTAGCTTCGTAGCTGTATCGGCGTTACCAGTGACATTACCAGTTAGGTTTCCCGTGAATCCGCCATTACCAGTAACCCTGCCAGCGAATGTAGTAGGAGACTTAACTGATTGCGCATTAACAGTTGTCTTATCTAACTTATTGTTCGCATTGTCATTAACAGCTTTTACTGCTTTTGGTGTCGCGGCAACAACACCTGTAGCCGCGCTATCTGTTGCATTTGTCGCGTCTGAAAGCCAAACCTCACCGCGTTTATTATTGGTAGCATCTGGCGCAACGTAAATCGGTCTATATGTTTTAAGCGTAGGGTCATAGACTTTTGCAACAAAATTATTTTTCATCGTAGAATCATTTGGATTACCTTTAGCCATTTGCCACCTCCTTATTCTTCCTCGTCTTTATAAATAACGTCTACAATTGTCTCTGGCGGCATACTCTTCTCAAAAGTGAATTTTAGCTTTGAGCCAAAATTACCGTCAAGCTCAAGAATACCTGTTTCATTTACCTTATATGAAAACTCACTCTCGTTCGTAGTGATTGTAATATCATAATCAGGAATTTGCGGAAAAAGGATAATATCCTCTTTCCCTTCGTTCAAAGCGCGGTATTCAGAATAAGCAATCGGTTGACGCTTTGGAATCTGAATACCAATATGTACATAAGAATTGCCCGCGCCAGCTTTAAATGTATGACTTGATTTTACTGAGAATGGGCCTTTAATCTGTTCAAGTTTCATATCTACGCTCCAAACTTATAGGTACTAGACCAATAGGAAGGAATTGCATTATCTGAAACTGTTACAGAATTCTGCAAGAAAGCAAGACCTTCTGATGTCAAAGTTTTAAGACTCTCGTAGCTGGCCGCACTTTCATCCATTAGTTTAACATCGCGCATACCAGTATCAGCAATCTTGCCAAGATAATACCACGTACTTAAATTATAATCAAACGCATAGAACTCTTTATCACTCTTGGCTTCATTGTATGGCTGATACGTAATAATTTTGCCAAGATTAGACTGACCACCAGGCTGATTTTGCGCGCCAGTAAGGCCAAATGGAAATTCACGATTTAGATATTCAATAATATTAGCATCTGTAAAGCCTGCGGCATTTAGCTGGGTCTTTGTGACATTAAAGCCAATTAGAATGCCAGCTTGGTCTTTGATAGTGCCAAGGTCTTTCCAATAGACATTCGAGCCATAATTAGGAATAGATGAATCATACTTCATCGCATCATTATTTGAAATCCAACCATCGGTCGCATTTTTAACACGATGTGATGGGTCGCTATAAAGAACAAATAGATGCCAGTCAGATGGACGAACCACAAGGCGTTCAATTGAGTTAATGGGGTCACTGACTTTTACAGGGTTTGGATTACTATTGTATTTAACATAAATGCTCTTATCATCACTAATACCAGTACCCATGTAGATAGATTTAACGGTTGTGATTTTATAATTCTCGCCACCGTTTTCAGTCTTTAAATTAATTGTCTCACCAGTGTTAAAGATAAGGGTCGTTTCACCAATATCGTTAACACGTGCGGCAGTTAGAAGTTTTAGCTTGGCTGGACTAATTTTATCACCAGTAGTCGTATTGATTGTAATCTGACCATTTGCTTGATTAATTGTAATATCTTTGACCCAAGTTAAGCGTTTATCAACAGACGCAGTACCATCATTGAAAGAGCATACAAAATGACCAGTATTTTCATCTAAAGTAACTGAACTAATCCAACGAATATGACCGACCTTATTCCTACCATCGTTTGACAGTTTGCCGCCATCTGTGCCCGCAAATGTTCCGATAACATCGCCGTTATCTTGAATCTCAAGGCCTTTGACCCACGTAAGATTTGTTTCATATGCAGAAGAGTCATTGTTGAAATCCATCTTAAAATGTCCACCTGCGGCACCGTTTCCAGTAGACAGAGCAACGCCTGTCACCCATTTAATTTTCTTATAAAAGATACTATCGTTGTTGTGAGTATAAGATACTGTTAGAGTACCTTTATCATCAAGCGTAATATTCTTAATAATATTAAAATCACCGAGATAAATTAAAATTGGGTCTGGATTGATTCGCTTATCATAGATATATAGTTCATATACTACGATTTGGCGATGTTTGGCAATATCATCTTCCATATTAGGATAGCCAGATTGACCAACAGTAGCAAGACCAGTAGTAGGATTGACTGTAATGTGCTCAGTAGAATATACTTTATTGCGTAGTGCTTCTGTCATTTCAATAACTTTAAGATTACGAAGCGTATCACCCTTTAAGCCTTTTGGAATACCCATGTCCCAGTATTCCCAGAATGGATGGGTCTTATCATCAATACGTGCAATGGAAGCCATAGCATTTTCTTGTTTAATATTACCAGCTGTATCATACTGGGAAACTGCATGAGCTTTATAGTCAATAACTGTATAAGGGAACTTCATTCCTACATAGAACCAAGAATCCGAGTCTTCATCGTCTTTGCGAATATTAACCCATGTATATTCAATATCATCATTAAAAGAGGTTTTATCTTTACCAGGAACTAACGTGCGATTTTGGATGTTGAATTTGAAATCTTTTTTAAGCGTACCGCCACCATCATGCCAGTTGCCATTATCATCTTGTTTCCAGTTGGTAATAACAGTACCATCGGCATTTTGACCGACTGGATACCTACGATAAGTATTTTCTTCAAGAGCCTTTGTTGACATATGCGTTACATTGTCAATAGTATCTACTTGGAAGAAAGGAGTACCGCTTGACGGACCAACGATTTGAAATTTATAAATTGCGCCGCCCATAGCATTTTGATAGTCCAAGCCGCGCATAAAGACTTTACCGTTATCGGGATGATTTTTATTTTTGCATGAAATAATAGCATATTCGGAATACCATACTTCTTTATAATTTTCACCCATGCTAAAGGCATTTATCATGTCTTTTACAGATAGAAAAGCGGCTTTAATCTCAAAGGATTTGCCCACATGGGATGCGTACAAGCTGTCCAAAATTATTCACCGTCCTCTTCTATTTCTTTTTGGGTAAATTCATAGTCAATAGTAAATGAATCAGTATAATCACGAGCTACAACGCCAATAGAAGAAACAGGCACTTCTGATAGTTCATAAAATCCGCTCGGACCAATCCTAATCTCTTCACCATTAATAGCCATCATCAAACCAGAATGGCCCCAAATACCAATTCTATCAAGCGTAGCATTATTGTTCATGCTTTCCACTAGATTACTTAATTGACATAGCTCACACTTAATTTTATCTAAATCTACAATGCGGCCATATGTCGTACCGCTTGCTGTTGTATGTTGAATATTATAATCTTCTGCCTGTCTTGTCATTGATAGCACAACAGAAATGAATCCATCTTCTATTGGCCTGAAAATCATTTCAAACAAACCATAACGTTCACTAACATCTGTTTTCCAAGATGCCGCCATAGCTACAATATTTCGTTTATCTGTCTGTGTATACGTATTGCCACCAGTGCCAAGATAATATTTTTTATTCTGCTCTCGATAATATAAAGCATCTTTAATAGTAGTTTTACCATATTCGTATTTAAGCGGTATCATAGCATTAATGCTGCCATTACTTTTCTCATATAATGCAACGTTATAAACGTTACTCCCGTCTCCACCTGCGTTAACGTTAACGGTCTTAATATACTGATACGAGCCTTGGTCTGTATCTGAATTTTTTGTTAATTTAATAGTAAATTCCATAGCATAATTCATGTCTTGCGGAATTTGAACTTTTAAATAATAATCTTGACCTTTAACAAATTGCTTGTCGGGAATGATAGCAACGTCTTTAAAACCTGTATTTTGTTCATCTAATCCAGTAATATCAGCATTAGAGTCAACATAAGATTTTTTGAAAGTTAGTTCAGTAAGACCTTCTCCCGCATACCTATATTGACCGATATTTGTGGTTGCCAATTTCCCTCCTTTTATTTCCAAAATATACCTAATATAAAATAAAAAATAGGGCAAACCAATTATACGGTTTTGCCCTATTTTTAGAATCTTTCTATTGACTGATTACACGAAACGGTCATTGCATTGCCCGGCCCAAGAGGAATAGAAAGTGTGTTTAAATTATAATCGCCATATGTATTTGTAGAAGTATCATTTAATTCAACTCTAGAATTAGGCTCTAGGTAGAATACTGGCAGCGCAGTAATCGACACTGAATTTTGATAAGTCGTATGAAGATATAGCTCATACTTTACTTGGTCAAAAGCACTATTCTTATAGCCGCCAGTAGCAAGATTATAAAAAACCTCACCGCGCACTTGAGTATATGGCATACCATTGTCTTCACACTCCTGTTGTTTTGTCCTTCCCTTATCGTCTTCATCGGCATTGATGAATACAATATTAGGAATCTCAGGAGCAAACAGACAGTTTACGGTATCAGATGATACAGCATCAGTTCTACGACCAATGGCAGATACAGAGAATTTTCCTAAGTCAGATGTTGAAGAATCAATAAAGTCTAGAAAATAATTACCATCAGTCAGTGTAGAAGTAAGCAGTTCCGCATTTTCTTTTTCACCTATAAACTTCTGGTCTGCAAGGTCATAAATTTGCGGCCAAAACACATCTAATTCTTCAAAGTAATAATCTGTATCTATCCTACAATTATGTGCATATTGTAGAATATCTCCCTGCCAACCAGAAATACCATCAATTTTAGCATAATAATTGCCAGAATCAATTCCATTTTTCTTAGCCAACATACCTTCAAGATAAAGCTCGGTACGCCAGTCTTTCACCGTATAACCATCAATGATAATCGGTATTGCCGCAGAACTGGCATCTCCTTTGTCATCTACAACAACAGCAGATGTTGAAGCATCTATTGGAGGATAATATGCCGCACACTTTAATGCTTTATAAGTATCATCTTTCCAATAGTAGGCAGTTTTATTGGTAGCATCAAAATAAATAGTATTGAAATCACCAATAGTAGGAAAATCTTTTACGCTTGTATATACAGTCGGAAATGCGGCTTTTAATTCTTGAGTAGACTCTTCTATATATAATAAAACGTTGTAATAAGTATTATAGTAACTATTACCTTGTTCATCTATTGTAACGGGTGTCGGCTTGCGGTCAATGCAAAGATGATAACGAACGTCTACCTGCTGTTGGCTATTTGTTCCTTGGCGCTTACCTTGAATAATAAAGTCATTCTTGATATTATTGAACTGTGGTGTTTTACTAATACTGATAATATTGTCTTTATCGTTAAAAGCGTATACACTTTTACCTGTAGTTGTTTCTACAAGATAATCATGTTTCTTCATGTCATTGACTAAAGTTGTCGCTTGCGTAGTATTAAGATAGTTCTTAATTTCCCTAAAATGGAATACACCAAATTCATCATAAAAATATTCAAAATTACCAAGATAACTTTTAATCTTATCGAGTACAGATGTTACGCTTTCGCCAAGGTTAGCAGACAGCTCAGAATCATACACAAAATCATCATAGACATAGCCACAGTCTTGACCGCTTAAAATTTCAATCGTACCGTCTTCTAATTTTTCCGGCTTATCGACATATGCCGCATACCATATCCTACCAGCACTTCCACTTTGCTTAGGTACAAGATACAGCGGATTAGAGCCAGTCCATTTCATAACCCTTTTAATGCGGCGAGGCACATCTTCAATAACGATATTATTTAAATCTTCACCGCCGTAATGATTTACTAGCTCTTGGATAATGTCATAAACTAATACCTTTTTAGTAACATATGCGCCGCTTGCGTCCTGTGTATCCATTTCATCAAAGATAACAGCAGCCGACAATGTACCGGAAACATCACCCGATAAACCGCACATTTTATCTTTCAATGTCAGCTGCAACGATACAGCAGACGAAACAGAAGATGATGCACTCGCACTCGCAATAAAGAAAACACCTTGAGGGAACCATAAGATAGGATAATCTAAAAATTGATTGCTATGGTTTTCAACACCAATCTCAACAAAGATTTTCTTATTAATTGCAAAATCATATGACATATTTTCAATATCATAATCGCCACTACTAATAGATGCGGTTAATGAGCAAGTGCGCCTAATAGACGAAGAACCGTCTTTAGAAAGACTACCAGACGCAATAACGCCTTGAATCTCCTTCAACGGTTCTTCATTCCAATTGAGAAGGGTTAACCGCACATACTGTTTTTGATTTACAAAATTATCAATAGTCTTGAGAAAATTTCTACGCTTTAATGCGCTATTGGCATCTTCATAGAAGCTGTCGTTTAAATAAGGATACGTCCTTCTCATTTTCCCTCCTATTGATAATTTGTGGTCATTACAGTGCCATAATAATTAATCATACCTTCTACTGGCATAAAAGCAATACCAATAGTTTCTGTAGAATTATTATTCTCTATATTATCAATCGTACCAAAAGCAAAATTATACCATTGATAATTATAGTAAATCTTTAAGTCTCCATTAATATTATATACAGTATTTAGTGTAGGCTTCTTAACTTCACTAACATCCATGTATTTTACAACCTGAACTGGTCGTTCACCAATATCGTTCCATGCATTAACAAAACTATCCTGCGGTGGATTATTATCTTGAATTACAGATACCGGGTCTTTTGTTTCAGCAGAATCAATAACTCTAATCCAATTAAAATTGTTAATTGTTGCGTCATTAAGCGAAGCATCAACTCTAAATTCGTTCTCTTGCAAATATTTTGTTTTGTTTACTTGCTTCATACGAATTCCTAAGAAACACATATCATCTACTGGAACGTCTCTCAGCATATGTAAAACACCTGTGCCACCTACGAGATAGTTTTTATATTCTGCTTCATTATGGTATTTAATACTAGCAACTGCGTATGGAGTAACATCTAAGCAAATACCCTTCCAATATTTCATGCGTTTGCTTGAAATCATAACATCGCCGTTCATTTGAATAAAGTTATATTTATTCCTAATCTTTCTTCCAAGATAAATATTAGGTTTAAAGATACCTCTCTCTTGACCAACTACTACGCGGTCAACAGACGCGCTTGAAACAGCTTCTTTTGAGCTAGAGCGTTCTTTATAGCAAAGCGTGTATTCAACAGTGATAACATCACCAATTTGGAAATAAAGACCAATAACATCTAACTTGTTTGGAATCTGATAATATCCACGCTCGTTAACGAAAATATTATGATTACCATTACTACCACGAGTCATAACACCAAAATAATATCCTTGCTGGACTCGCTTTTCAGCAATCATCTGAGACACACCATTTGTTTTATCTGTTACTTCTGTAAGTCCATCTGAACCACTTTGGAAGGTATAGTAACGAGGTTTAGAATGATAATAAATTTTAATATCTTTAAGTACGATTTCTTCTGCTTTGCGTTTCGCAAGAACTCCACTATATTTTTTACTTAATATATCATTAATATCATTTCTAATATCATTGTTATTCGTAACTGTAAACTTATATGTTTGACCAGGTTTAATAACTTCAATGTAATCTTTAGGCTCGTCCTCGGAATCTTGTTTACCATTGCCACTAATAGAACCAATCATCTTGCGGTTATAAATACCAAGAGTATCAAGAGTATCTAAGGAAGAAGCATCTTCAACTTCATAAACAGTAGCAGAAAAATTCCATAGCCTGCGGCCAACTGTTTCATTAGGTGTCAACGTAACATCTGTAAGCATAACGACCATTGAACCTTCTGCCATTGAACGATACAGCTTAGGCTCACCATCATTTAACCATGCAATTAGCTTCTCACGGAATTCACGCTCGTAGAGCCAATCGTTTGTAGTAGTTGTTAGATACTCCTGTGAAGTTACACTAGAAATAGGCCCACTGGGATATTGATTTCCTCCAGTCTTCTCCCAATTCTTAAAATCATTACGAATTAAATCTTTAACGCCAGTTTCATCTTTATATTCTGAATATAGGTCTTTAAGAGTGTCATTATTATGATGAATAAGTTCTGTCTTATTAGCAAACTCTGAGTAAACATCAGACTCAGCACTAATTAAACCTGAAATGCTGAACTGTTTATAATTTAATACAGCATTTTCCGCAAATTTAGGATATTTGCCGCCGAGCGTATCAATCTTAGCTCTATTGACTACTGGCTTAAAGCTACTAACCTGATAATTATATCTTACCGCGTATTGCTCTTTTCCACGAGAAAGATAAGCGTCATAAAATTGCGGCAAAACGACTTTAGACATTTTAGGTTTAGCAATTGACATTCCAGTAGAAGTAAGAGCTTCTACACGATAACGATACCATGTCAGACTTTCTACAGTATTATCTACAATTGAAAAATCAATTTGCTGTAGCTTTGCGCTATAGATTGTTTCCCACTCTTTAAAATTATCTTTATTAGATGCACGCCTTACGTATACAGATACGCCATCACTAAAAGAATATTCGTTCTTGACAGAAACTTTAATTGACGCAGTTTCATCATCAACTTCCGCATCAATTGTAGGTTGCCATTCATCAGCGCCAGTGTATTCGCCAATCTGGAACTTATATTCTTTGCTAAGCTGATACTGATTCTTTGTGCGGCACGTGATACGGCATACATAATACGTACTGGTAGGGTCTGATGTAGAACCATCTGAACTATTTTTCAAAGATGAAAAATCAATATTATATACAATATTATTTGGATTAAGATTTTCACCAGTGTAAATAGTAGGAGTAGAGAATAATACTTTATCTGAATCGTCTAGAATATCAAATTGATATGCTTCAAGTGTTTCAGTTTCAGTATTTAAAACTACTTCTTCACCACTTTCATTTTTAGTGACAAAAACAAGACCTCCCGCAATTTGCGTTAAGCCTTTATTAAAAGTCATATATGAATTGCCTGTATAGTTTTCAAATACAGATAAATAAATTTTAGGTTGGTGAATAGGTCTAATTAGACAAACAGAAGACCATTCTGAAAAATATTGCGTATGTGATAAAAGATAACTATTCTTCTTTGCTTCATCATTAATAGGCACTTCATCAGTTCCATTATAGCTGTCAAATCGAATCTGAACTTTATAGAACTGATTCGTATTGAAAGCATTACCCTCGATATAAGCGGTAGGTATCGTTACATAATACATACCGCTTACTTTATCGAATTGTAAATCTTCAATGAGAATGCCCGAAAGTTTATTCAAGGCATTCTCATTGTTAAGCTGATTTACGCAACTGACATGCACATGCTTAATCTCAGATGCAGAATTAAAAGAAGAAAGAGTAAAATATACAACAGCATCTTCTGTGTTTACAAAGGCATTTTGAAATGTTGAAACCACAGGTGGATACAGTGTACTAACGACTGTTGCCATATTTCACTCTTCCTTTCTATTGGTTAGAAGAACTTGTATCAATCCAAATGCCAACATGAGTATTAGTAGGCTGTGTCTTACCAGTATATACAAACGTTGTATTTTTCATGAAGTCCATGTAATTGTCAAAGAATTGGGCAAGAGAATAATTACCCTTATCTTTACGTGTGTCCACTACATTCTCAAAGCCAACTCCAAATTCAGAGTAAGGCAAAGTAAGTGAACCATCTTTGGCCTTTTGACCAACCTTTTTAACAAAGGATTTTACTGCCATTATTTAACTTCCTTCTCCTTGGGAGTGGCTTTTTGCTCTGCTTGATTAACTTCTTGCGCCTGCTGCTGAGCCTTGGCCGCAGTTTCCATATCAATAGCTCGTAGCATTTCACCCTGAGCTATTGGATAAAGACCGACAAGAACAGAGTTAAGAGCGTCTACCATAACAGTAGCGCCAATACCGTTCTTTGCCATAAAATCATAAATCATATCTTTTGCAAGAGCATGAACCCTCATACGTACTTCTAATTCATTCATATCCTTTTATCTCCTTTAATCTTATACTTCTTCATTTGAAGTATTTGTAGTGTAACTACCACCAGTCATTAATCCACTAACAAATTGAGCTGTAGATTTCTTACCATCAACAACAACATGAGCCATTGTATAATTAACTTTATGATGATGATTCTTCTTAGCATAAGAATTATCATGATTATGGTTTCTATCTGCTTTACTATTTGCTGTAGCTTGTGCCGCATTTGCTTTTGCTCTAGCATCATTTACATCAGACCTGCGAGCATTTACTTCATTATTAATCTGTGTCTGTAAATTATTTAACAAATCATAAATACAGCCTAAGTGGTCTGAAACCTTTGACGAACTTCTATTGGCTCCCATGCACCAATGTGTATAACCATTATTATAACAATATTCATTACTATAATTCCAACCACTAATACTACATATATCTCGTTCAGCAGTAAGTGATGTAGTTGATTGTGAATCAGGTGTACCTGTGAATACGCCCCAGTTTGAAACAACACCATGACCAATGCTAACATAAGTTCGTTTGCCGACGTGCGGCACTTCATCATAATTAGATTGAATAGTGCCAGTACCAGACCTAATATAAAAAGCACCGTTACCGCCAGACTGAGGAATAAGACTAATGCTTACGCCACCTTGTGCTTCATTATCTTTAATGGCGGTAGCGACTAGTTTAATACCATCAGGTGAAGTATCACTTACAATATTTACGCCATTGTTTTCAGCATTGAATTTAAGACCTTCACCAACAAGTGTAGTATTCTGTCCTTTATTATTATTTAATGTCAAAACAGCCTTGGCGTTGTTTGAGCCAATGGTAAACGTACCAGCTTCATTATTTGCAACAGAAGAAAAAGCCTTTGAATACATCAAATAATCTTCTCCTGCTTTAATTTGGAAATCTTTGTCTGCAATATTCGTAATCGAATTAGTTGCATTAAGTCTCAAATTGCCACCAATGGCATAGGTATAATTTCCATCTTCATCTGTCTTATCATCTTTTGGCGTACCAATAGCAGAAAGAGTAAAATCACCAGTAGACATAGTGGTTTTTCTGTCTTTTGGATTCATAAACTCAAAGTTATTATTAAGATATAAAACAGATGTCTTAGTCTTTTCGTCTGTTGTATCATTTGCCGCAGATAAAGCAGACAATCTTAAATAAGAATTTTCGTGACCAATAATAGCCTGCTCTGAATCTATGTGAAGTCTATGTGTCGAGCTATCAGATGATTCCTTACCTAAATCTGGCGCGTAAAGGCTAACATGTTTACCATATACATTGAATCCTCTTGGATATTCATTGTTAACATTTGTGCCAGTAGAAAGATAAAGGTCTGTTGTAGCCTTTTCAGAATTTTTAACTGTACCATCAACAAAAAATTTAAATAAGTTTGTATCAGACCAGCCAAACTGCGCACCAATATATTTAGCATCCAACGCTCGCTTACCAAATGCGCCTACCTTACCAATACCCATTGAAGATTCTTGGTCTTGGATTGCATTTGTATAGAACTGTCCAAATTGATTAATACCAACAAGCGGATAACGATGCCACTTATTATCTTTCTTGTAATGTCTATAGATTGATAAAGTTGAGTCTTTTCGTGGGTCAATTTCTACTTCAAGGCTATCTCCCTCAGCGAGTGCGGCATTTGCCCCATCAAATTCAATATTTGAATTTTGTCTTGTAAGTGGCTTACCTTTGACTGAGATATAGGCAGGGTTAGCGCCTAAAATAAGACCTTGCTTATCTGATGGAATCGAAAATTGTGAATCTTTTACAGGATAGTCTGTATATGGTCTGTCTACAGTTGCTTCTGTAAAATTACCATTTTCATCAACTTCCGCGTTTGCAATATTATATAATGCGCGAGAACCGATACGCCACGCGCCAATATAGCTTTCGCCACCTGGGACTAGTTTAATGCGGCCTTCCTCAAAATGATTATTTTGTGATGCCTGCTGCTCTGGCAAACCAAAAGTAGCTGAACCATCTTTAGCATCTAAGAAGATAGACTGCTTACCTTCTGAGAATCCCATTAAACCAATTTTAGATTCATCTGAATCATAAGTCTTTGAAGTTCCCATTACAACGCCAGTGAATTGATTATTCTTGTTCTTTTCACCGGCGCCAATTTGCGGCGCAAGAATGTAATTTTCATCTTCATTGATTTCTAGATGTGTTCCATCCCAATCATTCAAAGATTTAAGACCATAAGTGTTCAGTGACATATAGATAGGAATATATAGCTCAACAACAGGATTGGCCGCATCTGCTGACGTATATACTTTACAATGAACTAAATTGTTGCCATACTCACCATCATACACGTCATTTGGAAGAATATAGATTTGACTTAATCCTTTTGTGCGAGCTGTCTTTTGTACGCCTTCTGACGTATTCTTTTCTGTAATAATCTTAAAACAAGCACTTACTGGATTCTCATCATACGTTTGACCAGTCTTTGAAGGATCGCCACCCTCAGCTATCCATTCAATAAATAAATCTTCAATACCAGAGCCGACAAGTGTAACGCCTTGGTTCTTATTATATAGCGGATTGCGGCCATCTGCGTTATAAGTAATAGACTTTAAAAGAGAAGTTTTATCAATTTGAATATCAGTATCAGCATACTTCTTGATTACTGGGATACCATAAAAAGCGTAATACTTATATGAAGAGTCTCCAACGGTGTAAGTTGTTTGAGCCTTAACGATTTGGTTCATAAACTTGCGCTTGGCCGCATCAGTTGTGTTCCAAGAAACAACACCATCGTTACAGCTCATATATTTGCTTTGACCATAGCCCATAGACCAAGAGACAGTAGAATCATCATTGATTTTTTCATTACGCTGATAGAGTTGGAATTCTAAAACCTGCTGTGAGATTGATTGACCTGTATTCCATTCAATCATATTATTCTTGTCGATAATAAGCGCAAGCATTTTATTCTTTAGACTCTTAGAAGTAGGAGAAATCTTAGCGACAATATCTGTACCATTCGTGCCATTCTCGCCTACCTTAGTAAACAGAAAATCAGTCATTTGACTATATGTAACGCCTTGATATGTTACAATAGCTTCAATCTGATTTGATACTGCTGAATAGTCAAAGTTTGCGGCAATCGCCATAGGGTAAATTTGTGAAATACAATATTCAATTTTCTGATTAGATTGATTAAGTACCATTCCTTCTTTTGGAATAGTAATCATAGAATCTGTTAATGGTACTCGCCATTTAATATCATATGTATCTTTATTAACTTCAAGACCAGCAGGGTCAAAGAAATGACAAGTAAGCGGCTTTACCTCTAATGGGTCTTCATATCTATCATCATCAGGTGATACACCAGATTCACTATACTGAAATACTTGGTCACCATTTTCAATAGTGATATAATAATCAGTAGGGTCTGCGGCAGTTGCATTCTTTAAAATAATAGTTGCAACACCGATATTATATTCAATATCTTCTACGGTTTCATCTCCCGTAGGTTCCCTATCGCGCAAATAAACAGCGCATTTGAAAGTAGCCTTGGAATCAATACCTTTAACTGGATAAGTAAGCGTATTTTTATCCCATGATGCACCTTCGAGCGCATTCATTTGATTCTTTAAAGCAGAAAGATTATTATATCCGATACCCTGCTTCATACCATCTTCATAACGAGCTTTAAGTTCTTCAATCGTCTCGGTAAAAGATAATGTTTGACCATAATCATCAACCTTAGACCAAACGAATCTAAAGAAGTTATCTGGATGCCCATTTGCTTTGCCAGCTTCAAAATCAGAAGATTTACCATCCAAGAGACAAGTTAGAGTAGGTTTACCACGGTCAAAACTAAAACTAACTCCAAGAGAAGAAGTAATTTCAATATCACGTTTTGCCGCTTCATTATATAAAACAAAATAGTCTTTTAAAACCATCTGCTCTTTGTAGACGCAAACGCACATATACTTATTCTCATAAGCGCGATTTTCCGCACCAGTAGTAACAAAACTATATTTATTACCTTTGGCTTCAAGATAAGACCAGCCAGCCCCACCGTACATCTTATAATCTCTAGAGCTTGCGGTCACTCGTCCATCTTCTTTAAACCAATAAAACATTGCATCGCCTGAAAGGTCTTCATTCTTATGGCGAAGTGTGCTAACAACGCTTAGAGAAGAGTTCTCAGTTAAGTCTCTAAATGTTGAACCTTTCGGCATAGACAAGTGCATCTGATAATCGCCATTTGCCGCACTAATCTTTTTTAGACCATAGAATTCAATATCTTTAATAAAAATATCATCGCCCCAGCCAATCGGCCTATCTTGTGATTGAATTGGGTCTGTTATTTCTACGAAGTCTTTACAATAGAAGATAATCTGGTCAATATATAAAAAGTTTTCAACATCTATTGGAAAAATCTGATATTGGTCAAAATAGCTTTGATATTTAAGCGGCGAACCCGTCATGCTATTGCTGTCGATAGTGTATGATAATTTCTTAACTAACGCTTGACCGTTATCATCTGTAGCGTCTCCGTCTTTAAAAGCTAAGATAAAAGTGATACCATATTCGCCAGTCTTTGTGAGTTTATGCTCTCGCGGCAAAGACGTGCGGAAAGATGCTTCAATCAGTATCGCTTCGGCCTGCTTAATATTATTCTCTAGCTCTTGGGTATCAATAGATAAGAACTGAGGTCTAGAGCCGCTTACATCTTCATCTTTTTTATATAATACTTTGTAATCTTCCTTCTTGTAAGAACGAAGCCCAGCAGGCGTGACTTTATCCTTATCACTAAGGCAATTGCGGCCAATGAGATTATAGTTACTAATGGCCGAAGATACAAAGCTAATATTATTATCATCTTCTGCTGCCTGCGCAACACCTACGATATTCTTTTTCTTGGTGAAATCACCTTCTGGAATAAGAACATATACCGATTGGCCTTGAGTATATGTATTTCCTTCTTGGGCATATGCTTTTAATTTGCCGCCATTATAGGAAACTAGATATTCACCTGTAAGTGAATTAGTACAGCCAGCGACAGTGGCGGTAACTGTTTTATCCGTAGCTATCTGTTCTATTCTATTGGATACGATTGTATCCACAGCTTCAAGAACAACGTCCTGTAGATTCGCCATTGCCAGCTCACTCCTTTTCAATCCAAATAAAAAACGGGAGAACATAAAGTTCTCCCGTTTATAAAATTATGCTCTAAGACATATCAAAACCATAAATATTCGATTATAAAATTTTGCCCATGTTTATCTGAACTTATAAGCGTATTGAACCGCCCTATCGTTCAGTGACATAAGCGCAGATTCGATTTCTGCCGCACTATTCGCAGCTGGGAATTCAGCCGTGATATGTACGTTTTGGTCAATTGTCTCAGATGCGTTATTTGCTTTCGCACCGCTAACAGCTCCAAGAGCAGTAGAAAGTGATTGCGCAAGACTTGTAGATTTAAGTTTATCCGCAAAAGACCTTACGGATTCAACTGCCGCAAGAATATTTTGCGTATCTGTAGCATTAAGAACAAGTTCTTTCTGATGTAAGAATGCAAGTTTACCATTCTTGGCATCTGCGGTCTTATCAGACCAAGAACCCGTGTAGCCGCCTGTATCATAGCCGATTAGATTTTTTGAGCTATATTTCATAGAACCATAGTCAACAAGTCTACCAGACCTAGAGTATTGATTGATAATATCCTGAACATGGCGAGCAAAAGCGGTACCATATGCGCCAGTCAGCTTGCTGGAACGTACAGGGTCGTTGCCCCAACCAGAAGCCCAGCCATAGGTCCAAATCGCCTTAGCAATGCCCCAAGCAGTATCTTCATTAGCTCCAGCTCCGCCAGCACCGCCACCGCCACCAGACGATGGGCCGTTAGCATTACCATAGTGTTCATAGTTATAATTCTTTTGCTCAGCCTGCTTTAGAGCTTCACTTAGATTAGCGTTTTCTTGCTCTTTCTTAGACAGCTTATTAGCAGTTTCATCGGCGAGTTGCTTGAATGCCTGCATATTATTATTAGCATCTGTAATACGATTGGCATAATCAGTCATCGTAGACTCGGTCTTTTTGACCTCACCAGATACGTCTTTAAGGATGTTGACAAATTCTTTTGTGCTGTCCGCAAGTTCTTTTGTCTTATCCGTAGTGCCGCTAATGCTATTGGAAATATCATCAAAGTTAGTCTTGGCTATATCTGCGATAGTTTTTGTATTATCCGCATAGTCTTTGCCAGCTTGCGTCAAATCACTAAGCATATTATCAGTGTCGGCTTTGAACTGGTCCATATTCTGTAACCAAGAGGTCAAAGAAGTAGACCAACGTGTATCAATCTGGTCAAAAGCATCGGTACTACCATTAACAATCTGGTCGTATACGTCTTGTAGATTATCTTTGTTCTCGCCAGTAAGCATATCGCACATGCCGATGAAGTCATTGATAATGTTCTTCTGGGACGTGCTGAGCTGTTCGCTGGTTCCCGCAAGATATTCTTTGAGTGAGTCAATAATTGCCTGTGTTCTCTTGGTCTTTTCTTCAAGAGACAGATTAGCATTATTCCAAATGTCATTGACTGTAGATTGAGCATCCTGTAATGCAGATAGTGAATCTGCCTGAGTCTGTTTCATCTGGTCTTTAGACATATTGTATGCGTTATTCTGTGCATCTAAAAGGTCGGACTGTGCGGAACGTACATTATCATCGTTCGCTGTATAAACATATGAATAATTACCTTGAGTATCCCTGCGAAGTTTCATTTGAGACTTGTTGCGCTGAGCTTCTTCAAGCGCAATTTGCTTCTGTAAGATTTCAAGCTGTGCGTTAGCATAGTTTACATCATACTCAGATAATTTAGTCTTGTCGCGCAGATATTCAAGCTGCTCTTTCATTTGCGCTGAAATCTTTTGCTGGATAGCTAAGTCATTTGAACCATCTAAGAGGTCAAGATATTTACTCTGTAGCTTTTGAATATTATAGGATTTATTAACATCATCGAGATAATAATCAGCGTTACGATTGATTAGCTCCCACTGTGTATTCATCCAATCAAGGTCAGTACCGACAGCTTTAGTTCCCCATGCTTTAGTAATCTTTGAAACTGTATTTGAATACTGCTTCTGTAGATTCTCTAAGGAGTTTTGAATAAGGTCGTTAATGTCGGAAGTAGCATCTTTAATTTTGTCAGATACTTCGTTCCACTCTTCCGAACCTTCTTTCATGGAGCCAAGCATATCTTTCCAAATATCGCGCTGCTGCATTAATTCATTCAGCTGTGTTTTGTAATTATTCTGCTGTGCGCCAAGAATGGTATTTAAATCATCATAAGATTCTTCACCGTGTAGAAGCTCTGTAATATCTAACCAGTGTTCAAGTTCATCTGTGATGGCTTCATACTGGTCTTTACGCCTATCCATCTTATCGCTAATATCATCAATCATATCCATAACATTGTCATGGAGATTTTCAATCAATGACCAATAGTCCTGAGCAAGTCCTGCGGCCTGTTCATATACTGTCTTAGCTACATCATAGAGGTCTGCGGAATTCTCACCGAAAATATCAGATTTACCAGTTTCTTCAAACTGCTTCATCTGAGCGTTAATATCAGTTAGATTCTTCATAGACATATCGAAATAACCAGTGCCGTAGTAGTCTACACTCTTATCACCGTTGAGCGCACGTTGCTTGGCAGCTTTAAGTTCTTCTACACGGCCTGCTGACCATTTCTTATATGCGTCAGATGTGCCTGCGGCATTTGCGGCATCCTCTTGCTTCTTGATAAGATTATCATAGTATTCGTCAACGCTCATGGTTGCAACATCAAAATATTTGCCGAGCTTGGCAACGTTATCAGCTGCTTCTTGATAAGGAGTTAGCTTAATACCGCGATTGAACGCACGGTCGAAATCAATTAGACTTTCTTGAATATCTTTTAGATTATCAAGAGATTCAATTTGAGTCTTTAATACATTGATACGCAGGTCTTCAATTTCATCATTAAGGTCTTCAATCTGCTGGATTGTGTCTCTCAAATCACTTGAAATCAAAGTATCATAACGCTGATACAGTGTCTTAAATTTATCAAGATTATCATTTGCCGCATCAATTTGGTCATTAATGGCATCTTGAGCTTCTTCTGTACCAGCCGCATTATATTGGCTGATAAGGTTATTAATGTTATCAATTAATCCTTGATGAATCTTTGCGTAGTTAGAAATAAAGCCCTCATCATCAAATTGAATGCCATATCCAGATAGTTTAGATTGGAGTTCATTCATTTCATCATTCTGGATAGACAGTTTTTCTTTCTGTAAATCAATTTGACGTTTTAGAAGCGAAGTTTGCTTAGATAGATTCTCAACTAACTTATCACCAGTTAAGCGTTCCTGCTCTTTATTGATACGCTCATAGTCATTTGCGATTGCGTCAAGAAGTGTGTTAACACGTTCATAACGGTCAATTTCATCATCGAGAGCTTCTTTGGTATCGGGAGTGAAGGAGCTACCGCCGCCTCCACCGCCGCCACCTCCACCGCCGCCCGAGCCAGACGAAGGAAGTCCGAAGTTTGACGGTGGTACAGCACCACCAACACCAGAAGGCGCCCAGTTTTTAAGGCTAGGAGTTGAAGAGCCAAATAGCGAATTTAAGCCCTTTGCAAGTTGCTTAGAATGTTCTTTAATAGATGCTTGTGAACCAGGATTTGCAGCTGCCCAATATGTTTTACCAGTATTTTTATTATAATACTGTTCCATGACTGCACCATTTTTGGCTGTTTTCGTCCTACCAGTAGCAGTAGAATTTTTACGACCACCGCCACCACCACTAGAATTATCAGAGCCTTTAATGTGCATCTTGAACTTTGGAACGGTAACATAGCCTACATGGTCTGTAGTACCTTTTTCTGTATCAGTAGAAGTAATTTCCTTCTTTTCTGAACCTGCATCATCAACAGAACTTGTAACGTCACCATCAATGCCACCAAACATTGCCATAATATCTGTAATGATGCCAGAGATACCATTAGCCATATCAGAGACAGCGCCTTCTGTTTCAGCCATTGTTCCTTGCATCGCAGCACCAGCAACTTCTGTATTAGCCATCATAGCTTCTGCTAAGCCTTGACCAGTAGTAAGCATTGCATATGCTTGCTCTTGGGTCATAGCACCAGTAGCAGCAATTGAAGCGGCTGTATTTTGTGCAGCATCAGAATTTGTCTTATAGAAAGTTGTCATTGAACTAGCTAAGCCAGAAATAGTGTCAGCATATTGAGCTTTAATTCCACCCATTTCATTTGTAGCGTCTGCGGCAACTTTGCCAGTATCATCAAATACCTCATTGATTTTCTTAAAATTATCAGTAACAAAATTATTAAAATCAGCTGCGGCATCAAGTTTCTTCATCTGATTAGATAGATTCTTAATCTGGTTTGCAGCTTTTCTTTGAGATTTTGTCATTGAATTTGTGAGTTTAGAAATATCTTCGGTATTTTCAATTTGCTCGACTTGTTCATCAGTTAAACCACTAGTTGCCTGTTCCATTTTAATAGATTGTCTCGCGGCCTTGCTCATTGTCTGAGCATATTGCGTGACATTCATTTTGCCGCTCTTGAACTGCTTGTTAGCTTGTTGTAAACCAGTATACAGCTCATTTGTCATAATCTGAGCAAAATTAGAAATATCATCATCTTTGAGAACATCAGCAAGTTCTTTACCACTACTAGTTGCATTACTGATTTTACTCGCTAAAGTATCAAAACCAGAATTTAGTCTATCTAAGAAATCAGTATTTGAAATAGCACCATTAGTAAGCAAATTATTAAGTTGCTGTATTTCTTGTAGTGGTTGTTGTAAATCAAGGTTATTGGTTGAAAGATTCTGGTATGCTGCAAGAATATCTGTATTGGCTTGTGACATATTGATAGACTCGCCAGTTGCTTCTTTCATTGCAGCGGTCTGTTCACGTGTCTTCTGTGTCCATTGTTCAACTGCACGCTGATTTAGTTGATATTGGTCACCAACCTTTTGCAAGAATTCAACATACTCTGGATGTTCTACCATAATATTAGCAGCTTCATCTTCTGTAAAGCCACCATTCTTTTGGTAAGCAGTTTGATAATCTTCAAGAACATCTTTCATTGAAGACTTATTTTTGACCGCACTCTCTAGGTTATCAGTTGAAATATCAGAACTTAATCCAGCCATAACAGAATTTTGAACATCGTCCTTGCCACCTTGCATAGCAGAAACGAGTCCGTTGATATATTCTTGCCCAGCTTCTTTTCCAAGAGACTGATATTTAGCTTTAATAGCTTCGTTGTCTAGAAGAGAATCTTCAATTTCTTTCTTAGATTTATTAACAAAATCACTCTTATTCAAGCCATCTTCTGCGGCACTGGCCATATTGTCAATAATGGTTTTTGCATTAGCAATATTTTCGTCGTTTAAGTAATCCTGAGCATCAGAAACATGTTGTTTTGCTTCATCTAGCTTTGACTTTGTATGTTCATACATAACATCGTCTTTGCTCATGCTATTAAGTTTTTTCTGATACTTATCTACTTCTTTTTGAGCTTTGGCAGATGCTTCTGTAACATTGCCGATTTTCTCTTGGATAGATAATCCGCTAGTGTCTTGACCCCAAAAATTTGTAGTTAAACCAGCTTGATTGCTCAAAAAGTCATTCTCAAATGCAATTCTAGCGGCATTGTTAATAAATGGCGTATAAGTAGAAGCTCCTTTATCTAATGCGGTTAGAGCTTGCTTGCCTTGTGATGCGGCTAATTCTTTAGATGCTGTACTAGCTTTGCTAATTTTTTCAGCTAAAGTATCAAAGTCTCCTGAATTTTCCAGCGCCTTACCGCCAGCAATGTCAAGAGAATCAATTAGATTATCAGTAGCACTCTTTAATTCATCAGTAACTTCCCCAGTTTGCTTGTACGAAGCATAGGCAGCATCAAAGGAAGAAGTATCAACAGATGCCGTTTGTTGAGTATTTGTATATGTCTCAACTTGTTTGTCTCTTTCTGCTTGATTCTTTTGATGAAAGAAGTTAATCAAAGCGCCGCCAGCAGCCGCAATTCCAATAGTTGCCATACTAAGAGGACTACTTAAACTTTCGATAAGCGCCTTAAATACTTGAAGACCAGCAGATGCAATTTTTGCTCCTGCACCAAAAGCCTTAAACTTAATAGTAGTTGCTGTAAGTCCATTCATAAAAGAGCCAAGTTGCATTGAATCTAGTGCTGTTTGCATTTTTGCAACTTCATTTGTTTTAATGGATGCAAAAAGGTTTCCAAAATCTAACTTTGATGCTTCTTTAAGCTCAATAAAACTAGAAATTAACTGTGGAACAGTCATAGAAAGATTCATTATAGTCTGTTCAACTTTTTCTCCAGTAGTTAAATCAGCATTTGCCCATATAGAACCCAAGTTTTGGAAAGACTGCCAAGCAAAACTAAGCTGTCCAATAGCTGCTGTAGCTTGAATAATATTTTGTACATCCATCTGTTTTTTCAGCGTGTCTTCAAGACCCTCGTTTTGGCCTTTAATACCTTCAAGTACAACATTAGCTCCAGTGACTTTTTGATTTCCTCTGGTTAAAGTAGCAGCAGAATCTATAGCAATACGCTTTTTAATTAACGCGTCATTTGCTTTGTTTAAAGCTCCTTCCGCTCCTTGATTCACTTCATTCATGCCCTCTTGAAGTGTATCTAAAAGACCAATAGTTTCGCCTAGATTATGAGAACTTAAACCATTTTTTAGAACCGTGCTATTTGCAAGCGGAGACAGTTTTCGCAGTGCTTGAATTACTTTTTCTATTGGTTGCAGACATTCTGTGGCTTGTTTATCTAATACGGCAAAAATAGAATCTTTACCATAGATACTTTCTGTTATTCCATACGCTTTAAGCAATCTTTGAGAATCTTTTAATATAAATTTTAGACTTGCTCGGCCATCTGTCATGATTTTCATTGGGTTAGAATCTGCACCAAGAGCGGCAATTTTGTCACGATGTTTTGGAATAGTTACTGAACTAATACCAGAAGATTCATTTGCAATTCCTTGAAGTCTTTGCTTTGCTTCATTAGAAGAAATATTTTTATATAATTCTTCTCTGCCAGCGTTTACATTGTTATAATACTCTTGAGTACCTCTTGCTTGAAGGACTCCATTTTCGTCCCTTAAAAGCTGAATATATTCTTTGTATTCACCTGTTGCCGCGCCAATAGCCATATTAGTTTCATTAACGGCTTCACGAAGTTTGGCTTCTGCATCAGTAACGCCGTTAATTGCATGGCTTGTATCTACAAGTAATTTATTATATTGCGTTTGTTGTTCATTACTCATGACTGATTGGTAGTTTGTTCCAACATCAATCATATCTTTTAACGGGTCTAAAGATTTATCATCAATCTTTTGATAACCCATTGCGTTTAGTTTTTCTTGTCTTATTTGAGCGTTATTTTTCTTAATCTGCCCAAGTGAGAAATTCTGCGCCATCGCTGTTAAACCATGTGCTATCTGTTTGCTGAATACTCTAGAAGCAGTAGCACCAAATAAAGTGAGTGCGGCAGAACCTCCACCAATAGAATCTATCAATTTCTGCATTAAATCTAATGCGGTAGATAAACCATCAATGAATCCATAAAAATCAGAAGAATTACCAAGACTATTGATAATACCTTCAAAAGTAGTCTGTAATTTATTTAATTTTCCCTGTAACGAATCAACATATTTTTCATTCATTACATCTAGCGTGCCGCTAGCATTTTCAGAACCAGCCTTATACTGATTATATAAGTCTGAACGGTTCATCAATGCTTCAAAACGTGTAAGCTGGAATTTACCAGCAAGCGTCTGACCTACGGCAGCTTTTTGCGTAGCATCAATAGAATTCCAAACCTTCATAAGGTCTTCCATGATGTCACCAACGCCACGCATCTTTCCATCGCCGTCTAAGACTTGTACACCAATTTTCTCTAACGTGGATGTGACTTTTCCTAAGTCTACTCCATCGTCTAGAGTCTTGCCCATTGATAAGTCTGAAAGGCGGGCAAACAGTGTCTTGAGGCCATTTCCGATTTGTTCCTTCTGTCTTAAACTCGGTCGTTAATCGAGTCCATATATAAATCCTATATGCTTCTCGTTTCCAAGAAGAAGAGACTATATTTTCTATAAAAATAGAATATTCTTTCGGATAGACTTCTATCCTATCAGAGCCAATCCTGATAGTCGTTGAACCTTTTACTAAATAGCAAAATGGCTGCGGATTATCCAATTTTTATATCTTTTTACTATACCTAAGACATTACTCTTCGCCAATATTATATCACTATAATATTTTAGTAATATAAAACTCTAAGGATTTTCCCGCAATTTAATATTTTTCTTATAATTTAAATTATAAGCCCAATGTTTTTCTTGCTTGCATGTATACTTTATATTTTCTCTCTAAATGAACAGTAGATTTACCATAAAGCCTATTTAAAAATTCATAAACAAAATCTTTATGACCAATCTCTAAAGCGTAAATATGAGCCGCTTCGCGTTCATAAATATTGCTATGTTCTTGTGTATTTAATCTTTCCACTAATCCACTTAGAAAATCATAAGTACCTAAAATAATAATTCTATATCTACTTTGTTCAAAGTCAAATTGAATATATCCATCTCCGTCAATATAGCCACGAACAAAATCGTATATAAAATAATCAGGAACTTGTTGAATTGTAGGAAATTTTAAAATGCTAGTTTTTGCTGGAACGCAACCTAAATTACATAAATTTTGCTTAACATCATTGCTAGAAAAACTATATCCATAATATTTGTGTGTTCCATCTTTACACGTTTTTTCTTTTTCAAATATACTATTTTTATTTCCTACAAAATTTTGAAAAGCTATGACACTATCTAAATCTTGTCCTTGTAGCACTAAAGAAATTTCATTTTTATCCTTCTTAACAGACCCATCTGCATATAAGAATCCAAGCCAATAAGCAGATTCTTCTGAATCTATTGTTTTAAACAATTCTGTATTAACAGGTTGATATATTGATTGATTTCTGTTACTGATAATATCAATATTATTTTCACAGAGAACTCTTTTTATAGTGTTCCAAGAAACTTTATACTCTTTTGCAATAGAGTTAATACTCTTATTATTTTCACAATATGCATAAATAATAGCATCGCTATCTAACATAATTTTTTGTGCCATATAAGTGCCTTTCTTTAATAATTATAAATTTCTTATAATTATTATATCATATTTTTAGGCGGCAAGCAAATATTTATTAGGGGCTTCACGAGTAACAGACTCAATTGTAGCAATTTGTGCATTTAATTGGTCTGTAGAAACTCCAAGCGTAGCTGCTGCTGATGCAGCTTTCTGTGATGCTTCTGCCAGCTCTCCAACATCCGCAGCAGAAATATTTGCTACGTTAGCCCAAGAGTCTAGTGCGGCATTAAGTTTATCAATATTATTATCAAGACCATAAGCATTCATGTATGCTGTGATTTGGTCCGACGTTGTAGCAGTATCTTGCTGAGAAGCATTTGCCAATTTAGTTGACATCTCCGCAAGCTGCTGAGACTTGTTTAAGTCAAACCTTGTGTTCCATACGATGCGCTAAATCGTATGCGTTAAAACTGCTAATAATTCCTTATTAGAGCAGACTATATCTTACCTGTATATGGATAGTGCGGTCATTTTGTCTATCCCAGGTATCTCTATTTCGATTGCGCTTGCAATCTACTTCTCCTTGACGGTAGAATAGTCGTTGAACCTTCTCTTATGAGCGGGCTGCTGATTAGGCGCAAGCCCTTCCAGCAATTATAAGATTTTCAAGGCTGTCGCGTTAAATTAAATCTGTAATACAAACAGTATTTTCAAACAACATGTAAAAATTTTCCTTGTTGACCGAAAATAAGGGTACTATTCGTCATAGCAACAGTTGTAGAGCCAAGAGCCTTTGCAGCTTCATTAGCCTGCTTAGCATACTGAACCATCGAATCACGCGAATAGTCAGTAACAAGCATAATCTGTGTTAATGAATCATCAAGGTCTTTCGCATATTCAACAGATTGACGAATAGAATCAGTAACGCCGTTGAAAGCACTTGACATAATGCCCCAACGAACAGTGTTACCCATTGTATTAAACAATTTATCTACCATTGAGCTGGTACTTTTAATACCAGTATCAATTTTACCTAATTGCGCAAGAACATCTGTAAAGGCAATTTTACCAGTAGACCCTGCCATAGAAAATGAATTTTGTAGATTACGTAATGACAGTCCACTATCATTTAGCTGGCTGGTCAACTTTGTCATATCGAGCATTCCAATTTTAGTGTTAAAGCTCGAATTTAATGCTTTCTGAAATTTTTGAATATTATTGATAGCCGCAGAAACTTGTGTGTTATCAATAATATCCTGAGACTGCATTTCCTTTAACTGAACAGAAACTTTATTAAGCTCAGTCTGCAATTGAGTCAAACCAGAACGGTCTAATGTAGTTCGTAGATTATACTCAATAGTATTTGAATATTTACTAATGGTAATCACCTACCTTAAATCTATCTGTACAATTCACAATCGTACCTCCTTTTATATCTTTATTAACGTTAATATAGGCATAAAAAAGAGCCTACTTTATATAAAAGTAGGCTCATAACAATTATTGAATTTTGTACTAAAGCTCGAACAGAGGGCCTTCCTCTTGTTCATTATTTTCTTTAACCTCTTCATTTTCTGTTGGCACGGTAGCAAGATAATCAGTAGCCGCCTTAATTGCATCATTAACTTGTTCAGGAGTTGCCATAGCACTAACCTTAACTTTTTCCTTTAATTTACTTTCATCTTTTGGAGTATTATTCATGCCCCACTTATCGGCAATTTCAAGAACTGTCTGAGCATCATTTTCGTTAAAAGCATCTTTAAAACGATTTACAGTAGACTCTACAATATCGCCACTAAAAGTCTGGAATGTAGAGAAAATACCACGAGCAGATTGTAGATACTTAATATAATCATCAAGCCATGCGCTGCCAATTCGACCAAGAGCATCCATATCTACAGCAAAGTTTTCATTCATGTCTGCGATAGTGCCATCAGCCAGAAGCGCATCCCAAGCATCTAGAATATTATCTGAAACAATGCGGCCAAGCTCTTCCTTACGGTCAGGATATAGAATAATCGCCGCATACGCATATAGCGCACGTTCAAAAACAAACTGATTGACGAAGCCATTATCCTCGGCAGACTGTGCCGCAAAATGAATAATGTCATACATGTCTTGCGAAGTCAGCTTTTTAGCCGTCTCTGTTTCAAAAAGAATTGCCATAAAAATCTCCTTTTATCTCTATACCTATATGGTTGTATTATACCATACTTTTAAAACAATGTCAACTAAGATTTAAAAATATCTGGCGTAAATAAACGACCCATATTAAGCGTGATACTAATCTTAGTATTATTCAATACCTTGTAAGCAAGTTTATTACGATTTAACGCCATGCGGAAAACATTATCTCCTGTCTGTGATGGCATAACTTTACTTCTTAAAGTGCCTAAGTCAAAACCTTCAACAAGATAATATTTATTGCCGCCATACTTCAAAATAGTATCTGAATTATCATAAATCTTTCTAAGAATGTCATAAATTGAAAATATCTTATTATTTACAATAAGCAAGGTTGAATAATCTCCTTGTATACCACTACCAGCTATAGCATCTACAAGACTTAATGCGCCAGCCGCTTGCCTGATATTGTACCAGTCCATAGCATCAACTGTAGTTCCAAGAGCACCAACAAGACTATAACCATATTGACCAGCACCGGGCGCAACAGCATTTAATTTTTTCGCCAACTGCTCATATGTCATACTTCTGGCAACAAATCCTTCAACACCAAGAGCACGCGAACCTGGGCCACTGCCTTGGAATGGCGCACTTTCACGTAATTTAATATTACCACCAAATTCAAGAACAATGCCACCTTTATTCCAATAAATATGAACATCTTCCTTGGATTCTTTACCTTCAAGTGTATCTGTTATCTGTTGGGCTGTCCAATTAGAATAAAATTTACCATCTGCGGCAGATACAATCTGCTTTATCTTTTCATCATTTTCCATGATAAGTTGTTGGCCTTCATTTGCCGCAACATTAATTGCATGTGCTTCTGCCATTTCGTGAACTGTGCCGCCAATAGAGTTGAAAGCAGCTGCAATAGAATCAACGGCAGATTGAAAACTATTCTGAATATCAGTAACACTGCCATTACCAAGAGAAGCAAGGATATCTAGGTTTTCCCGCACCTTTTCCATTGCTAAAATCATCTTAGTTTCAGATTCTTTGACCATTCCTGCACTAATGCTTGCGTCTGTTGGAATACCCTGTAAGTCTGATGGTACATTTCCATTTGTATAATAAGCATCTACCAATCGTGCGGCAACTAAGTATTCGTAATTAGACGCAACCGTCCAAATAATATTATTAACAGCTTCATTGACATCAGTAGTAATGCTCGATACGTGCTCCAAACAGTCCTGCACAGATGCGTTAAATGCGGAACCAGCATTTGCTAGACTTACACCATCGACAAAAATATCGCCAGACGTACTATATGACTTAGCGATACCTTTGCTATCAAAGTTTGCGATATTTTGCATTGCCTTATCAATATTTTGACCTATTACGCCACCATTTGAAACCCAATTATCCATCATAGATTTAATCTGTCTACCAGTATACTTTTTGCCACTGGCCGCATTCACTTGATTAAATCGTTGAGTAAATGTACTTACTTGGCGTTTCATAATACGATACATTGTATTATTGTCAATATCGGCTTGCCCTCTGGCAATAGTATAAGCAAGATATTCTTTGCCGCCATTGTATGCTTGGACAGCACGCCAGTTAAAACCGCTCATATTACCTCCTAAATAACATTAGTATATATTGCAATAGCAATACATATTATTGCTATTTAAAAAGAAAAAGGGTGTCCCAGTTAAGGAACACCCTTTAGCTTATTTAGCTACAGACCTCTTTAACTTAGAAACACTGGGAGTAGTTTCAGTTTCGGAAGTCTTAGTAGTCGAATCAACTGCGTTAGCAGTTACGTCTGAATGTTGTTCATCAGCCGCAGATTCAGTTGACGTTGCGGCCTTTATTCCCCCGCTGCTTCGGAGAAGACAGACTTAGAATACCAGCTATCTACATCGGAATCCTTTGTACGGCCCTCGTGACCAAGGACGTCCTTATTCTTGTAGTTGTGGGTTGTGTCAGTCTTATCAACAACCTGTAGCGTAGCCATAACCTTCTTCTTCTTGTTGAACTTGGTGTAGGCAGGCATACAGTCAATAGTGAATGTGAAGGTACTTGGGTCCAATATCTTTTACGCATTTGTTATATACGCACTACACAGACAGTAGCTTATGGTTTCCCATAAGTTGAGACTATATCTTCACCCACAATGTTGTGGGGTTTTTCATTTCGATTTAAGGGATTTTCACCCACCGCCAATCACTTGCGGCCCTATTCCTGTTGACGAATTTCACGTCTTATAGGATAGTCGTTTAACTTTTAACTTGTCTTCTTTTACCTTGTAAAATGTTTCCTATATGTCTACGAGAAACATTATATTCATCTGCAATTTTTTGATGTGTCAATCCTAATTTTCTTAATTCAAAAATTTCTTTAACTTGTTCATCGGTTAATTTGCAATTTGTATTGCTTTCACCCCATTGATTTGCAGCTCTAGCTCTTTTTAATTTTACTGCATATTGTTGGTTTTCAGATGGGGTACACCATTCTAAATTTTCTAAAGAATTATTAGTTCGGTCACAATCTAAATGATTTACTTGTAAAAAATCAGAATTTTTATTAGCATTGAAAGCCATCATTACTAATCTATGAATACTATATTCTTTACAAGAACCGTCCAAGCAATAAAGAGCTACGCGATAATAACCTACATTTGTCAATCTTTTTTTTAAAGGTCGTCCATTTAAATTATCGCTAAATACTTCACCTTTATCGCTTATAGTATAATAATCTTTTACGTTTGGTAAAAAATTATGTATTCTTTCTATCATATAATATCACCTCTTAATACTTCTATTTATGTAATAATATTATATCATAAAAGAAAGAAAACGTCAAGTTATTTAGCTGCGGATTGTCCAATCTTTTAAACTTTTTACCATCTCTGAGTAGTTAATTCAGCCCTTGTTTAACAAGTTGGTATTTAAAAGCTCTAAGGAGTTTCCCGCAATTAGAAAAATACAATTATCTGCTTATTACTAAGCAGCTAGGCAACTTATTTTACCATTATTAGCCATAGAGAACGTAAAGTTACTCTGGATTTTACCACGAGGAATAACAAATTCAGCAGGAAGATCTACGCCAGTCTCTTCATCACGGAAGAGTGTAGACGCTTCAATGTAGTAGTAACCAGCGAAGTTCTCAGCATCAATCTGCATCTCGTAGGCTTCATCGTAATGAACCTCATAGCAGTCAATGCGGACGGTATCACCAGCTTTTACAGCGGCATCCTGCTTGCTATCGCCGGGTTCATCGGCAGCAAGCTGGAAAGCGATAGTTTTACCTTCGGCTTGAATCTCACCGTGGTCGCCAAGGGTGGCGGCAGCTAGGGTCTTGCCATCATTGATAACAAAGACCTGCTTGTCGGTGACAGCAGAAAGGTAATTAGCTTGAGCACCAGCACTATCAAGAGTAACAGGATAGATAGGAGCTTCTTTTGTAACGATGATAGTCGCGCCATTGCGATCTTCATCGGTTAGCTTAGCGACAATCTTGTCACCAGCGGTTTCGGCAACCATATCATATGTAGCATGGACATAGATAGGAGTTGCATTTTCACCAGTTTTCTTACCGTGTACTAGACCAGCACCAGACAGCATAGCGAAACTGGTAGGACTCATTAAAGAATCTTCAAGAGTCAGGGTAAGAGTCTTTTCGCCGTCCCAAGCGATAAGACGTGGATTACCCTTGCCCGATATGTTCCGTCTAATTCACAAGTTTTAGACGCGCCTAAAGACAAGCACTAGACAAGTCTTAGACAGCTATATTTCACAATATAGACCAGACTATATCTTATTCCTATAACTAGGAATCCATTCACTTCATGTCGTTTGACATTACTCCCAATCTGGGATAGTCGTTGAACGTAGTTAACTAAATAGTTAACTTTCGATGCTGATTTCCTTATACTATAATTAAGATGTTCCAGCAATTCAAACGGTGTTTACTTTAATATTACTATTAAAGGGGGTGGTTAAAAACTGCCCTGTGCATAAACGGTGGTTGCGGCACCTTCAAGACTGGAAGTCTTAGCGGTGTCGATGTAAAGCATTGGCTGACCAGCATCGAAGTGCTGACCGCCGAGGTCTACAGATGTTAGTGGTTTAAATACTACATCACAGCATTTTTATTGGACTATCTCTTCATCCTATATTCTAGGAGCTTCGCGCTTCAAGAAACGTGTCAATAGTTTCTCTACAATTTTAGTCTCTACACCCGACAATAATTTGTCTTGGCACGGGATTGTCTTAAAGATTTTCCCCGTTAGCCGCATAAGCGACACCTCTTGACAAGGAGTTCACGAAGTTTAGACCGTTTTAGTCATTGATTACTCAAAGTCGAGACCTGTCTTTCTCCACTACCAGACCATCTCGCGCACACCAAAACGATTCATAGATTTCTCCTTACGTTTAGGAATTTGTATACATTTTCCTTAGTCATAGAAACATAACGCGCTAATTTCTATGTCTATTATATAAACGCGGCAAAGCCACGATTATACTCAGTAAATACCATCCATCCAATTATCAGGTTCATCCATCTTACTAACATCCATCATGGGAGTAGTAGCAACTTTCTGATATAAGTCGTATGCCATTTTAAGTGTATACCTCTTAATACTGTCAAACAACTGAAATGGAGTATAGTTATATATGACATTAATATCAATTGCCAAACCAATAGAAAGAGCAGAAGCATAATTACCAAAAATACTATTAGCTTTTTTCTTATTTTTATCGCTCTTTATCTGATTTCGTATTTCTCTACCACGTTGAAGTTTGGCAGCAATCTCGGCAGCTGCGTCATTAGCAGGGTTAAATTCTTCCTCATATTTATCAGTGCCTACTGGTAAAAACAACTCTTTCAATGTAATTCTGAAATTTTCAAAATTCATAGGATTAAGCTGTCCTACTATCGGTCCACTCTCCTGTACCCTAAAATTAATGCACCCAGCGTCATATTCAACTATATAATCAGGGAAAATAAGACCAAAAAGATTATCTATATTTCTTTTTGTATTTTCGTCCTGTTGGATGATTACTAATAATATTTGAAAATCGTCCATATACCATAATTGACTTTTGCCCATATTTTTCATTTCTGCGGCAAGCTCTTTTGCCTTGACAAAAAGTTCAACTGACATAAGAAACGAATCTTCACCAAAAGCACAAATATCTTTAATAGACGGCTGCGAGATAGCAACATTGGCTCCCGCAACCGTCACTGGCATTCCAGAAAGATATTTACCTAAATCTCCTTGTAATTCTAACATGCCGCACCAGCTTTATAAATCTTGTGGCGCAGGCTTAGTATTGTCAATATTCTGCGAATCATCCGCTTCGCTGTGAGAGGAAGAATAGCGTAGCATTACGCCACCTAAATATTCATTCAAAACTAGCTGTTGTGCGCCTAGGAATTGTAGTTTACCAATACCAGATAGACGAGTATCATTCATAATACCATCAACATATCCCGCAATCATCCAAGGACGTAACTGATAATCATCTAATTCCCAGTAGTCAAGCTGAGAAATAATCGTAAAACTGATAACGCAATTGCGATAACGAGGATTCTCAGAAGGAGAAAAATCATCAAAGTCTAACATGATATAAGATTTAACCTCTTCATGCTCTCCAAAAGATAGCTTAGGAGTAGCCTTGATATATTGATTATCATGTAGGTCTTTGATTGTATATTGTTCAATCTTACGCTGATATTGGTCTTGCGTTCTATCAAGACAATCTGGCGTATTGATAATAAGTAATTTTTTCAGCATATCGCTGTAAGGTCTACTTTCAACAAAAAGTTTGCGCCAAATGGTTTCTTGGTCTTCTGCGTGTGAAAGAAAAGTAGACTTATAATTAGTTCGTAAGATATTAGAAGCAACGTGTTTCATGTAACCTCCAATCCTTATAACGATTTAATCTTAACTGGTAAATCTGTTTCAACATCACCATATGCCGCATGAATAACAAACTTACCTTTCTTGCCAGATACAATTTCTACTTTGCAAGAATCGTTATTGAAATCTACAATCTTAGCCATAGATTCATCATCAATAGAGAATGAAACTCTTTCACCTTCTGGAAGTTTCTTAATCCAATAGGTATGAATATCATAAGGATAAACTTCTTGCGGGCCTTGGATTAGCGGTTTCTGCCATTCGACAATTACAGTCTGGAAGAAATCGCCATAGCAAATATCAAAAGTTTTGATTGCACCTGCATATACTTTTACTTTACACATGCGACCATTTTCATATTCCTCAAGTATTTTGACTCTTGGATTATTCTTAACTTCCCAATGAATTTTGGGGTCATATGCTTCATTTGAAATAGCATATCCAACAATAGTATCTTGTTTAGTCATTGTCGCACCGCTAATAACATTAAGGGGCGTAGTCTCATCTTTGAGAATACTTGGCAGCTCTGCGATGCTGTTATCATAATACTCTTGGATTTCAAGCTCTAAAATACCCGGTACTGTAATCGAATCTGTAACTTGTACTTCCCATGTATGTCCCGCAAGTTTGATATGAGTAAAACGATGAAAAAAGTCTATAGTATTTTCATCATTCTTAATATAGATGCGACCAGACAAATTAAGTTCGTTGATATTAATATTATTCTTAATGAACCAGCGAAGGTCTGTTTCTACTGGTCCGCGCATCGCAATCCAATAGTCTATACCATTAACATTTAAAGAATATCGGCATCTAATAATTTCAGTTCTTAGATATGCAGTTTCAGTAACAATAGGAAGATATACCATCCAATGTTCGCCAGAATCAATCATTTGAAAAGTATCTCCGGGTTTAAGGCCAGAATCGAATTCAACAGATAAATATTGCTTGTTATAGTCCGCTTTATTTCCACCACTCATAGAGTTAATGAGACAAGGCCAAGCACTATTGCCATCATCTGGTTTTATCATTCTTGTATTATAGCTATTCTTCATAGCTTGCTTGAAAGAATATAACTTAGCCCTATCCATTCTTTCATGATTATTTTCACCTAATATTTGGAGCCTTGCGCCTAGTGTCTGCATACTCATAGGCTCTCCCTAATATCGTTGGAAATATTACATGCTTCAAAAATCATGCGGCGAAAAAGCATAAATTCAATATCTTTTCCTTGCTCTTTAATGCCTTGAAGTTTATATACAAGTTGATAAAGTTTTGGAACATTGGGAGTTACAAGAGCCATGCCTGTAATCTCTATAACTAGAGTATCTAATGGCTTAATCCAATCTTTACCACTCTCAAAGGTAGGTAGAAGTTTAAAAATTTGATTTGTAATGCGTTCTAAACTATCCTTTACATTTTCTACCTGATAGTTTAAAATTCTATCATCTATTACTATCAATGCCATTTTACTTCACTGGTTCCATAATCATGCCAAAAGAAGAACGAACATGGCCTTTTTCATCAACATATCTACGACAGTAAACGCGTTGAGCGTGCAGGGCTTTTTGCTCATACTCTTGCTTCATCGTGATAAGAGCGCGCATATGATTTGCCTGAGAAGTGAATGCAAAATCAGAGCTTGAATACTTTTGGCGAATAAGGTCAACAGTGGCAAGCTGGTAACTAATCCATTCGGCAATCATATAGTAACGAATAATAATCTTTTCCTCTACTGTAAGATAAGTAGAGAAACATTTATTTTCATAATCTAGAGTAAATGGGTGCGCCCAATGCGGAAACTCAAATTTAGGAACTGCTGCAATCAGAATTTCCTCAAGCAGCTTTTCAGTATCCTCTTTTGTGAGTTCCATAAACATATCATCGGTAACGCCCGCTAGGAAAAATTCATACATCTCCTGAAAAGAAGTTGGAGGTATGACTTCCATATCTTTATCAATATCTGTATCTTGTGGCATTGGGCAAACCTCCTACTTATTTCATATTACTCGGTAGTTGCCTTGACACGGCGCTTGCGTGGCTCGGCAGCTTTCTGAACTCGGCGTTGACGTGGTTTATCAGCAACATTGGTATCGCTATTATCATAAGCATGTTTATTCTTAATAGCGGCATCAATATCGACACCTGTCTTTTCCGCAATAGCCTTAATTTTAGCACGGTCATTGATTTCAAGTTCAATAGCCTTATCTTTGAGAGTTTCTACAATACCTTGCGGCGCAAAATCAAGAGCGTCCAAGAGTACATCAATATCATCTTCAATCAGGCACTTATTTACGTCTGCTTCTGTCCAATTATATTCAATTGCATCACAAGGAACGCCAAATTCTGCGGCAAGTGACTTATTGCCTACATTGATATAGTTTTGTAGAAGAATAGAGCCACCGGGCTGGAAAAATAATTCACGTAGCTCACCTGCTGAAACACGCATAGTAACGCCCGGAATAAGACGGCGTGCGCGACCAGAAGACGAAAGAATATAACCAGTTTCGCAGTTTACGATATTGCGGATAGGAACTAGTGTATCATCGCTAATTAGTTCAACTTCATTACTCATATTATATTTTCTCCTTTTAAATCTAAAAAAAGAAGGGACGCAGAGCGCCCCTTCCAATAATTTATTATTTGAAATTAACAACGGGGTCGTTAACTCCATCAGCAAGAATTCCCTGAGTGTCGGCATATACATAGTATACCTTATCCATCCCTTCACCTTTCTCCATGAGCTTCTTAGAGCCACGGACAAGGTTATCGAAATTGATTGTAAACTTAGAGAAATCTTGCTTGCTGCCAGCCTTAGAATAATCCTGTAACAGCATAAAAGCAGTATAACCATCAGCATTTGGCGTATCACTATTGAATGAATATGTAGTATCCTTAAAGTTAAAGGTAGCAGAAACATTCTTAGGATTGCTCAGACGGATTGGGTTATTGCTTACGTCAATATCTTCAAACACGTTACCCACAAAGTTTACGGTAGCACCTTCGGCAAGATTATAAAGGCTTACGCCATTATTCTTTAGCTTGCCTTTGAAAGTATTATTCTTAAAGGTTACATCCGCAATATCACGTGCATTGCTGATGCTAAACTCAACCATATTGTAAATATTCTTATCGCCAGCATCGAATACGTTATTCTCAAATACAATCTTGCCAGAAGTCATGATAGACAGTGCAGTTCGTGTCGTACCTGAAATTTCACTATTCTTTAGCGTGAAAGGCTTTGTACCATTAACTTTGATGGCAAGGGTCTTGTCATTTACATCTGCGCCAGTAGCTACAAGTTTGACATTATCAAGTGTGACTGCCGCATCTGAAACTACTACTGGTTTTTCAAATGCTACGCCGTTACCCTTAACGGTAATGTCATTGCTAAAAGTTACAGGCTCTTCAATTGCAGCGGTTCCCGCAGGGACAAACAGTGTGCCGCCAGCGGGAACATTTGCGATTGCTTCTGAGATAGTATCATAATCGCCAGCATTTACCTCGTCTTTACCAGAAGTGGGAGGTTCTGGGTCAGGCATCGGGGTTGGGTTTAGCGAGTTGATTTTTTTAGTGCTGTATTCTGATAAGAGCAGATAGAAGGATTAGAGAATACAGCGACACCAAACTTCTTATAAGTTTGGAGGTCGGTTGACCAATCGTCGTTATCAGAAACGGTACGGACGGCAGTCTGACCCTCAAATACAATCTTGACAGGCTTTTCGCCAACAGAAGCGAAGATGTAAGCCTGAGAGGGGTCAACAACCTTCTCAATATTGGTTTCATCAACCATAGACTGTTGGAGAATGATTACAGGGTGACCCTTATAATCAGCGAAGAAGCCCTTGCGGAAAAGTTCTTCCTTCATAGTGTCAGAAGCCCAATCAGCAGAAGCAGGCTTCATAGTAGAAGCGAACTCACGAGTGCAGTAGATGGTGGAAGTACCATTACCATAAGAATCGGAAATAGCAAGTAGTTCGTCCATCTTAGTCTCGTCAAAGCCAGCGCCGACATACTTGTTAGCGGTGGGTAGCTGCTCAACAGTCTGGGTAAGAGCCTTTAGGATTTCAGCGTAGATGTATTCATCGACACCCTCAAGCATAATATTGGTGAAGTCGGCGAATGAATAACGACCATCAAGAAATTCCTCAAAGCCGATGCGGATAGCATAGCCGATAGCGCTAGTAGCAACTTCGAGTTCCTTACCATCAAGCATCATTGTCTCATAACGACCAGCAAGGCCGACACGAGTTACGAAAGCCTTGGCACGCTTACGAGCTGCTTCAGTAATGCGGAGCTTGAAGACAGCCTTATCACCCTGAGCGATTGTCTGAACATCAGCGAACTGCTCAAACTGCTGCATAACCTTAACGGGAAGAATCTCGTCAATAGTATTCTCAATTAGTTCGTATACAGCGACCTCGTTGCGACGGAAGAGACGATAATCGCCAGCAAGTAGATTGAACTGTTCACGAAGAGTGCGGTTAACGGTATCAACGTCAAATGATTCCTCGTTGCCATTTACTGAAAAAGTAAGGGGAGCGTTCTTGGTAGCGGCACGAGCGAGCTTTTTAAGTTCGTCAAATTTCATTAGTTTCATTATCTATCTCTTACTCCTTTCTTATTCAGCAATGACTTGTAGTTTAAGACCGGGCTGACCATCAGGCATGGTGGTGAGCTTAGCGACCTTGACGGCTAGACCTTGACCCTGAGCGCCCTTCTCAAGAACACCATTAGCGCCGGGAACAAGAACGTCACCGAGGTCATAATCGTCAGCCTTGACGTTATTTGTAGTGAAAATGTCACCAGCATACATGCGGAAAACACGAGGTGTCATAACGCCATCATAGAAGTCAGACTTCTTCATGGCGTAGTCACGGTGCATCTGCTTACGCTCATCATAGAGCTTTTCTTCATTGAAGACCATCATCCAAGGACCTTCACCAGTGAAGTCAACCTTGCCAGCGGCATAATCGTACTTTACAAAAGTACCCTGTTCAAGAATTTCAATTGAATCATCAGCGGGGAGCTGACCATAAACGCCACCACTGCGGGGAGCAGAGAGGTGATTAGGTTCGACAACGCTATGATTTGAGTGACCAGTAAGCTGAACCTTAGCGTCAGCGCGGTCTACATGTAGAGCCATTTAATCCTCCTATTAATAGTTTTGTGCTTCGCGGAGAGCAGATAGAATTGGGTCAGCATCTTCCGCAATAGTTTCATCATCTAGAGAGAATGTCGTAAGAGGGGTAGAATCAATTTCTTCCTCTTCGTCAAAATTAACATTCTTCTGGACATATAGTAAAGCGAGCTTGCTTTCAATCTCGCCAAGAGTAAATTTATCTTTATCAGCAATAATTTCCGCTTTGTCTTCGTCAGAGAGCATATGATATTTAGCAATCATAGCATCCTTGTCGGCATCAATACGCTCTGCCTTAAACTTACGAAGCTCTTCTGCTTCTGCTTCGAGAGCCGTGAACTTGTCAGTAAGCTCTTTTAGCTGTTCAGAAAGTTCAGAAACCTGATTTTCAAGCTCACACTTTTTACCGGGCTTCTTTTTATATTCATCATCATCAGAATCATCAGATTCATCATCTGAATTGTCTGAATCATCTTCTTTCTTCTCGTCTTCCTTAGCAAAAGTATCTTCGGCGGAGTCTTCGCTAGATTCAACGTCTTCGTTTGTCTCAACGTCTTCGGCAAACTCTTCTACCACAGGAGCTTCTTCCTCAACCGCAGTAGTAGATTCTACCTCAACGCTTTCAACGTTTTCTTTCGGCATAGACCCTCCTTTTGTCAACGCACTTTTTAATTCATTCATCATAGCAAATAAAGTATGCGAAAATTCTTTGTTGTAAGAGAAGTGTTCGCTTACTTCTGGGCTAGTGACAGATGCGCCCTCAAAACAAGGTTCTACATCATCGCCCAAGATGCAAAGTTTTGTAAATATTGCATCATTTATAATAAAAAACTCAATATCGTTGCTATCTTTAGTCCAATGTCCGTCAACGTCATCAATTTCCATTGACTGCCCTTGGCCTTGGTTGATACATTTATCCAATTCAGGATACTGCCCAGTCCACAGATAACCAGTAGTCATCAGATATTCACGGGTAGTGGTTTCACCAAATTCATTTGTATCATTGAATTTCTGGAACCATACTTCCGCGTCTGGAGCAACGAAACCGTATGGAACGGTCTTACAAGAGAATTTTACTTCCCCATCTTCAATGTGAAGAACTTCACCGTGGTCACCAAAGTCTTCTTTGTTCTCATTGTATGCGGCAACTATTGGCGTGCATGGTAATGAGTTCGCCATCTGGATAGCTGTGTTCTTGTCAATGAAGGAACCATTACGGTTCTTACCAAGATACATAACCTTAATCTCACATTTAGAAATACCGGGGTTGATAGCATCTGGTGCTAGATTAATGAATTCTGGACTATCAATTGTAGCCACAGACCTATTTCTTAGCATTTAATTCTATCCTTCCGCTTCTCTATTAGCGATTGTTTTGTCAGACTTTTGGTCATCAGGTTTCTCAGGGCGACCACCCTTATTACCCGAAGATGGAGTCTGCTGTTGTTTTGTCTTCGATGTAGTGTCTCCATTGCCGCCATTGCTCATAGTAGAAGACAGAGCAGGAGCAACGAAAACCTCATTGAGAGACATAACATCATTCTCAAAATATGCGGTCATAAGAACCGCACTCTGAGATTGACCAAGAGCAACTTGCGGCAATAGCTTGGAAAATCCAAGAGAGGTCATATCTTTATACTGCTTAGATAGGTCTTTATAATTATAGACAGTTGTTGGCAGAATATCGACATGATAATAAAGTCGCTTACTGTTCTTGTTAAATGGTGCCAACAGACGTTCCGCAAATGTCTGGAATTGTAAAATAAGGTCAGACATAGTAGCTTCATCATTCGCAATGGATTTCTCCAACGCAAGATTACCATCTGCATTAAAAAGGTTCTGTCCAGTACCAGCTTCGTTGTACACAGAACGTTCAACTTTATTGAGCTGGTCTACAGAAGAGACATTACCCTTGTCAGAAAGGTCTGCCACATCAACATCTGCGAACGTTGTCAACACGTCAACTCCAACAGCGTCACCAAGCATGGCAACCGCATTAGTATGGAGTTGTTGCGCTTCTTGGACATCAAAGATTAAATCGCCGTTCTTATCAATTGGCATCTTTTGGATAATAATCTTCAAAATCTGTTGAAGCATCTTTTTCTTATCTAAATCCTGCGCGTCTTCCAAATCCAACAGCTTAGGAATAATACTCATGAACAGTGGCGCGTCACCGCCCGTGATATTAAATTTCACTGTTGTCGATGGGTCAAGTAAAAACCAGCCGTTGGTATCGCCAGCGTAGTCAATGGGTAACTTCCCATCCTTATAAGCAAGGTAAGCCTTCTGGACTTCCTTCGGCCACAGTTTTAGAACTCTTAAACGATACGCAGTATCGGAAAAAGCATCATCGAAATATTTCATATTAAATTCAACCGCAGGATTACCGTTAAGTTGATAGCGGCTGCGGCAATAGGAAATAGGCAATTCTTGAATAAAACAAGCATCCTTTTGCTGCACAATAACACCATAATAGGCACCTGTGCGCACAACTTTTAGCGCAATCTCGCCAAATACTTTTTTGAGATTGCAATTTTCAAGATAGCGTGTTGATTTATACCAACCTTCTACTACCTTTTTAGATTTACCATCTTGTTTTAATTTTTCATCATATATCATTGGCGTAATAAACCAATCATATCTGAATAGGAAAGCCATATAACGACACAGGCGGCTATAGATACCGCTTGTCTTGAAGAAATAATTAGAAATCTTACGCTGTTCATTCATATTATTCTGCTCAATGGCCTTTAGTACATCTTCTTTAGTGTACTTCTTGCGGCGAGAATATTTGTCTGTAATAACTTGACCAATATCAAGAACAACGTCATTGGAGAGAGTTTTGTTCCCTACCTTAATTTTATTAAATGCTAAAGAACCAGATTGACTATTGCCATTTGCAATGATGCGGCAATCTCGTTCATTTTTATTTTTAACGGTAGCCAAAGCTCACCTCCTAATATCCTGCTGCTTTCATGATATAATCGTAACTTAGTCTTCCTTCATCATAATAAGGGATAGTGACTAATTTCAGATTATGCTCCAAGCAAAATTTTCTTTTTAACGTATCGTTATATTTTTGATATTTGAGGGCACGAGCACCACCGTAGCGACTGACAGGCACGTAATGCTGTTCTCCTTGAGCTTCTATTAAAAAGTCAATATTGCCGCAATCATCAAAAATGCAAAAATCAAATCTAAGATTTCTGCCAGATTTGCCGACAAGTCCCTCAAATTCATACTCTTCCTCAAAAGGTAAACCTGCGTCTTTCAATATGTTATATATTTTTATTTCTAATAAAGAATCACGCATAATTTGTCCTTTCGGAATTTCTTACTATACCATATAAAATTACACTCTATAAAATAATACAGTTTTGCCCAACTTTTATAAAAATTTTTACATAAAAATAGGGTACGACCGCATGGGCCGCACCCTACTAATGCTTCGTAAAGAACATGAATCCACTTAAATCTCTGGAATTGCGGCGGTTTCGCCTGTCCTCTTGGCGTTTACACCAATAGAGTCCATAGATTAGAGCAGAAACTTTATCCTTTAGAATCTTTCTATTGGATTGTTTCAGAATGATATTTGCGCCCTCATTATCTTGTACTAGATTTGCCATCTGCGATTTTAGAATATCAGTGGCAACATATGGCCGCAAATAATCTTGACGCTGTAACGGAGTCATTTTCTTTCCTTGAGCTTGCTGCAATAGCTTATTTTTAGCAGTGTTAGAGTCAATTAAGAACTTTAACTTACCATTGCGCAATTGCGTCTGAGTGTAAGAATACAATTCTGTATTCATTGGAGCATTTGCTTTCATCATCCAAATCGCATTCTTGATTGTATTCTCATTCTCGAACGATTTGTAGTTCTTGCGGTCTTGTTCGTTTGGAATATCGTCTAAATTGATAATACCCATATTAGGAAGAAGCTCGTCTGTTTCTGGGTCGTTCTGGTCTGTAATTAAGTAATCAAGCAATCCAATGCCTAATCCGTTCGCATCCAAAACGATGGCTTCGCACTTAAACGCATTGAATAGCTGCTTAATCTTAATGGCTTGATATTCAAAATGCGATTCAGATAGTGTGAAGATGTTCACTATCTTCTTATCGTTGACACCTGTTGTTCTTGCGGGAGAAGATTCAATGATTACAATTTCTGTCGGGCAGTTAAGACGGCCTACGTCAACACCCATGACATAGAACGTATCTCTATTCTGCCCTTTATCGTATCCATTTTTAGCTAGATTAATAATCCTGTGCTTGTCGAACTTATTCATATCGAAGAAAGCACCGTCTAAAGTTCCACTCCACACGGATCCCAATTGTATTCTATGCGGTTCGTTAGGCCGCATACGTATTCTGCTATATATTACTACATAGATTAGACTATATCATCTTTATATTTCCAAATATAACCTTTATAATGTTTTAATTTTCCTCTACAACATTCTGAAATATGTCCAGTGCCACGTTTCATTTCTGGAAAAACAATTCTTTTAGCTTCTCCACAAGATGGATACTCAGCTATATACTCACCATCTAAACTAAATTGAACAACTGCTTTGGGCTTACCAGTATTTTCTAATTTTATCACATCTTTTTCGGTAAGATTGCTATTATATGACCAATAATGTCCTTCTGATGTTAATGTCGGATGTTTAGCATTAACGTTCGTTACAATCTTACCTCTTGATACACCCGTCTCAGCCATTGCTTCTATAATATTATAAAAAGTTCCTATGCAATTAAAATCTTTATCATACATATAAACTGTTTTCATATTTGTATGACAATGACTATCCCAAGCATGTTGAGAATTTTGTTGACAAGTAACAATCTCTAAATTATTAACAAAATTATTCATTTTATCACAGTCTTTGTGATTAACCTCAAAACCTTTTTCTATTTCTTTTCCATCATTTAAAAAGAACTGTGCAACCAATCTATGTGCATATAATCTTTTTTTATTAGATGGTGTAATAGAAATCATATAGTTTAAATATCCAGAATTTGAAATTTGTCCTTTTAAATATTTATTTGTTTTGGAATTAAAACATTTTCCTTCATCGGTTATATAATAAGGTGTGACTTGATTATCTACAATGATTTGTTTCATCATAGTTCAACACTTCCTTTCAAAATATAATTGTATTATACTTCCACCGCACTTGCGGCGTACTTCCTTACGGAATAGTCGTTGAACCATCTTTATAAAAGTTGGCTGCTGATTGTCTTAAACAAGACTTTCCAGCAATTCATAATATTTATAGAGTACAGAATTTGTTTATACTCTCGTTCAAAGCCAATCTCATCCATCGAGTTGCCTGTCTCTTGGGCTTGAATATAGTTCGCTGGCTGTAATCCTTCTACTACTGGTCAATAAAATTAATTTATTGGACTATCTCTTCTTATAATAATATAAGTAATTCACTTCCAATAGTGACTAAATCTATCGTACTTGGCTACATTCATCACCAATAGTCTCTACACTATTATATTAGCACGGTGTTGAGTTTTTTCTGTTCACCGTTAGCGACCTCAGTCACCCTCTTAGTCAAAGAGTTCAAATTATTTTAAGCGCGCATCAGTAATATCTTACGCGCCAATCCCCTCCTAAGATGAAAGCATCGTATCCATTACTAGATACCATGCGACACAGCGCGTCAATTAGCTTGTCGTAAGCGTAAGTACCTTTAACATTTTGTTTTATATAGGTCGCAAACCTATATACATAAAGCTATATATCACTATATAGTTCAGACTATATCATCTTTGTTTTCTTTTTCTGCGGCCATAGGCATTTGCCGCATACTTGCTTGCGCAATAGTCGTTGAACGTTATCTTGGTAAATGTGTCCAACTGATATTATGACGTAATTTATAAACATCTTTTCTTGTAACTTTGTTATTTGTTTCTTTAATTTCAGCTGTAGATTTTCCTTCTTTAATCATTTTAAGAATATCTATAACTTCTTTCTCAGTAAATTTAGCTCGTCCATGATTTTCGCCTTTTGTGTTCGCTAACCCATCAACATAAGCTAAATGAACATTCTCGGCATTAGTTACCCATTCAAGATTATCTAAAGAATTGTTTTGTTTATTACCATCAATATGATTTACAACTAATTCATTCATATTTTCACAAGGCTTAAAAGTCACCATCAATAAACGATGAATTCCAAATGAACTTCTTCTACCTTCTGATGTTACTAAACAAATTGTCCTATAACCGTCTTTATCAATTTTCGTCTTCATATAATCTTGTTTGTAATAACTATATACATCACCTTGTTCAGTTATAGCATAGTTACCTTGTTTAATTTTACTCCAAGTAATATCAGTTAACATATTTACTCCTATTCGCTGCTGATTGTCTTATATTATATTTTTATTATACCACAAATAAGAGTTTCCAGCAATTTAAAAAATTTAAGCAGGACTTAAAGAAAGTTAATCCTGCGGATGTGACGTAGATGTCGTTCTGGTTCAGTGTTTCATCTGGGTCTACTTTACCATTGACTTTTCTAGAAATTACAAGCATAGGCGCAATGATTTCTTCGTACTTTTGCTGGTCTGTAATGGTCGCAACCTCTTCTGTAAGTACGGCTTGAGCACGGAAACCACGAGAACCAGAAGTCATGCTTACGTTCTTAATCGTACTTCCGTTGCGGAAACTGTACGTCACTTCGTCTTTCGATTGACTTGTCTTTGCAAGTGTCCCTCGCGTGTCCCAAACAATTTCTCTAGCGAGTCCGGGAATTAACTTACATATTTCCTGCATCTTTGATTGCAGAATCATAGCTGATTGACCTTTAGCATCTGCTACCGTAATCAATGTAGAGCCTGGGTAAAGAATTGCCTTGACCATTAAAGACAAAACAGCCATAAAAGATTTAGAAAATCCTCGACTAAATACTTCATAAACAGTCCTGTACCGCATATTGATACGGAGAATCATACGCTGAGTTGGATAAAATTGAAATTTATTATTCGGATTTAGTGAAGCCATATAATCTACAAATTTATCTGGATACATACGCCAATAGGCAATGATACGTTGATATTTATCTAGATTATCTTTAATTTTCTTTGGGTCAATTTCGGCAATGCTCTTCTTATCATGTGCCGCAATCTTCAATAAATTACTCAGCGCCATATTGTTCTGCCAATCTCTTAGCTTCTTCCTCGCGTTCCTCAATCTGGAATTGCTGGAAATCCGCAGCTTCTTCATCAGTCACCGCATTATCTTCATCGGTCCTGATGCCTTCTGCAATAATTTCGTCTACACTCTTGGTCTTGTTCTCTTCAAGTTTCTTGATATAAGACTCAATAAGATTTCCTAGACCAAGCTCATTCTTTACGAGGTTATCTGTATAGTTCTTCATATCGTTAATAATAAAATCAATCTTGTCTTGCGGCACATTGATTGGGTCATCTTTTCTTGGAATAATTCCTCCCTTGGATTCTACGAACGCAACAAGTTCGCCAATCGAGTCAATATCTCTCTTTTTCTCTTCCTGCTTCTGAGAATCGGTACGTATTTATCTAATATTTCTATTAGTACTGACTATATCTTACTTTATAAAATTTTATAAAGGACACTGTTTCGGATTCTACTCCTACTCCACCGATATGTGGATAGTCGATACAGTTTTATTTAGAGTTTTTAAAGTAATATCCATGATAGAATTTGTTATTTTCAATAGCTTCTTTTAATCGTCCTGTACTATTTCTATTTAAACCAATAAAGGTATTTGCGTCTCGTAAAGTTCTAAAATGTTTTACAAAATTGCCATCTTCATCGTAAGCATCTACGCTATGAACATTTGGGTTATTTAATGAAATTTTCTTCTTTTGTTCTTCTGGTAAAGTTCTGCCTAATTTAGCATTACGCATTTTTAGCTTTGTTTCTTCTGAATGATGTTTACCATACATTCCTGAATCTTCGCCATACAAATGAACACCATACATTGGATTTCCAGAACCAGACATTGCTTTAGAAATTTTACGTCTACGCTCGGCTTCTTGCTCTTCTGTCAATCCGGTAGTTTTACAAGTGCCGTTTCCTCCTTCTGCAATGTTATAAAAATCTTCGCTATTTGCAGCATCATAATATTTTATCCAATATATTTCTTGTTCATCTAATTCTTTTTGCGTATCACAATAACAAATAATTTCACGTTTAAAATTTTCTTTACCATATTTTTTAACGGCATTTACAATTCTAACGCCACTTCCCAAATATCCATCATCTTCATAGCCTTTATGCTGTCCAATATACTTTTTGCCATCAATCATATTTGTTGTCATATAAATAAATAGTTTTCTATCATCCATACTACTTCCTTACTCTAAATACTCAACCACGGGATTACCATATTTAATAAACTTAGGCTCCCCCGTTAGCGTATAATTTATTTTTTATTTATATTATACACCCTTATTTAAAATAAGTCAAGTGTTACACAGTCCACCATTTGAACTTACCTGATTTTCGCAACATGTCATTAGCTCCCTGTAAGTCTTTAAAAGTTTTAATATCACCTACGTCTAGAGCTTGATTCATCTTTAGGTCTGTCTTGCAGATATTCTTCAATACCTGTTCACGGTCTGTAGATAGCTCATAGTCTGCCGCATACTTTTGATACAGTTCTTCCATCTTAACCCATTCTGATGGTTTATAAAGAAGACCCCATTTAAGAGATAAATATTTAATATCATCTTCTGTAAGACTTTCTGTAATTTTCGCTTCATCAATACGCGCAACATCTGGAATAAAATCATTTTGCACCTCTCCAGTAATATCTAACGGCGCACTATTGATATTTTCTACTGGGTTTACACCAAGAGAAGAAGCAACATCAGGCATTAGGTCAAGCACTTGCGGCTCAGGCTCTTCTGTTTCTTTTGGTTTCTCTTTTTTCTTTTCCTTCTCAGCTTTCTTTGCTAAGAATTCTTGTTCAACATCTTTAGCCGCACTGATAACATCTTCATTCTTTTTGACTTCTTCTGCATCAACTGTGTTTTCTGGAACCTCAAGTTCCTTATTATCTAGTACGCTATCAGGATTGCTGGCAATTTCTTCTTCGCCTTGCCGCATCTTCTCATTAATACGGTCCAATACACTTTTGCGACTCATAGTATTGTATTCAGCTTGCGAGATTTCACCTGCTTTAAGACTCTCTAAAAGCCTGTTTTCAAACTCTTCATCATAGGAAGTACCTTTGATGTTCTGCTGTTCTTTCCTAGCCTGCTGGAATTTTTCATTGTTAATTCTCTCAGAGTCCGCATACGTCAGATTATTATACTGGTCCATATTCATAGTACGAAGATAGGTACCGATAACTGACATAGGGCCAAACGTGGCTGGATTTTTCATATAGCTTTTGTTTGCTAACTCAACCCATTTCTTTTCAATATACGGAACGTCCATCTTCTTTAGAATCCATTTGAAAGTATCTGGGCGGCGATTATCAATATACATCGTCAGGCAAGTCTTGCAAAGGTCACATCTTTCATCTGTATTGGGTATTTTATAGAAATCAGTTTCCTTCTTAGTCTTGCCGCATTTCGCGCATGTTTTCATAGATACGTCTGACATAAATCTCCTTTCTATACAATAAACCCACTTCATCCAAGAGAAGGAAGAAGTGGGTTAGTAATATTATTTCTTTTTAGATTTGCGGCACTCGCGGCATGTAGAATAGAAGCCATCTTTTGCGGAATTATTCTTTGAGAAGAATAAAGGATGCGCCAACTTGGTCTTTCCGCATTTGCCGCACTTTTTCCATTGTCCATATTCCACATTTGTGTAATACCACATAACATAATTCTTTTGAGCTTGTTCCGCAATCATCTTTGGAATCTTTTTACGCCATAGCGTTGAAAAATATTGTGCTGTATGTGAAACACCATATTCAGCTTCCATCATGCCGCATATCTCATCATTCGATTTGCCATCAATCTTCCATACCAAGAGGTCATACAGCATAGATGTTGTCTGGTCTTTAGATTTAAATGTCTGTTCAATTAGGTTCTCAAGGTCTAAAAGCTCCCAATGCATATCGCAATTAAGGTCAGTGTAACATTCCTGCTTGATTGAAGAATAATATGTTAGTAAGAATGAAATGTGAACTGGATTGAACAATGAGATGACTCCATCGGATACTGGATAGCCACGTGAGTCAAAATAAATTTTCTCAGACAAGTCCATATGCGCCATATTCTTTAGCTGAGCTGAAACCTTTGATTTGGCAGGCCAGCCCTTGACTGACTGCTTTAACAAGTACATCTGCTGATATGTTTCGATAATCTGCTTTTTCAGATAATAACGTTGTTTACCAGTAGCAGAAAGAAATTGACGTTTTAGTGATGTGATGATAGAATCGAATTCCCGCATACCAGGAATGTTCTCTAAATCATCTTCTGAAATAGTATCCTTGTTATCTAGGATTTGATTCTTATCGTTGTTGACGAGTGCATAGATGCCATCCTCGCCATTCTCCATATTCTCAACCATTTCCTCAAAAGAAATCTGTCGTTTGTTTACTGTTGCTTCTCTATTCTTTGTGATAATACTGCGTTCTTTTTTCTTTTCCTTTTTGGTTTGATTTCTGTCTGCGGCAAAGAGCAAATAGTCTGTCATTACGCGCAGGTAATTTGCATCTAGATTCTCTTGAGAAGTGGTTTCGATGGTTTCCCGCACACATCTAAGTCGTTCTTCCTGTGTCTTCAATGTGTAATCAAGTGCCATGTCTTTACTTCTCCTTCTCTATTGGTTTTTATTGCATATATATTATACCACAAAAAAATATGAAGCGCAAGTATGTCAAGGAAAAAATTTAAATATTTTAAAAATTTTTTCTATGTACATTATATTTAAGTATGCGGCAAATGGGATTACCGTTTTTTGCCCATAAAATGGATACATTCGCTAGCTCGTTCGCCTAAAATGATTACATGTATTGTAATGTTTATTATACGCTGCCGCCCGTTGATTTACAACGGGCGCAGCATTAAAGCTGCCATGTCAATATACTAACATTTTTGTATACTTATTGACACTACCAAGCACATGGCTCGCTATTATTTTTCTTAGTCCTCTTGGTTTGCTTAACATCCTTTTGCCATATTCAGTGAGCGCAATAGCAGACTATTTGTTTTTTCTATTGGAAAAACTTGAGCGTAGCGAAAATTTATAGCGAATGGCGCTACGTAGTAGCGACAATCGCCTAGTGCTGTATTGGATATACTTAAAATGGATAGAGATGTACCTATAAAGATGTATAGAAAATTCTGCACCATTACCCATGCTCACTCTCCCCTTGCATGGAACCTATTGGATGTGCTACTTTTCTAAGAGTATCCTATCCCCTCTGTATGCGGCACAGTAGAGCTACTGTTCGTCTCATGTAAACTAATAAACCAACGCAAGACCGCTTATCCACGATATATCTCTACTGCAAGCAGAAGCGCATCCGCACATTCTGCGGCAAAGATATACCGTAGCATTTAAGACCCAGCTATTCACCTCATTGGGGATTTTTGATTTAGGATAACTCCTAAGCCGACTGGGAACGGCGCTATGGTTAGTTTAAAATATATCATAATAGACGATTAGATATTTGTCAATATCTTTTTCTATTGGCTTATGAGGAACTATCGTCCATTTCTTGGGTTTTTATTCTAGCATATTTTTTTTGAAAAGTCAAGAGTTTTATGAAAATTTTTTTATGCGGACAGAAATTTTTCCATAATCGGAAAAGCCAATAGAACCAATAGAGAAAATAAAGAGGAAAGGGTAGCGTTTTGTGGAATTTAAAAAATCCTCTTTGTGCCGTGTTATGGCATTTGAAAAATGATTGAGGTCGGTATTTTGGTATTTCAAAAAATAACTTAGGTCGGTAATTTGTCGTGGGCGGTAAGCACCTGAGAAAAAAGACCGCAGAAACCCAAAACAACCCCTCCCCATAAGGGGAGGGGCGTCTCTTTTTATCGGTTCAATAGCTTAGCCGCCGCGAGCTTGTCGAGCGCCGCGCCCACGTGAGCGCTGTAATCAAACTCCCAGCCGCCTATAAGCGCGTCCGCGAACGTCTC